ATTATGTACAAAGCTGCCTTGCGCGGCGTACCCGTCATATTCGTTGACCCAGCGTATACGAGTCAAGAATGTTGTAAGTGCGGGAAGATCCACAAACCAAAGGGTAAAAAGTACCTGTGTTCGAGATGCAATCACAAGGAGCATCGCGACGCAAACGCGGCATTTAACATTGGAAGACGCGGTGCCAAGGTAGTGAGTGGCACCCGTAGCGATATCCTCAGTGTGGTATCGTTGGGGCATATTGGTGGACCCTATGCTGGGAAGGAACGAGCGCTATGCGCGAGTTAGATAACCAGAATCCCGCCGTTAACGGCGGGAGCATCAAAGAATCGGACGCTGAGTTACCTTTAGCAAAGCGGGCGCTTTCTGTGCTCAACTCTACAAGGACACTGCGACGGCTGGAAAACGAACTGGCCAAGGTCCGCAAATCCTTAAATACGTGGGCTGAAGTATCTGCTTACCCTTTGCCAGATGTTGAAGAAACCACATGCTTTGGCAAGCCAGCACTGAAGATGGGCGATTCAGTGCCAGTAACTCGGATTCGTGGAGATGGCAGGGAGCAGATGGATCGGTTGGTTTCTAGCTGGCAACACAATCGCATGAAGGAACTCGGTTTCGGGCAATACGGGGAAAGGCCAGCCGATTATACAAATGATATCATTCTCCGTATTAAGAAAACTGAGGCTAGAATAGCTTCGGCCTATGCCGAATAGTTCGAGGATTGAAAAAACCGGAGACAGCTTGCTAGAAACTCAGCAGTATTTTTACGACACTCAGGTGCCTGGTACAGATTTCTTTGCCACCAGTTTCTGGGATAATCTTTGTGATGGCTTAACGGGTCAACGTTTCTTAATGTCTGGTCAATACAAGCTAGAGGGATTTCAAGTTGTGGCTTTACCGGATACTCCCATAGACATATTGGCTAATTTAGCTGAAGGTAAGTTTGTACTAAGTCTACCTGTGTCGGCTTGTTTGCAGAGTAGACCAGGCTCATTTAAGTTGTCTGGAGTAGAGATGAGACAGGTGTCCGCAAAAATAGAGAACACAGAGATTACATCGTCCGTGACCCTTATTATGAAAATAACCGAGAGCTATGATTGATCATTCTCATCCGCGGCCTAAATTACGAGACCGCGAAGTAGTTCTGTGCAAGGCTATCATGCACGGAACAATTGATGAGATTCATGAAGCCGTTTCGGCCTATATCTCGATTAGGGACTTCTACGAGGCACGTGGAGTAGCTGCAAACAGGCTCTCAGAGGCAGCGGATATTTTTGTGTGCTCAGCCGTTGGTAACAGTACAGAAGGCAAAAGATTAAAACAAGCATTGGAGACCTATCGCAAGACTATAGATACACAGAGCGGGCGACATACTTAAGCGAAACACTGGCTGGCCGTATTGTCCTTTCTCACAGCGGCGCTCGTTCTGATGACAAACCGACTGGAGGTGAGTTAGACCAGCTTCATCTGCGTAAGATTGACTTGGCGGACGAAATCTTAGTGTTGAACGTCGGAGGCTACCTTGGGGACAGTACGAAAAACGAAGTCGCTTATGCAAGACGTAATGGAAAGAAGGTTCGTTGGTTGGAGGGCACAGAGCCAGTATGATAGACAAGCCTAGTAGTAAGAATATCCAACAGACTCTTGTCGCGCTGCACGATTCATTGGGCAAAGGGTACCAGATAACCTACAACAAGCGTTTCGGTGAGATCATCGTAACTATCGAGCCAGAAAACTTGGACAATTACATCGTATGGAGTGTAAAAAGTGCCGAAGACTTGTATCTTTACGATATTAGTCTGTTCACAGGAGCGGACATACCGGGACACGACGATACCCACGCTCTTATAGGCAAGGCCGATACAGTAGACAGCGCTGTCAGGGTTATCAAGAAGCATCTAGCTCCTACTGTTAGCGATTAAAATGGCCGAACCCAAATTCAAAATAATTGGCAAGACCGAAGACGGCAAAACGGTCATAGCGGGTGTGTTCAGAATGTATGATACCTGTGGATTGCCTTTGCCAGATTTATTCATTCAGTGCGAGAAACATGGCCTAATGCCGTCTTGGATGCACTTTGTTTCAGATGCCTTAACTGCTGGCTGGAAGCCTAAAACAGTTCGGTCCAGATTGGAAGAGGCCATATTTGAGTGCTATGGACTTGAGTTTAAAGAACGTTGGAAAGTAAAGTTTGATTCGATCTTTAGTAAGGAGACAAGCTAATGCTACTTTGGTTTTGGCCTTTGCGACAAGAGTTAAATCGTGATCCATGGCAGCCGGGTCCGCCCTCATGCGGCTATATTTCAGACATCTTGCATGGCGTTCCTATATCGGCTTCAATATCTAGAATGTCTAATGGCCAAACACTAGTCAGCGCTCCAGTCGGACTGTTTACTGACATAGACCTCGGTAAGTTGGCAGAAGCGGCTGATAAGGCGGGCGAAACTCTTACTTTCGGGTATAAAGCCTCGACGAAAGAAAGGTAAAACTTAATATGGGTATGGGATTTTTCCACGAACATTATTCGAGACCGCCTAGGGTCAATCCATCCTATACTAGCGGGCCGTGCTTGAAGTGCCAATCAACAGACACATACTTTTCTTTGTCAGGAATAGGCTGCTTGGGCTGCGGTCATATAACAAATGACTTAGAAGATGTCATCGAAAGGTCCAAGAGGATATTGACTATCGCTGTAGAAGATTTTAAGTCAGTTGAACAAGTAACTTGGAACAGAGCAATCGCGTTTTTAAGAAGTCTTAACAGTGTAGCTTTGAATGATCTGAAGGTAGTGCCGCGTATACCCAAAATTGGTCCCTGCTCAGATGGAAGTATCGACTTGCATTGGAATTTTGCAGACGTTGAGCTACTAATTAATTTTCCTGAAGACAGCATTATGGCCAGTTTTTACGGTGTTAGTACGTCTGGAACACTGAAAGGCGAGATGGACCCGACTGGAGGCACATTTGGGCCAATATTATTAGGGCTGCTGCACCCGTACAAGGTAAGAGTTTATGGATGATTCCGACTATTACACCTTAAGAATCAATCTTTTGAATTCGTTCTTAGCAGACATTATTTCCGACCCGTCTGCAAGTACGGCCCTAGCCAAGGCAGCTTTAAAGCGAGATGAGCGGATAGTGAACGAACGAAACGACTGGCAACGTAGAAATAACACGGCCAATGACCCTTATGTTTGAGGTGTAGATGACGATGGGACCAGCGACCGCAAGCCCCGGAATTTATTCCGGGGAGTATGTCAGCGAAACCGACCTAACTGTACATGACTTGTCGAAGTTAAAGCCTGAAAAATTTAAGGGCTCGATAGCGGCATATTATCCAGAACATCCGCGAGCCCTTGATAACTCTGGTATGGTTTACTGGGCCGTACTTGTGATGGAAAATGACATAGGCAGGTATTTGAGTAGAGACGAGAACGTCAGCTATATAGACCGTAATAAGACAAATATCGATATTGGTAACTTGGTTCTAGCCACGCCCTATGCAAGAAAGGTTGAACAAGAGCGTAAGCCAAGCGCGAAGAAACGAGACAAGAAGCCCAAGGTCGCCTCGCCTAATTCTAAGAGCGAAAAGCGAATAACGCTAGCTGGTATTGAGCACTGGAACAGGGTAAAAATAGAATGGCCCGAGGCGTCTACTCTGACAAAGATGCTTCAAGAGCGGTCGCCCAAGCACGTAGCAAAGTCTCTCGGCATATCAATAAATACCTTGAAAAGTTACTGTCACACCTCGGATATTCCTATAGCATCGCGCCAAACACGATGGCTGACAACTTTGGAGGAGGGCGCCTGGCCAGATAGAGAGGTACTAACAGATTTACTCTGGAATAAGCCCGTCGCCCACGTGGCCAGAGAGGTTGGAGAGTCGGTCGCACGTTTACGGAGCTACTGTATCAAGACAGGCATAGTTATTCCGCCACTAAAACTCAGAAAAAAGTATAAGTATTTTCCAGAAGTAAGGATAAGTCATCAAAAAGAGCCCAAGACTGTGAAGACATTTGAAGTCGAGCCAGTTGTACAGAAGGCATCAAAGTTTCAAGCGGCCAGAGACAGCCTGCCTGAAAGTCAGCGAGATATGTATGATGCTTTAGTGACTGATTACAGGTTTCATGCTCTGTCTCGTACAGGCCGGGCTTACGTCTGTTATGCCGTGTTGGCTGATATGATAAAAGCTGGTTGGATTTTGTCAAAAGAAAGTTGTTGACTTTGTTGTTTGGTAGGTGTATGCTAGTTAGCAGATAACTGGCCCGGAAAGAACAAAAATGCGCGGCGTTCCACCGCGTGAGCCGGGGTGCCGCTGGACCGATCTGGTTACGCTCAGCGGATAACGGCACTCACGACCCGTATCTATGCTCGCTGCCGAGACAGTGTCACGAGCAAGCAGTTTTCCGGGCCAGTTATATATTTTATGCCTCAATGGCAGAAAGCGAGCGGACATGAGCACAGTCAAAGAAAGTAATCTCAGTTTAGAAGAGGCATTAGCCGCATGGCAAACATTGAATGTAAATCTCACAACGGATCTTATTGCATATGGGAAGTTACTGGGTCGAGTGCAACAGCAAGTTCTGCCAATTTATGACCGTTTTCTCAAGGAAATTGGCTTAACTAGATCTCGTGCAGATCGTCTTATCTCTCTCGCGGCTAATCCTCGGTTTGCATCTCTCGCCTGGGGCTCGCCTGACCGTGCGTTAAGAGCCGTAGGCCGAATGTTACGCGGGGGCGTAAGCGACGCAGTATTAGACCAGGAGTACCAAGTGCGACGCCCCACTAGTAATGGGGAATATGCAAATGTAAAAGTGAAGCCTATTGATATGAAGCCCAGAGAACTGGATGATGTATTTCTGCCAGCGCTTGCCCCAACTGAGCAACCACTAGAAAAACGGATTGTTACTAATAGTTTTAAGGTTCACTGTCCTAATTGTGGAGAGACATTTCAAGTGGTGAACCGGAGGTAGGAATGGGAAAGCGTAAAGACTTTGAGGCCGGTGATATCCTTGTTCGCGCTCCAGCCTTTGGTATTCGGGTAGATCGTCGTGCTCGTCGAGGGCTAGAAGACTTGGCAGATTTATGGCAGCGAGGCATTACGAATGCCTTGAATTACCTATCAGAACATATCGATGATCCAATTAACTACAGAACTGGACCTGAGAATGCACGGACGGTAAAATCTGCAAAATTACTTGACATGCCTGGAGGAACTCAAACGATCTACTCAGCTATACGCCTTGTTGCGCCTGTGCCTGAAAACTTACCGTCGTCTCTGGCCGAGTCCATGTTTTTTCGAGTCGCTTCAATCATAACAGGCCATAAGCAAGCTACGAAACGGTGGGAGTGGCAACAAAAAATTGAAGCTGAAGGGCAACGTATTCCATCTGGTAGCCGAATGACAGGTGCGCCTGCTTTCCCTTCGCCGTGTATTTGTTTACTTGAAGCTGAAAAAGTATGGTTGGATACCCTAGAATCTATAAGCCAGTCTACTAGTCTACAAGGACATCGACTAAACGGGGCAAGAAGTAGACTAGCAAAAGCGGCGTCCGCAGCGAACCCACGAAAACACAACAGAGAACTGTTATTTACTGGCTCCATTCATGCCAGAATTCTACGCGATCCTGAAAATGCGAGACATTGGTGTCTTGCAGTGCAGACTGGCCATGAAGGCAATAGCGTGGTTACACCTTGGTCAACTTATCAACAGACCAATAAAGCAGCTGGCCCTATCACAAAATATGCAAAGGGTTGGTTACGTTTACCCCTTGTTGTGAAGCAGGATTATGCGAAAGAATACTTAGATTCTGGGGCTTTTTATGGCGATGTACGCCTTCAAGAAATCTCCCCACGACGTTGGCAAGCAAGGATATCATTTAAATTTAATGCTCCAACAACTTTAGGGTGGAATCGATTGTTGTTTGTAGTACCGGATATTTACCCTTATGCGACAGCGGCATTGTGGGACAAGGGTAAAGGGGTTGTTGAAGTACGCAGATATCCAACTATGGAACATATGATCCCACACGAACGGTGGGTAGAAAGAGCAAAGCACGCTCAGTCTGCTGGACGGCGTTGTCCATCCGCTCCAGATGAGCGATCAGTAGCTCATGCCACGTCTAAACAGCTAGTTGATTGGGCGGGTGACGCTGGAGCAAGAATGGTTTTTCACGACCCTGGCGAGGGAAAAGCCTGGCTTTTGAAAGCCAGAAAAAATCTTTGCAAAGGTCTGAGTGCCCCGGCACAAAGGGCAATAAGACAAGCTAATCGGGTATTATCTACGTGGGACTATGGACGACTGGCTTTTGATTTGGACTACAAAGGAAAGGCTATAGGTTGTGGGGAACTAATTCAATCTGGAATGGCTATTACAGACACGTGTCCCGAATGTAAATTTCTATGCTACAAGAAAAATCTGACTGAACTGGACCATCGAGATTATAAAGAATCTCGACGACAGGGCTTGTTTATTTGCCCCAAGTGTGCCCACCAATGCAACTGGACAGAAGCTTCTGTAAGAATTCTATGCGAGAGGTTCGTTACAGAGCGATTGCCAGAGCTAAGGGACAAGGAACTAAACGGCAGTCTTAAGATAGAAAAGCCAAGCCCTCGCAAGAAGCCATGTAACAAGTTAGGAATAAAGGATTTAGTTGAGGCGGGGCAGTAATAGATCAAGACTCGGGCAGAGAATGGAACTCTCGACCGGCCAGATACTGATCGCTTGTTCCGGGGCCGCAGTAATAGATCAAGACTCGGGCAGAGAATGGAACGCATGGAGTGCCATTATTTCTTCCCTCCCACGTTGACGCAGTAATAGATCAAGACTCGGGCAGAGAATGGAACGATTACAGCAATATTATCCGCCCCGGTGTCTTCTTGCGCAGTAATAGATCAAGACTCAGGCAGAGAATGGAATGAGGCGGACAACCACATCTGCCGCGTACAGCAGGCGTAGCAATAGATTAAGAGCTAGGCAGAGAATGGAATATCCCACCGTGCTTGAAGAGTACGGTGCGTTCGATGGTAGCAATAGATTAAGAGCTAGGCAGAGAATGGAATAGTGTCATGGTAGCCCCCATAGTGGACGAATGCTGGGGTAGCAGTAGATCAATAGCTAGGTAGGGAATAGAACCCAAGGCGTTGGCCGAGTAGTCCTTCTCCAGCGAGACATAGTAATAGATCAAATAATTGGGCAGAGAATGGAACGAGGTGGATGGCGTAGCTAGGGGAGTAGATAACAGTAATAGATCAAGACCCGCTGGTTTATCCGAAATCGCTTGGCCTAAAGTAGGCACATAAATGAGTAGAACTATCTTAGTAGACAGATTGCTAGAATTTTACAACCCATTTACTTCACTAGATTTGCCTGAGGAAGATGTCAGAGATGGTTTGTCTTATGCAACTACTCGATCCAAATACACCGAGTACGAGGAAGACCTTGATTGGCATATAGGGCGCATCAAGTTTTTTGTTAGAGAGTCGAGGCGAGGTCGCGCATTAGATCCAATAGAAGTTGCTTGCGAGGTGTGTAATGGCACAGTATACGGTCCTGTCTTAGCAGATGGCCATCATCGGTTAGCTGCTGCAAAAATAGCTGGATCTAAGACTATTAAAGCCAATTTCAGTGGCCGAACAGATGTTCTAGACTACCTAGCAGGCAAACGTAAGTATCCGCCAGAAGACCTATAACTAGCCCAATATCTAAATGCCTAGTAAAGCCGCCTAGCCCTTAAAACCCTGATTACCTTAGTGTCCTACCTACCTGATTTGGCCTGTACTTTAGGTACTTATTTGGTCTTTATAGCCCTATCCAGGTTTAGGCACCTAGGTGCCTAAACTATTCTAGTTCACTCTTGTATAGAACAGTGAACTCAGGCCAAAGAATCTCATAATTACCTATTGACATCCAGAAGGTACATGCTATAATGTCTACATGAATAGCATAACGATTAAACGACGCGAAGGTTGGTATGAGGTCCGGGTTTCTTATACGGATAGACGGTATGCTGTAGAACACTACCTTCGCGGCAAGTGGCTAATTACACCCGACCATGCAACTAATTTGCCTGTGACACAACGGCAAGAATATCAATACCAAGTTTCGACCTTTACTGCGGCTAAAGAGTACATCATAAGCATCAACGGAGGTGAATAATGCGTGCATGTGATATTCAGGTGGGCCAGGATTATGCGGTATGGCACGGTAAGAAATCAACTCCTGAAAGGAATTCAGCAGGTACATGGAACGTATCTCGTGCTGTTGTTACCCAAGCGCCCATTCGTGGAGATGTCTTTGTTCAAATATACAAGCACACGACGGTTCTCGATGACGATTGCCGAGAACACCGAATTGCAACTGCATTGATTCGTATGCCGTGGGCCGAATGTGAAAAATATCTACAGGAAAAAGACCGCGAATACGCTGAAATGACTAAGAAGCATGGTGCATTAATTGCTGCAAGACACTCTCTCTGTGATCGCCTTGACTCAGCCTTGGGGTGGAGTGTACCTAGAACCTATGACGGACTTCCTAAACTTGGTAACATCGAACAGTTTAAAGCCTTAGTTGACATCATTGATCCGGGGGTATGAATATGGCTGACAGGGGGGGGGCTCGTCGTGAGTCTTCGTAAAGGAGAAATGGGAGTATCCGTAGAATTTATGACGAAGCTCTGTGAAATTAAAGAAAGGGCTGAAATACTGGCTAGGACTGTACTAGATGAGCGATCTGAGGGAGATCAACGCGCACAATCAGTTATACTTGCCATAGAATTACTAGATATAATTTCATAAGTCTCTCTTCGATCCTACTTTTGAGGATAACATGTTAACGGCTTATATTGTAATTGCCCTACTAATAACGAGTGCAAGCCTAATAAGTGCTCATGTGTACATAGGCATAGAGCGCTGGCATCAAGTAGTCATACCTATTGTTGCAGGGCTACTCGCACCTATCACTCTAGTGATATTTTTCGTGCTGGGGACGATCTTTGGTGTCGCTGCCCTATCAGATACAGATGCCTGGTTTTTCTAACTAACCTCTTGACTTGGCTATTGAACATGCTATAATGTTCTCAGTCAACCAACTAAAGGAGATCCACATGGAAGTTGACCTCGGTAAAGATTACTTTGTTTTATCTGAAAACGTGCGTGGCCACTTCAAGGTCGAACGCATCAACATCGACGGCACAGTACGAGGCTGGCCCATCGATGCCTGTAATCACAATTACGCCCAAGATCTCAAGGACATATCTATTAATGACGTCAGAATGCCTTGGGCAGATTGGGTAGCCAGAGTTAATACTGTAAAATCGGAACTGTTCAGTCAACGTCTTTCCGATGCTGACTACCGTAAGTGGAATAGAAAACTTCTCAGCGTCATAGAGATGGAAGGCAGACACGAAACTTGCCCGTGTTGCTGTAATGAAAATGCTAAGCACGGAAAAAACTGCTTGTTGAAGCTGCTTCGGGAAAGGAATATGCCAGTCTGTGAGCCAACCGAAGAAAACTATATTTTTTGGTCCATTTTCCACCACGAAACTCTCGATGCCGAGGAAGCGTTCGAAGTTAGTGAAATCGTGGGTGTAGAAATGCTGCTTCAAGCACTGAGAACTGACCTAGGAGTAAATAAATCGCCGCTACTCGAAGACATCATTGACAGGCTCTATGCATATTCAGATGGAAAAACCCAGCATTCTGGCCTAGCTAAGTTGAGACTATCCGATAGCTGCTCTGACGATGACATCAGAACGGTGACGATTCTATTGGGGCACACTCCAGTAGGTAAGTATAGCTGTAGTCCTAGTGGAGAATTTATTGAATTCAGTATTGGAGACTGGAAATTGTATTGACACTCAGGCAACCATAAGGAGACGGACATGAAAACTACTTGGAAAAAGATTAAAGCTTATGTTTTACTTGGATGCCTTCTCTGGGTAGGGTACTGGGCAATTGGCAAGACACGATGGGAATCCGCTGTAAGAGCGTGCATGGTTGATATTAGCCGTTGACTTACCAATTGAACATGCTATAATGTTCTCAGTGACGGCCCCTGACTCGAATACACTGGATTTACGGAACCGAATATCACGACTTATGGCAGTTGGAGGGGGGCCATCAAATGGACGGCCCCCATATCTAAAGGGAGAAACAGCTATGCGTGTCAGAAAACTACATAATCCAGATACGGGTCTATACCGTTGGGAACTAGTGATTGGATGGAGATCGTTTCCTCTATCTGGTTTCTGGTTCGGACAAAGAGTTGACTATTAGCTCCAGGCACTATGAATAGGAGAAACAAATCGTGAGCACTCACGAAATACCCGTCATTCGAATACGTAAAGAGCCTCACCCGAACGCAGATACTCTAAGTATCGTTCGAGTATTTGGCTATACAGTTTGTGTCCGTTCTGCCGACTGGCAGGATGGAGACTTGGCCGCATACATTCCACCTGACTATACAGTGCCTACAGACAGGCCAGAATTTGAGTTTCTCATAATCCAGGATAAGCCTAGAGCACGGGAACGAATTAAAGTAAAAAAGTTACGTGGCATATTCTCACAAGGACTGCTAGTTAAGTCACCTGAAGGCATGGCTGAGGGTCAAAATGCTCTAGAAGCTCTCGGCGTCGAACGTTACGAACCACCCGTGAACTTCCACCGGGGCGAAACTGGGCCTGGACCATCGGGCGTAATCGCGCCCAAGTACGATGTTGAAAACTGGTATCGCTATAAGCACCTATTCAGGCCAGACGAACTTGTCGTGGCTACCGAAAAGATCCATGGTGCGTCAGCAAGATATGTTTATGCCTCTGATAAGACTGGCACACTGCGTATGTTCGTGGGATCACATGGTGAGTGGAAAATGGAAACTGGCAACACAATCTGGCATCGCGCCTTGGAAGTTACACCAGCTATTAAGTCTTTTTGCGAAGCTAATCCAGGCCATGTACTGTACGGCGAAGTTTACGGGCAGGTTCAAGATTTGAAATACGGATGTAAACCGGGCGAGGTACGTTTTGCAGGGTTTGATGTACGAACACCAGACGGGACATGGGTTTCTCCAGAACTAGCTATGAATGCCGCTGGAATAATTCACGGCATGCCGTGGGTTCAGGTAGTTTACAAGGGTCCATACTCAGAAGTAGATATTGAAAAGCTGTCAAACGGAAAATCTCTTATTGTTGGCGCGGATCACATACGCGAGGGCGTCGTAATTCAGCCTATTGAGAATCGATTCGAATCGGAGTTGAATAGCAGACTGAAGCTAAAAATCGTGAGCAATGCTTATTTGGAGAGGGCATGAGCTACAAGAAGGCTGTACACTATATGCAACAAGAACTTCGAAAACTACTGATCGAAGACCTAGAAAGAGACATTCAGACAACAAAAGAGTACTATTTCAAAAATGGCACCTGGGATTCTCCTGAACGTTTTGATTATTTTGCTCGGTTAACAAAGAATCTGGAACGATTATATAAAGACAAAGACGCTTACATGTTACTACCGTCTGATGAACCGATAATACAGGATCGATTTTCACAGGCGCCTAAAATGAAACCAACTCAAGCTTACCCACACAGGTAAAAGACTCTTGACATCCGGAGATTACATGATATAATATTCTCAGTCAACCGCTTAAAAGGAGACAGCCGATGAATACTTTTGGTTACAGCATCATGAACGAGTCGTGGTTTGCTACAGAGCGAGACGTTGATGTGATACTTGTATACAAATCACCAGATTACGGTGTCGGCGTCGATTACGAGTTTACACTTAAGTGGAAACTGCTACAAGGTAAGCCTACTTTACAGCTAGCCGTCTTTGAAGACGCACTAATAGCCTTCAAAGAAATGCACCAGCTTTTCGCCGAACTGGCTGTTCTTCACGAAACAAATCCACAAAAGGCAGATATTGTGCTTCTTCTGAATAAACTAGGCTATAAGGATACAACTAAACGAGAGAATCCTGATTTTCGCACAGGCTCTTTTTGCGACCCATCAGCGCGATACTATGCTGCCGAGAAGACGTCAAGATCGTGGGGAGTATTCGATAAGAAATCTGGCACTGAGATCGCATTGTTTAACCCACAAGATACTTATGATGCCGAAAAGTTGGCCTGCAATATGTCCAAAATCCTCAATTCCGAAAATAAGTAACATGGCTGCTGAACATGTTGGCCAGGATCACACTTTAGGCGAAATCTTGCCTTATGTAACACCAAAAAGGCATTCAAAGAATAAGGTGCGTAAAGAGCTTGATGGCTTTAGAGTATCATTGTCATCTGATCGCTTGGCTGTTTTCGCTAAAAGTCTAATCTGTACTCAGTGCGGAATCACTGGCTCAATATTCAAACTTGATTTGCAAGGTAACAGCGCGCCGCACTTAAATCTGTACGCGATCAAGTCTGACGGAACTGAAATGCTGATGACTAAAGATCACATTGTGCCTAAATCTAAAGGCGGGCATGACAGCCTAGATAACTATCAAACTATGTGTGCTGATTGTAACGTAGCAAAGGGGAATAGTCATGATTGACGTTGACAGCACTATTCTAATACAGGCCCTAAAAACACTACTTGTACTAAGAAACAACGATGGAATAGCCGTATACGGCATCGACCTGATTGGACCTTTTGAGGCCAAGTATTGGGACCATCTAAAGGTGGCCAGCGTTAAAGCTTCAAATATGACTTGGAACGACCGAGCACTACTTACATTTTATAGCCTAAAGGCAGCTCAAAACGCTGCTGACGATCTTAATGCCGCCATGAATCTTGTCCAAAACTTAGACACTAAGGAGAATAATCATGGTGTGTGATAAGCGCAAAACCGGCCAAGTAACATTCACAGTTACGCTAACTGCCGATAGCCATAGTGTTGTACGCGAACCGGCACTGTTGTTGGAAAAGCTGAAGTCGATGGTTGGGTCAAAAGCGATTGCCACATTTGATGCGTGGACTGTCCAAGTAGATAGTGGCTCCTATGAGCCTTACAGAATGGATTGACTGTGAGTAAACTCACTCGTGCCAAGAAACTGGTCGGTAAGAAAATCATATCGGACTTCGGAGAAGATATTCCACTCAGGATTCTTGACGCAAAATTTCTTGATTTAAATACGCTTCAGGCCATAAATAACGATGAGCATGGGTGGGTATTCGGGTGGCCTGAAAAAGACAAAAATGGAGCATTGTATCTTCAACTTGAACACACTCAAGAGTTTAGCGATGCTACTAGCTGGCACAAAGTAAACAGTCGAGTAAAATACAAGATCGTCGAGTAAATTTCTAGTGGGTCGGGTATGCCGTCCCCAGGTAAGATGCTTTGCTCTCAGTCATGGCCTAGCGCAGACTGTCGCGGGTAATTCAGGCGAGGCACACCTATTAGAAATTAGCTCTTGACTTCACAATAAAATCTGGTATGCTGTACAGGCTTATCGGGTTAACGACTATTAGTTCTTTGTTAGGGTCTATCCGTGGTGTCTATAGGCGTGTTCTCCAAAAAAGGTACTACACGTAGTGGCTAACATTTACCTTAGAGGCGTTAACCCGATAAGCCTGATGCTGTAATTAACCCTAATGGAGAAACACCCATGATTACTGAATGGCATGGCTTGGACTTGACGCCACGTTACTGCCGCGATAACGAACGCATGCTCAAGCTTCGTAGTGCTGGCGCTGTGCATGAAAAGCGTGAAGACTCTCACGGTGATACACACGCTGGTTGGTGGCTTGACGGCGTGTTTCTCGGTGAAGACGTCAAGACGGCCCTTTCTGCCATAACTGGGGACTAACCATGAGTACTAAAGCTGTCTGTTTCAAAATCGAAGGCGAACATCTAACTCGCTTGGCCAGAAATTGGCTCTTGACTGTTGTAAAAAATAGTATACACTACTCCTATCTAACCAGGAGGCTCGGGCGTTTTCGTGGTCAGATTACAAAGACATTGAAATCGAGGCGAAAAGCCTAGTACTCGGCCAGTAATCGAGGAAAAGTGGCATAGGAAGCGCTTCAGAGACTTTTCGTACTTAACTATTGATCCTAGTCCGCTAGCTACAGTGCTTATTTTCGTGATTACTGCATTGATTAACGAACGAGTTTGATGACGAGCCGATATACCGTCGGCGGTACTATTAAAGGAGATGGAATGCCTACACGAAAAATCAGTACACCACGTGAGGATCATATCACGCAATGCATGCACCCAGACCACAATATACCTAGCCGCCAGGTTTTTCAGCCTGGGCGCTATGAGCATGTCTGTGCTGGATGCGGTAAGCGCATCGAATTCTACATACAGGGTATTCGATGCTAAGACTACTAATCTGCCTTAGTCTGTGCCTTTTAGGCTGCACTAGTGCGCGAAACACGGAATGCACCGTTAATCACGAAGAATATTACGGGAAGACCTTGAGTATCGAACCAGAGAATGCAGCAGTAAGTGTTACACTGCCCTGTGGGCATACGGTTATATTTCAACTAGTGGACGGTGTAATCATGGCCGACCGTCCTGAGATTGACGCAATCAAAAGCTTAGATAAGAAGGGAAACTGATCATGGACCGTAAAACACTACAGGAAGTACTCGATCAAATGCTGTTTCTGGAGGATGAACTAGATCTCGAAGAAGATATACTTAGCGAACTGGAGACCTGGCTACGCGAAGAAATAGCTAAGTAATTTTCTCAACTGTCAAATCATTTACCTGTCCTGACGATGGGACCAGCGACCGCAAGCCCCGAAATAAATTCCGGGGCTTGCGGTCGCTGGTCCCATCGTCAGTGTAGTCGCGGCCCAATAACCAATCTTCGTAAGCTTGTACGGCATTCTCACGAGTTTCTACCTGTATAACAGCCGTGCTTTCTTGCCGATGAGAAACCGGATTGCCAAACAGCGACGGTCTACCAATATAGACGTCGTCGTTTGTGGGACTGTGGGTATGACTGTTAACTATTTGGATCATTCTTCAGACCATCCCCAAAACTGCTTAAACAATCTCACAGCTTCTTCCGCTTCCATGTATTCAGTCCAGTCCTGGCCAGGAAGCTTGGTTTTGATGCCCTGTAAGCTGAATCCTCGTAAGTCGAAAACTGCAATGTCATCGCCGCCGCACTGATAATTAGCTGACACTATAAAAGCATCTTTGCCTTCGTCTCTGGCTTCTTCCCACATAATGCCAATATCAGTTACGCCATCACCATATTCTCGGATTTCTTGACCCTTTAGCTCTAGCCATCTAGGCGTGGCCACACGGGCGTTAGGCAATTCTAGTCTGGCCCTGAACATAACAAGTGTATCATTACCAGATTTTGACCTAGGGGGGTATCCATTTGAACTATGCCATGCGGCGAAAAACTCTGCGTCTTTTTCGCTCTGAGTAAACCACACGGCTCCGTAGTCCGAACGATCAGGGTCCAGATCGATGAACGGTTCCCACTGATCATTAAGCTTTTCGGGCATCGGCCAGTACGTGCCATGGTAGACATTTTTATACACTCGCCTAGCCATTATTTTAGGGGGGGGGTATCCATTTGACGGCCCCTTATTTTATTGCCTTAAATGCTCTGCTTGGTACTTGTGGACACTCGGTGGGTAGCACTAAAACATAGCTGCTAAAATCCCAATCGCTATCGTCATAATCACCGTCCAACGATATTCCATACTCGTCGAAGCGCCACCTGTACTTATCGTCATACTGCTCATAAGCACGATCAGGAAACCAGTATAACACAGGTAAATCTAGCATATTTACTTTCAATATTTTTACATCTTTGTCGGGATTCCATCCTGAAACTAAGTCGGCGATTGAATGTCCTTCGAACAGTGTGGTGCCATCTCTAAGAACTTGCTTGATAGCTCTAGCCTCGCGCAAATCCGTAATTACAAAAAGCAGCGACACCTTGCCAACCATGTCTGTAAATTTTTTGGGCGTGAAACCTAGATAGTTATCGACGTGCTCATTTTCGAAAACCATATCTTGATATTGATCAAATACTTGTCTCGGCCAAAAATCACGACCGTCCAGTGACACACCAAGCGGCGGAACACACAAACCACCTTGCTTTATAGCTCTATACCTGTATGTCGCGTGGTATGCAGAATCAAAAGGTAAATTATTCACGGTTCGAATCCATCAGGGTAATGTCCGATAATTTCAAAACTAAAGCCCGGTAAAACAGCGTCGGCTGGCAGCACAAAAGTGATAAACTCAAAATCGTCATCGCTCTCATGAACCCAAGTTCGCAATATCTCTCCTCCAGCGTCTCTAATCACACTTTTGGCATATCTGCTTACAGACGTATCAACATGCATCTGTCCCCGCACTGGCACAAGACGGCCATAATCGTGGTATTCCGGTCGGTCTAAAATTAGATATTCAATGTAGTACTCGCCTTCATGTAGTACGATACCAGCCACTACGTCATTGACATCTACTTCGGCTTTTACTATATGATGCTCTTTCCTATCTGCAAAAACTGCTGCTAGCCCGTGATTAGTTGTCCACGACAGCCACTTGCGATCTATGCAAGGGATTTCTATCGGTTCACCACGAAACATGGTAACTTTCTGGCCATATTTATAAGCTAGAAATCTGCGTAAAGGTTTAAACGAAGCGTATAATACGTCGGTATAATCATCTAAACGTGGTGTTACTCCGCAGATTGTACCTTGAGTCCACTCAGTTAGAACATACCGTGTCATTCCGTCCAAACTTGATGTTATTTCATTTATCAGGCGTACTATCTCTTGATCGATTTTAATTCTGGTCGTCATCTTCGACCAAGTCATTCTGGGAATCGAGATCCTGCTTCACAAGATTGTAAGCACCAAACAGTGCCTTGTAATTTTTGATTGCCTGTCTTAGTGTATTTTTTACTTCCTTCTCAGAGATCCCACGCGCCCTAGCTTTTCTTTCGATTTCGGCTAGAAAATCGCCCATCGGATCTCTGGTAGCTAACCAGCCATAATATTTCTCAAAAATATCTCGTACCTTAGAATCTTTGTGATTTTCAAGCAGTTGTCTTATAATACCCAGATGCTCCATCGAGTCCGTATCAGAGCTTTCAGTTAATTGCTCGGCCGCTGCGTATAGTACTTTCTTGCCGAAATCTTCCCCAGAAACTAGTACCTCAAAAATCTGTCGAAATACGCCTTGCCTGACTAAGAAATCTCCTAGTGTTATGCCACCGTCTTCTACAGTCTTATAGAGACTGTGTCTAACTAGCCGAAGCATGTCCAGAACCAGTAATGGATAACCACGATAGTCACGGTCTGGCTCACAAGTCCACTCGATAATAACAATTTGACCTGCATGCGACAACAGTTCTCTGTCTTTTAGCCGAGCAAAAGCATCAACCATAATAGACATTGTGACTGGCTCTACAAACGGATACATACGAACATGATCAATAACATCATATTTCACTCTATCTCGTCGATCCAAAATAGCTTGTCTGAAAAATTCCAGTGCCTCTCGTGGGTTCTGTTCAAATTCTGGGATTAGAGTCTCGTCATCAATAGCCTGGTGCATCGCCAAAACCCAGTTTTCATAGTTAGCCATTATTTCCTCGATACTTTTAGATAGTGTCTGTCTAAACTAGCTGCTACGTACATTCCAAAACGTTTATTAGCATCAATCAGGGCCTGCTGAATCCCCGTGTCGTCCTTAAGTATACTGTAGATCACTGGAACATGGGTCCAGCCATGCTCGATTGCTAAAGCCAACCTGTGATGTCCTGCCCAGATAGGATTGGCCTCTAGATTATTCTTATCTACTCTGCCCCTACTGTTCAGCGGTACCATAATCGGGGCAACAGCCGGATCTTCCGACCACCAACGCCAAAGTTCATCATAATAGCCATCGTCCATGTCTTCTATGCGCTCTTCAATCTCTGCATCCAACCAACGTGTCCAGCCTCTCGGATCTTTATGCCTCTTTGCAGGCATTTTACTTAACAGATCTTGAATAGCCCAACACGGCTCATAATGCCAGTGGTACAAAGAAGATAACGATATATCTACCTCATCCTGAACTGAGTAAACGAGGGCTGCTTCACTGTCTTGCTCAAGATCAGTGCTAGCCTCAAAATTTTTCCAGAAGCAAGGCATTATTTAGGCCCGAATAATTTGTCACGTAACTTTTTACGCTTTTCGTGAATTATGACATACTGGCCATCTCGGTAAGATTTAGCCTCGATATCTTGTTCTAGTCCCAGCAATTCAAAAGCGAAATCGTCGGCGGCTGTTTCGGTACTGCCACGCAAGGCATGGCCAACTTCATGGGCTAAAATAAACAGGTATCTATTCTGCACGGGCACATCGGGATATCTGGCATTGAATTCTCGCCTGTCAATGCCATCGGCATTAAGTGTGATGTACAAAGCCAAGCCGTTACCTACTAATGGACCGTCTACAAAGTCACTGAGACCAGCCCAATTCCTAGTATCGTACTTATCCTCGCTAAACTCTAAGGCCAAATATTCAACGGACTGGCCAAAGAACTTACGTGGTCGCTCTGGTGGCAGCGTGTATTCCCAAGAACGGAATGGAACTAACGGCAGTAGACAAGCTAACTCATGCAGAGCATCTTGCCAGTAATTGTTGTAGATTTTAGTCATCTAAATCGGCCCTGTTAATTTTAGACATAACTACGTCGTCTACTGTGAACTTAACGCCCCAAATCTTCATCCAGGTATACCCCGAACCGTCCTCATAGATGTGGCACGGAATATCCACATCATAGGCGCTTTTAGCATCATAAGCCACCACCCAGGCATGATCCATGCCTTCTTGGCCACCATCCGTGACATCTATGCCTGCTTCAGACAGAATGCCGCCGATTTCCTGGGCTATGTCGGTACAAATACCGCCTTGACCGAAGTTTGGATCAAAGCCATCGGAATCCTGATCCCACTCATCGTAGACTCGTTGAGCAGCTTCAACTATCTTTGGTCTAAGAGATAAAATATGATTATATAATGTCACAATAATAACTACCCATGATTATCTTCCCACAGCACATTATAGCCTAAACAGCTTTTACGCTTGCCCTTAGCTCGATATATTATATCCAGTGCTTTTTGCGTTGCAAAGATATCTCCGGACTTATACGAATCACACAAGTGTATACTGAGTCTTTTTAACAACTCTGTACCTATGCCAACAGATCTGTATTTTTTTAATACGTAAGTACCAACATAGATATACAGATGAGCACTCTGTCTAACAACACCGAACGTGTGTTCAACCGGCTCTAAGGAGGCAGCAGACCAACCTATCGGCTTATCATTATGCCAGGCTACCACACAGTCAACCAGATAAGGCTTTCGAAAAAAGCTGCGCAGCATTCCTTGCCCATGAAAGGCTAGCTCATACAGTTCTTTACGTATTTCCTTAGGAATACCTTGGTACAAAGAATAATCTATAGCCAGGCATTTACTCACAGAAGATTTTTCTTGTTGGAGTTACTGTAACAAATATTCTAGTAGACTCGTCTAAATCTACATAAGATTTGCCATCATTTAGATATTCTTGCAATATTTTATCGTGGGATTCTTCCCAAATATCTCTGGGCTCATCGGCTGCATTTCGACAGCCTAATGTATGTGATTCGATCCAGCAGCCGTCTACGACAACACTATCGCCACACTTGAAAGTATTACCTTCAAGCTTAGAAAATAGTTTGCCTATAGCTTCTTGAATTCTAGGTGACAGATCCATAAACAGCCTCAGATAGAATAGAAAATCTACTATTTCTAGTCTACCACTTTTTTAGCTAGGCTGTCCGCCGAATGGCTTGCCGTTCAATCCCAATATGACAATTTCGTGGGTGACTTGCTCGCCTGACGAGCTAATAGTTGTTATTACTGGTGGCTTGGGAGAGTGGAATTCTTTAAGCGCCGCGTGGACTTCTTCAAACATTCTGGGCGATTTTGATAAATAGGCTAATACAAAACCTGTAAACAAACCTGCCCCGGCGATCCAACTTGGAACAGCGATTTTTTCTGGAGATTTATTACTCATATATTTCCCAGGTGCCCCCAAGGGCATCAGAACCACAATTTTCAATAACGAAAACATATTCTCCAGGCGCTGGCAGATTCACTATATCTTCGATCAAATGTCTGTTCTTCCTAGACCACACGGCGTTGGCTTCGCCTTTAGTAGTGTAGTCATTAAAGGCACTAGTGCTAAACAAAGCCACATTCACGCTTGCGTCTGAGGATACAACTACTTTAACACGACGATTTTTAGCCAGTACAGAAACGGACAAGTACGAGTCCTTTTCAAGATGAAACGCGGCTATCATTTGCCTGACTCGATTCTCATTTTGGCCATCTCAGTATATTCTGGATTCAATTCTATACCAATAAATTTTCTGCCATGTTTCAAAGTGACTATACCAGTCGTACCACTTCCACAAAATGGGTCTAAAACTGTACAGGGACTTATGTCCGCCCCTGTGCAGCCACAGGTAACTTGCCATCCAGCGGTCGTCTTAACAAATCTGTCACCGTGCTGAGTACGCTCACCCCGATCCCGACTGCCTGTTTTACCTGAATCAAACTTTGAGCCATTATAGCCTGGATTTGCTGCTTCAGTCTTTTCTAGTATGCGCTTATAGGGCGAACCGCAGACAGAACAACATCCGTGCTCGCTGGTTCCGGCCAGGACACAGGGCTCAACCAGGTCCACGGGATAGGCGGCATAATGAGCCAGCTTTAGCGGCTTTGTGACTAATGCCCATACATCCCGTATATTTCGAGTTGTACCAATAGCGTCCCACTGTTTATTATTGCCTCTAAAAGTACCGTCAGTATTTTTATAAGATTCTCCTGCCTCGCGATTAAAGCCGTTACCACTATTATGATCGCTAACCGTGGGCTCTTTGATTGCCTCGTGGTCATAAAAATATTTTTTTGATTTGGCCAACAAAAACACATACTCGTGTGACCTGGTCGGCCGATCTGTTACAGACTCAGGCATAGGATTACCCGAATACAATCCTAAATCTCTTAGTACATTCTCAATTACGACATCGGGTATGCTATTATTTTGCAACGCCTTTAATACTTGTGCCTCGACAATCTTTTGACCAGATACACCTTTGGCCCAGATAATATCCGAGCGAAGATACCAGCCGTCTTCTTGGAGTGCAAAAGCTACGTGCCATGGAATGCCACACAGGTCTTTTGGTTTCAGTCCTTCAGGACAGCGCCTATTCCCTGTAGCTTGAATAACAGATCCGCCTTTAATACCGTCATGGCTAGGGCCTAATTTTGACCCACTGCCTTCAACGCCATGATCGCGCCTACCTGATGGTCCTACAGAAAATGTATCTCCCAAATTAAGCCACAAAGTGCCATCATCCCTGAGTACTCGCTTTACTTCTTTGAATGCTTGAACAAGATGCTGCACATACAACTGCGGTGTCGGTTCCTGGCCCAAACTGCCTAGCCAGGCGCTGCACAGAGAACAAAACTGGCCTGCACTCGAAGTACCGCTTCCGGCTTCGCACAAACCCTGTAGCCTAGATTCCTGACTACCTGTGCCTGTTAAGGCCAGACCAGCATCTGTATTGGCTCGTCTGCCTGGACGTGACTCAGTCCATTGATGAGAGCATTGAATGTTTCCGTCCCAAACTGTGGGTGCAGTCTTGTAATCTCTAAGACCCCAATAGGGCGGACTCGTCACAACGCAATGAACACTGCTAGAAGCTAACTTCTTTATCTGATCCAGGACATGGCCGGTGTGAATAGTATAATTTACTGGCATGCTTTACCTATGCTTTTCAAGGCTCGCTCTATCAACCCGACTTGATCCCTATGAACTAGATTTTTGACCTCGGCTACTGAAAAAAATTCTACACGATCTACTTCCCAAGAATGGGGTTCCATTACCTGACTCACTATGCCTATCGGTGTTGCCAAAAAACCGAACACAATCTTTCTGCCACTCTTGTATGTAATCGAACCTAATGGGCAGACTATACTTACGTCTAGGCCAGTCTCTTCTTTAACTTCTCGTAACGCTGTGACCGTATAGTCTTCAGCTAACTCAACTTCACCTTTAGGAATACTCCAAGAACCATTAGCCAGTTTTTGTCCAGACGGATGCACTAGTAGCACCTTCGTGCTATCTTCAAATATAGACACTACAACCGCACCTGATGAGATTACTGGCATGCTTTACCTGCCATAAATCCAAGTGCAAAAATAACCAAGACGGCTAGCGCTATGCGCTTACCGTAATACCACTTGATTTCTGACCAGATATCTTTAGGCTGTCTTTTCATCGGATGCCGTCAAGTCCTTTTCATCTAACACAGGTTTATTCAGAGCTATCTGCATAAATGATAGATTTTCTTTGAGATCATCGAGTGTCTCGCCACGAGGGCTTTTCGGTCCTGAATACAGGTTTACACTACCGCCCTCGTCGTAGAACACTTCGCAAATTGTGTAGTAAGCTTCACCTATATCGTAAGCTTCGCCTGTATCGTAGATACGCTTAATAACACGATAATTCCAGTGGGTCACTGACATTGAATCCTACTCCAGGCCATAAATACGAACATGCTGGCGATAGAACTATACACCAATATTGACGTCCAAATCAGTGTTTTTTTGACATCAAGTATCTGCTTAACAAGAGACTTATATTCTTCGGTTGGTACAAAATCGCTCATCAAACACACCCTCTCCGCACCAGTAAGTTCTCATTTTAACAGGGGGGGGCTCGAAGTTCCATAGCGCCGCTGCGATATGCAAGACTTTTTCACGAGATGCGCATTCCAGCACACCGAGCCTCCGATTTTCGTGTAGTATCTAATAGCATTTCAGCTATCCTAGCCTCTGACGATGTAAGCTGCCAGTCTAATTCCGAATTGGGTGGCTCGCAGAGACTGGACTAGCATAACCACTTCCTTTTGTATTTAACTACTCATCGAAATCAAATTTCTTCTTGAACTTAGGCTGAACCGTGATAGTTAATTTTTGCTTAACAGACGGCACAGGAGCAATATTAAAAGCGGCAAATCCGCCCATGCCAAAAAGCTTACTGATAACGTCGTCGGTTTGTTTCTGCTTTTCGCTGTCTGGCAATGCATCAAAAGTTGCTTGCTTTGTTCTAGCCTTACGCTCTAATCCAATCTGATAATCTCTAATGACCTTAGGAACACCTGTAACCACCTCCCAGGCCCACCAACGACGAATCTTACCTCGCAACGACACAACAAAGCCCATAGCGTCTACGGCCTCTTCGGGCGTGACCTTCTTCGGTGCTCTAGGCTTACCTATATTTGACAACATATCTTGAAATGACTGCGACTGTACTGCGATCCCGTAACTATAAGACCATTCTAGGTCTTCCGGACTAGCAGACTTCTCCTTTGATGTGCCACTACGCAGTTTGGCCATGATAGCGTCCACGGCCTTCGGATAATCCCTAGTTACCTCTGCATAAGTCGTTTGAGTTTCCATCACGCTCCAGCCCTCTCGATACATCCTTTTCTCATGTCCGAATCCAGGTAATCAACATCGTCTACCTTGATATCCAGCCTATCTGCAAGAATCGAAGCTATCACTAAATCGGCATTGCTAACAATTCTACGATTTTCCCAGTCTTTCCCAGAAACATTCCGTGCCCCAACATCCCAGCCGTTATGCATAACAATCTCCCAGTTGGGGCCTAAATCTACGCTGGAAGATGTAAACAAAGATTGAACTAGTTTGCAAACTTGATCAAAAACGTCCATGGACTCAAATCTGCGCCCACATACCGAACAGAAATTATCCTTAACCCGCTTTTTTATTTCGCCACAGCAATCTTTACCAGAGAAACCGTCATGCTCAATCACGGTCTTGAGACAATTACCGAAATGAGCCAGGGCATCCTCGATGCTATCTACATAGGCTGGATTGTTAATCAACAAGCAGGCATTTGACATAGACTCATCAGAGCCCAGTCGCAGTTCAAAACAACAATTCGATACCTTGGACTTAGCCATTGCTTAACACCTTTACTCTAGTTTCTGACTTGGCAATATCACACCGAATGGCATAAGACATGTTATCATACTCGACGGACTCGGCTATCCATTGAACAAGCGGATCATACCTACGATCCTTGGCTGTCCTGAGAATCGCAATAACCTCTTGTCGGGTCCACTTACGAAAATCGATGCTACTAATTGTATGTTCCATAATCAAACTTCCTTTATTTCAACAATGCTGTCAAACTGGCGACCTATACACTTGATGAGACTAGCCTTATTTGTGGCCGACTCCAAATTTTGGGCAACAATATCATAGTCGAAAATCTCGTAATGATCGTACCCACGAGAAGACTCGTGACTAAACTTGATCAAAGCGGCAAACTTCTTCATCCGAGACATGACTATCCTCCAAACCATCCGTGCATAATCCTAGGGCCTACACAAAGAACAATCGACCCAAAATATCTTCATGCATGAATTTTACGTCTGTACTTTGCAACATTCCAATAAGATACTCTACCTCGTCCTTAGCCAATCTCGGTTCGACCCACTCCTGATCTCCGTCTGAGCTAACAGGACGATCAAGGCTTCGACTAAGTTCCTGGACCATTCTACGTCTCATGTGCGGTTCCATGTGCCATGTCCTTTCTAAGGGCTTAACGGTTTTTAAGACACCCACATCATAACATACCAAACTAGAAAGTCAATGAAAATCCAGCTACTACCTCGTTGTCCCGAACGGGAAAATAATTAAAACCTAGATATAGCTCGCTAGGCCCAAATAAATACCGAAATCTTAGCTTGTAACTTCTAACCATGTCTGTACTTAACTTCATATCTGTGCTCGTGTCTACTTTGATTTTCTTCCACCAAGGCTCGTGTTTTTGGCCGGAATTTCGTTCCTGATCGGGACTATCCGAAGTAATCCTTAAAATATCATGAAGGCTCACTCTAATTTTCAGGGCGTCGTCAATAGTCAAAAACCTATTGTCAATTAGCATGTCTGACGGCCTATTCAAGGTACTTAGCCTGCCACCAAACCTGCTAGTTGGCAAAATTCTGACCTCTGGTAACATCGGCTCGTACAAGCTATGTCCATAGTCAAACTGTGTTTGCCGTTGGAGCAGCCTTAAACCGTCTACACGAATACGGTTCTCAAGAATTTTCCAAAGAATATGTCTGTTGTTTTGGGGCGTGTAGACCTGAGCCTGGAGCGAGCAGCCAAGCATCGTAACTAAACACAATTTAAACAATATCATTTCTAAGGACTGATCTGTCTTCCGGAAGTTAACATCACGAGTTCGCCCAAGTGTATAGACGGGGTGTATACGGTTAAACACGCCCTACATCTGCGTCCATTTCCATAATGGTACACATTTTCGCCGCAGTCTGGACAGTGTCCGTTCATGACCTCTACCGCTGAACGATCTGCCAGTATAGTACCATGTTCCACAGGCGACTCCTCGCCATCAAACAACTCAAGAGCATTATTGTGAAGAAAAACGACCAGATCTGCGTCTGCTTTTGTCCTGAAAGAGTCTGAAATTACAGAACCGTTAGATCCGCATCCGCATTGCTCACATACATGTTCGGATGTTGAATCCACTGAGAACAATGTTTTTGGATCATTACTAATATTGGCTTCAGCCAACCATCGTCCCGGTGTGGCCTCTGCTTCAGCTTCAGTCTGATATCTCAGCACATAAGACTTACCACCTTGCAAGATTTCTATGCCGCGAACAGAGAATCCTAGGCCCTTGCCGTAGCAGCGTAACGTATCCCCAGCCTTAGGCTCGAAATCTGGCAAATCGTCATTCTTTTGTACCCACAGACACCAGCCAAAATGTAGTGTCCAACTCCTAGCTTCAGATGTTACGCTCTCGATAATGTCTTCTACATACTGTTTATCAGATGCTGGAATTTTAATCATACAATACCGACTTTATTGATATCAAAGAAAACATACCCAGATCCGCGCCAATTATCATAATGAGCTAGGCCTAGGCTATATTTACTACAATATTTTGTCATGTGGGCCACGATGTCAAGATAGTCCGCAGACTTATCGTGTGGCAAATAAGCTGCACCTAGAGTATCTAGGTTTCTAGTCAATGCTCTGATTTTGAGGGCGTTATTCACAGTTGGCTGGCTTTTCTACGCAAACTGTCCGCCAACTTTCGCATAGGCTCAACTTGATGCGTAGACCACCCACCAACCTTTGAATCAGTCGCCCATGTGTCCAACTGATTTGCGATCAAACTTAAATCACTACTGTGCGAATTACCAGTATCGGCAATAAAATCTGCCAACATGCGAGTGCTCATAATTAACCATCCTTTCTAGGATTAAACTTATGGAACAACTCATGCAAACTACCCGCCACATCGCCTTTCACGCTGCTAGGGTCGTTATATGGATACCAATTCTCTTCGCGCTGCTCATGATAAGACTGGTCTGCTTCGTGAGGACGTGGTGCGACGATAAAAAGTGGTATATCAATCTCCGCGCCGTCCAGCATGGCCAAAATAGAAAATGCCAGTCCGGACAATTTACCATAAGTGTCTCGCTTGGGTGCGTTCCTATCCCAGTAATCTATCAATCTCCAGACCTGACGAAGCAAATTATCGCGAACCTCGTCTGTGGTTAACTCTCTAGGCTTCTGCATAAATTTGCTCCTGGTTGACCGTACTAACTTCGCCCGGATCGGCCACAGGTACGATTACAGCCTTTCTATACCATTCAGCCGCCCGCATGGCTCGCCGAGCCACTGACCAAGTAGATAATAACCTAAGGAAAGCTAAGTCATCTCCGTTGGCTATAATGGCTCTGTTCAATAGATCAGCCATATTAGCTTCTACTGGCAGCCCTAACTTTTCTAAGGCTTCGACCCACTGAGGAATTGCATCCATAGCTTCGCTCATCATCTAATCCTTTCTAATCAAAAAACTTAATCAGCACCCACGCGATTGCAAAACACATACACGAAAATGCCACTGCACCTGGCCAAGACAAGCTAGCGAAGAATTCCATTTTTTATCCTCTTTTCTGCCTAGAGCTAAATGCACAGTCTAGCAGCCAGAAGTACCTGATACTTGCTCTTGGGCGACTTTCGCGGCCTCAGGATCACTTGTCTTCGGGGTGGAGCCGAATCCCGTTCTGACACCAGACGCTCAGGTATGAGTTTCCTCACTACACTAGACCGTACATGTGAACATTATACATTTCTCGGCATCTGAAGTCAAGCCTTAAATTTCTGTAGTACTTCTTTTCCCCTGACCTGAAGTACTAATTTACCTGATCGCCGATACTTAACGTACTTTCTCTGTACTAAACTATCAACTTCTTCTTGGCTAAAATCGTGTGCATACCCTGAGTCAGAAATATCAAATAGTGCCTTGAAGTCACATCCTGTGATTTCTGGTTTTGGCGAGTAAAGCCAGAGATTATTCTGCACTATCTGTTTAGCCTGTGTTACAGCCTGCTGAGCCGACGTAAAATCCAGCCTCGAAGCTAGCCAACTCATGGCCTCATTTTCGGCCTCGGCGTAGGTCTTGAATCTCGTAAACACCGCCTCAGATGAACCAAAATCCTTGATAATGTCACTCTTGGGCATCAAACCGCGACAGTCTAAAACGTGCTCGGCATCGACAAGCACGTAAAAGTGGCCTGTTTCACTGTAAGGATCAAAAATCGTTTCGATTTGTAACCCGTAAACCTCGTGCAGAGCTAATGCAAACGCTGAGCACTGCCCACACATGTATTTATCAAAGAAACTGTTTGAGACGCAAAATTTTGGATGACTCACAGTGATCGTAGCCAATTCTGCACAGCTTTACGTGCGGTACCGTGATACTCAATATACTCGTCCAATGCCATCAACGTGCTGCCTGTCTCTGCTTCAGCCAATCTAACTAAATCAGCGGCGTCAACCCAAGTAGTTACTGGGAGCACTCGTGTAGCATACCTATCAATATAATCGACTCTAATCCCATATCTAGAGTAAACAGACTCTATGTCTATCTTTACAGAATCTAGCCAATCTGCGACTGCACTCTTTGTTCTTACCTCTCTAACGGCCTTGGCATTTTTCTGTGCTTCCTTCTCCGAACCGCCACTGTTCAGGGTATCATAATAGGCTTCAGTACCTGATGCACCAATATAAGTTGACTGCTGTTCTAGGTATGTATCTAGAGGAACTAATCTCTGCGTACGTACCAACCAGTCAGTTGAAAATGTGATGGGTTTAGGGGCGGTCACTGATTACCTCGTACTCCAACGCCGTTCTCAGGCTGCCATATAACTCATCAGGATCGTTCTCAGACAGCCCTGACATCGTTCCGTCATTAACTTCGATCAAAATCCATCGACCGTCTAAAGTCTCGGCAATATCTAGCACAAAGAAGTTTACATGATCCTTGGCCACGCTAGCTACTTGCTGAGCAAATGCAACACAGGCTTTGTCCGGGCTTTTTGGGATATGCTCAGCTAAAGACCAGTAGTAGCCACTAGACAGTAACACATTCTTATAGAAAAAGAACCGCCACTCATTAGAAAATGGCAAATCATTGATACCAACTTCTAGTACATTTAGTGGCTCAAACTTACGATATATGATACCTTGATCACAGATTTGACCGTCACTTAACAAATCGCCAGCTATGCGCATGGCATCTGCCTTGGTCGGAGCAAACATTTTTGTATTCCACTGAAACTTCCTAGAGTTGGTCTTGCCTTTGACTACAAACGGGCCTGGGTACCGACATAGATAGAAATTATTATCATTCCAAGACTCGGGTGTGAATTGCTTCAAGTCCTCGTAATAATCAAAATCAGCAATCCAGTTGTGCTGCTCGGTTGTGTTAATTAGCCTAGAAGATCCAATAAGTAGGTCATTTTCTAGCTCTTGATGAAATGGCAGCGCAGAGTACCTAGGTATAACCAGTCTATTTACTGGAATGGCACAGCGCTGGGTATAAACATCGAAATACTTCCTGGCTATTTTACATTCTTCCTCGCTGTCTTGATCCTTACGAAATAAGATAACTGGTTTCATCTACTCCTCGAAGTTAAATTTGCGTGATGGACCTGAAACTACTGTCTGAGACGACTTACGTACTCCGACGTCTACCTGCTGAACCCGGCCAGCACCACTTTGCATAGTCAAATAATCAGCGTCAGCGACCTCACTGCCAATCAAAACTCTAGCAAATACTCCGGGCTTAAGGACATTTGGCTGGTACTTGTCTGTTGAATAAGACCTGCCTATGATTACTGCTGTAATAGTAACTTCCTTCATCGATCTTTTCGGACTAGCCCAGCGTAGCGTGGCTCTAAAAGTGTCGTTTGCGTTAATCACGACTCGATCATCATACATAATGTCCGCCCGCCCTGTCATTCTGCTAACTCGTGTGTTAACTCGAACTACAGGACGATCTCTAACACAAAGATCAAACCAAGAATCATACCATACGGACTCGTCATTACAGTGTAATACTATGCCATCGACTATAAAATTTGACTCCAATTGCCTGCTTCGTAACAAATTTGTGACGGCATATGTTGAACCTGCCATTCCTACGGCATTATAGAAAAAATCGATCTCCAACATGCCAAAATCTGGCCTCAGTACAAAACGATCATAGTACTGAGTCGGTGTCCCGTCACTCATCGAATTCAAACTGCTGCCAAAAAAGATCAAAATCAAATTCTTGCTTGATACAGTCTGGTATCCACAACTGCTCAAACGAACAATCTATGCACTTCAGAATCACGTTGTTATCTCGAATTTCTGGAACCAATGCTACATGATTTGAATCGGTGCCGCAAGTCAGTGGATGCACGTGTGGATTGTTCTGCCAGGCATTGACACAGGCCACTATTTCGTCGTTGTTCATGATTTGAATCCATTCAAGTAGTATACACAGCCAAGACCTGTAATTCTAACGCCGCCGCAAAACTCAACTAAATTTTGTTCAACTAAGGCATTTAAATCTGATGTAAAAAATCTAGATACTCGCTCGGATAGATCCTCCACTGGCATAGCCGGGTTACTAATGTCATTGGGATCTTTCATCCTATGATTGTACAAAACTGCCAGTATCTGATGTCCAATTGGTTCCACTATGCTCGTTCCAGCAAATAGTTAATCACACTCGGCCAGCCTGGGAACTTAGCTGTGCCGAAATGAATATGCTCACCTGTAAATTTGTCCGCGCCATTTTTTAAGCGATCATCGATCAAAAAGGCACCAAGATTTAAGTCTTTGCGATGCGATAAAATTAGCCGCTTTTCGGCATTTTTACCTAGATACTGTTGAACCCACAGTAGTTTATCCGACCACGAACTCGGATTATTCCAGGACGGCGTAGATAAGATGTAGACATCAAAGGCACTGGCTAGCAACTCAAAAGCCTCGATAGCTCCAGGTAAAGGCTTCAGTGTACCAAACAGGCCGTGAAGTTCGTCTATTTTACCAGCATATCGATCACGAGTTTCCTGTGGAAGTGCCTTTATAGCAGTATTCCAGTCAGCCAGTACACCATCCATGTCGATGTAAAGAATTTTTTTCAAATGCTGATCCTCAGAACTTTTCCCAATTTGCCAAAAGCCTCAACAAACCTGTCCTGAAACACATTATAACCATAGATCGCACTGTCATATGGATTCCCGCTCGATTTTTTCTTGCCGTGCTTATCTATGTGGGTGATCTTGTTACCGTGTTCGTCTAAAAAGTTGACTCGCCCACGAACAAAACAGACTGCATTAAGCCTACTGCTTAAAATATTATCTTGCCAGTATAGAGTAGAAAACCTGGTGCCGCGCGGTAACAATGCTATAATCTGCGTACCTAGTTCGGATGCTTCGCGGATTTTTTTTGTCCAATCTCTGATTACTCGGCCATAAGGCGGATTCACAAACACACCGTGATACCACGGCTGTACTAGGCCATTATCTACTATTGTATAGAACCTTTCTGCCTTTGTAGGATTAGTACTAGTTGTTGCCGGATCTAAGGGAATCTGGCCTTCAAAGTAATATCTAGTACAGGCTAAAATACTCTCAGGCGTGAAATATTCGACGCGCTTACATTCTTTATCAACCCAGTTTGTATCGATTACCGAATCCTCACAAAAAATACTGGACACATATTCTGACAATCAAAGCGCAACTTACCATGCAATGTCGGATAGTTTATAGTAAGTAGTCTCAGTCCGCATCTTGGACACCATATCTTACCTAATGTAAAGATCACTTAATTTCGCCGCCTCGAAATACAGGCGTGTGTGCTCGTAACTGCTCATTAGTCATATGTACTGCAACGTCACCAAGTTTCTGTGCCTCTTCACTGACCTGCTGCCAAGCTTTATCTAACAGAATACTATCACGAGAATTGGACGTCTTAACTTTATGCATCATACTTGATGCCGCATTGTATCCTTGACTGACGATAGCCAGTACACATGCCGCATACTCTGGGCTAAATTCCATATCACTAGGATTCAATATACCTATTAACCCATACTCCATGAATCATGGACGTAATAGCAGCAAGGCTCGTTAAATCGAAAGCTCTAATTACGCGCATCTCTGATGCCGCAAACAGACCATCATGCCTATCAATATTTCCACCGGCTTCGACTACACACAAAATATCCTTGACAATACATTGTCTCAAACAGCCAAACAGCGTACTATAAGCATGAAATCCAGATTTACAAACAACTACACTGCCATTATGCCTATGCCACTCACCAGGAATACCGCCTTGAGGCATAGACCACTCTACATTTCCGTAGAATGATCTCGCCTTGATACCGTCTTTAGTAAGAAATTTATATCCTACTATCTCGGTCACCTGCTACCTACCAAGTAACCCGGCTTCTTATCCAGCTTCATTTTGATCTCACTGTAACTAAATGGCCGATACTCAGGGTGACAATCGATCCCCACATCCATGCTCTTAGCTACCGGATCTTCAGGCAAACCACCATGTGAGTGACCATACAAGTGCCACGAACCGTGATGCAAATGATTCCATACGCGCATCGCATAGTGGCACATTGTGATTCGTTGGTTGTTTATTGTGCGCTCGCAATATGGGCTACCTTCTGACAGAAATCCAACGCTTCTGTACTCAGGTGCATACATCCTATCGTGATTACCGAGGAGCATAACTATAACGGCACAGTTTATTCTTCGCCTATATTCAGCCACAATCTTGTAATCTCGGCTCATGCAGAAATCGCCAAGAAAATACAGAGTATCTTCTTGGTCTACAACCGCATTAATATTGGCAATTAGAGCATTATCATGTTCCTGTATCGACTTAAACGGCCGATTACAGTACTTAATGATGTTGGCATGCCCGAGATGCCAGTCGGCACTGAACCAAATGTTCACTCGTCACCGTACTTAGTTGGGCTTAGGTACTTTGCTAGGCTATAAAATACTATTGCTGCGCCTACGGCTGATCCAGGCCAGTTATGAGCCAACATAACAAAGGCTGTTGCGGCACTGAAAACCATCCCCTGAACTAAGTAAGAAGTTCTAATCATCGAAGCCGATAACTTTTAACATCACGGCCTTTCAGGATCTTGGTTGCCACGCAATCTATCTACCAAATTGCCTAACTCTTCAATTAATGCTGCACCTGCCTGAATAACCTCATCAGCTAAATCCGTCGAAATTAGCACACTATCAGCTAGTTTGCTGGCCTCATCTAAAGTGGCTTGATCCATGTGTCTGCGCGCTTGACGGATGTACTGCTTAGCATTGCTGGTAGAAAACTCAACATCCCAGTCAAGTGCAAGTGGATCGGGCTCTGGAATCTTGGATAGTGCTCGCAAAGCTACTGTTAATCGCTTGGCTATTTCTAGTTGGTCCATATTAGCCTGCGAACATCAGCAGACTGTTGAGCACAACGATTAAGCCTAGAATAAGCCAATGCCACAGCATATAACACGTTTTCTGGTCTGCCACACTACTGTGCTTGAATTCGTCGCGCTTGTTTACGACTTTATATTCACGAGTCTTATCCGGAAGCACTTTCAGTAGAACCGACCGTTCAACCACATTCCGATGAAATGACCAAACCCAGATAGGAATAAGGACTAAAAATAGCCCCAGCCCGATAACAATCCTGGCGAAATCCTCACCGATTACCCTCCAGGCTACCAACACCAGAGTAAACTTACCCACGCCAGTCTTTGAAAACTGATCAGCACGCTCGGTCAGTGCTCCCAGAGAACTATCTACAGCGTGGCCGAGTTCGGCTCCGAAACCAACCCAGTTACCATACTGCTCCACCCTAGACTTTAGATTCTCGGCTTCAATCTGAGCTTTCTGTTCGGCTGTCAGCATATTCTCTGGAACCTGCACAGTTCTAATCTGCTGAGCAAATACTGGCGAAGCCGCCAAACAGACTACCAAAAACAAAGCTATTCTCATCTTTACTTCTCCTCAAAAATGATGGCGCCTTGTAGCACGCCATAAGAACTTTTCTCGTGAAATTGATATGTAGTTGGCGTTTCACCTACAGACCGATCACGAGTCAAATACCATAGATGATCATCCTTCCAAGTAGCTGTTACTAAAGTCTTACCTGCTGGCAGTGTAATAGTCGCAGTGCCTCCAAAACTCTTGGCGCGGCTATTTTGAGTACAGGCCGAGACTACAAGCACAAAAGCCAGACAACATACTCCAAAAAACTTCTTCACGATATCCTCCGTCTAAGGAAATATTTTGTATCTTATATGACAAAAAACAGTGAGAAGGCTGGGATTGTGGACACTTCTCTAAAAAGCCTAGAACTAGGCTATCAACCTGTTCTCCCTAGTACTTGCATAAGATAGCCGGTGGTTTAATTCCGGTAGATGGCCAAGGTTATTACCCGTCGTTTACCAGTATAGCATAAACGTCCGTAACTATCAACTTGCCATTTAACCATGCCGTTGGCACTACCCGTCGGGAAATATCCCTGGGCATCTACTTTCCCATAGTCTTTCACATCCTTAGGACTTACGCCCTAAACGAATACCTGGTGGAAGGTATCCCCCCGGTTGCTCGTCTTAACTGTCTAATTTTGGACCCTTTTCAGAGTCCAGTTACAGCAGGTGTCCGACGCGATGGAGCGCTGACTTCGCCCTTTCCCGCCATCGGCAAACCACCTAGCTTCCATGAGAGTATCACTCTCGCTAACTCAGCACTGCCAGATGTCACCTGCTCAACGTCAAAGATTGTATCACTACCTGATCAGCAAGTCAAGCTTATATTTCAAATAATTTATCTCTTGACTTCCGATTTGAAAATAGTATAATCTCAATGACTAAACGGAGCCTAATATGGACAAAGGATTCTGGGTCGGATGCGTTGTAGGATTGATCCTCGCTGGATTTCAATTATTGGTTACACGGAGGCGCAAATAGTATGTCACAAAGACGATACCAGCAAATGCTAAGTGCCAAACGCCAAGCTGCTTATTGGCTGGCTTTAGGTAATCTAGCTACCGAGATCAGCCAGAAAGAACTAGCTGAACGACACTATGCTCGTTCACAAAAGTGGCATGATCGGATGAACAAGTACCTAGGAAATTCCTAATGACTCTTGCACTATCTCACAGACTGGACAGGTGTCTTAAGCCTAAGCACTTGGCTTACCTACAACGATTTGCTGACGTTAAGCATATGAAACGAGATATTCAGTTGGCATTGAAACTAGCAGATCCATTGCGTGAAGCTGTGGGACTGCCCATTGGTGAACAAGGCTGTTACTTTACTGGTGGATTAGGTAACTTGGGACAAGAGTCGGACAATTCAGTGATTTCTAGGTCTTCGCCGCCTATCGGTATGCCAGGACTGTGGTGCCAGTGGGCACCGACTGAGTCTGGGCAGTGCATAGACTGGGTCGGCGATCCCAACAAACTTTACAACTACACAAAGTGGCTAGATTACTTACTGTCTCACTTCCTAGGACCGTGGGGATATAGGCTGCATTCTCAGGACATTACTACAAAGGCTGTGACATCTAAAGTTAATATCATACTGCCCGACTACCAAGGCAGGATATTCGAGCCAAATATCTACGCCAGGAAAATGAATTTTGAAAAGTAACTCTTGACTTCGCAGTAAAACCTGATATACTGTAATCAACTCTAAAGAGGGAGGAAAGCCGTGGCAAGCAATAACACACATAGTAGCGGGATCGGGTTGTGCGGAATGATGTTCATCTTGTTTCTTGGTCTAAAGATCACACATAACATCGACTGGTCTTGGTGGTGGGTAACCGCACCACTGTGGGGGCTGCCGGTCTTGGTGCTACTTCTTCTGGGAGTTGTTTTTCTAGGCTACGTAGTCATTTTAGCCGTTAAAGGCTAATAGAAAGGCAAAACAGCATGTGCTTAGACAGGCTTAAAGACTTTCCAACAAAAGACTGTGGTTGGAAAGTCTTTTGTTGGACGTGAAGGCAAACTGGAAGGACCATTTACAGACTACATATTTCCTGTGAATAGATAGCTCGATGCCAATAACGGGAAAAGATGCATTATTCTGTGTACTAATCATGAGGATAAGAAATACAAAGCTGGTTTTCATATTTATACTAGCCGAGACTCTGCAAGAGAATCTGCAAGAGAATCTGGATATAACGTCATAAGAAAAGTAAAATTCAAAGAGGTTACTGCGACTGGAATGCAGCATGGGTGCAAGGTAATTGTAGCTCAAAAGCTACTAGTAGTTCCTGTTAAAAAGAGGAATAGAAAGCGATAGACAATGAATACAGCAACAAAGATTGAACTAATCCTGGAACTACTTGACGGCACAACTGTAGACGAACGCAAAGATATTATAGCTGCTCTATCAGATGTGTACTGCACGCACTGCTGGAGACAGACCCTTGGTAACCGGTGTTATTGTCTTGCCGATGAGTAGTCCGCTAGATACTCTGACGGCCGACAAGATAACTAGGGAGCTAGCTTTAAGTCTTACTGGCCAGCCGCGCAGCAACAACAAGGAAATCTGGGTCGAGGCTAGGTTAACTAAGGAAGAAGTGTTGATATTACTTGACCTAGTGGAAAGAAACAGGCCATGACCGAAGCTGAAGAACTTGCCGAAATGATGCACAAGGCTATCTGTACCTCTAACCACATTGACATGTGCGACTGGGAATACTCTGAGTGGTACTATCCCAGAGGCGAACGGGAAAGGTACTTGACCAAAGCAACTAAAATGCTAGACATAGCGAAATTTGACACAGTTAAGGCCATATTGGAATTGATCTAAAGGAGAAAGCGATGCGCCATTACCCGGATGCTGACAACAAGTATGATCAAGAAGACCTGGCTGAATTAAATGCCCAGCCATGGATGGTCAGGCTACTTAAACTAAACCCAGATTACACCTGTTGGGGACCGCACGAAGATTACATGAGCGACAGTGGAGATGGCTGGAATTCCAGGCAACTGCCTAATACTTGGTCCGAATTTGGGCCGTGGGAACTCGATGATCTCAACGAGCTAGCAAATTTTTACTTCTCGGTAGAGCGCGACAGCAAAGAGTGCCCAAGCTGCGGCGGTTCAGGCTACCACCCAGATGCTTTGTGGGTGTCGGGATCATTCTATGAAAACTGGGAGATTATTGATGTTATTGACCCTTTAGCTATAGTGAGTAATTCATGATCTGCTCCGTGCATCGCTGCCTAGATAAACGCGGAAATCAAGTCAAGAAGCCACTACGCTTCGCGGACAACATAGATATTTCTTGGCCCACAGCAAACGCTTTTGATGGCATGTCGTGCGTAGGTGAAATGACCGTACACAGAGTAGACATCCATGCACACGGCATATTTATCTATGGATTTGAAAAAATCGGCGAACGACTAATAGCCATGGAGTGGTTTGCTCGAACTGTTCCTGTGCCAGAAAAGGATAATCATGTACAATCTATCTAAATTCACTACGCTCGTGCTGCTAGTGGCTGCCCTGGACTCGGTAGCGCCATTTGCCGTTGTACCTACCAGTAGACCCGTTGCCGCTCCGCGTACACCAATAGAATTCACTATCGATACTGACTTGACACAGCAGGTGCCTGTAATTGCAGAAGACTTTGATTTGTATTTTGAGCGGCGGCAGATGAAAGAAATGTACGGTCTTGGTAGAGCGCTCGTCTCGGCTCAAGACAAGTATAGTATCAATGCAGTATATATTATGGCCCACGCGGCTTGGGAATCTGGCTGGGGAAAATCAAAAATAGCCAGGAAGAAGAAAAATCTGTTCGGCTATGGCGCTTTCGGCGCCTCGCCTATGAATTCGGCTTGGACATTTAATTCTTTTGCGGACAGCATCGATGTTGTCATGTACTATGTAAAACAAGACTATTTAGCGCCCGACGGTCGATATTGGGGCGGATCGCCTACGCTAGCTGGAATGAGTAAAAAATATGCTACAGACAATAACTGGAAATTTGGTATCGTGAGCATTATGAATAGATTTTGGAAAATAAAGCGATGAAGATCAACTGTATTGCATGTAACAAGAAAATCATCTATGCTGACTTAGATAGGCCATGCCCGAATTGCTACTATGTCAATGCTACAAGAATCGTTGATAACGAAGGTCCGGACGATTGGACTAGCACACGCGACGATCCTGTAACAGATGAAATGTTAAACTTCCTAGATTCTAGTTGTGAGAACCAAAGAATTATGTCTGAAAAATATGGCAGCAAACACGGGTTTTACCCGTATCCATATTTAGAACTGAAACGTCTAATTTACGAAATTCGTGCCCTGCGAGAACACAAATTGCAATCAAACAATGACTCTCTCTGAAGAACTGCTCCGTAAAGTAATCTCCAAAAGCGGGTTCACGCCTCGACTACCACAGATTACCTTGGCTGGAGAAATCGAGTCTGCGATTAACACACCCTATACGTTAATCGCAGAAGCGCCCACAGGCACCGGCAAAACACTAGGCTACCTCTGTGGAGCCCTAGCTACTAAGTTCCGACCTGTTGTAGTAGCCACAAGCAGCATTGCCCTACAAAGACAGCTAGACAAGGAAGATCTGCCTAAAATTGCCGAGGTTATGCCCGTAACTTGGGGGATTCTAAAAGGCAAAGGGAACTACATTTGTCAGGGTAGGTTTAAATCATTTTGTGACGTCGCTGGTGGACGAGACGAAATCACGGATAGACTGCTAACCTGGGGTGAGTCCGAGATCCGTGACAAGAAAACGGGAGGACGGGAATCAGCACCTGAAGACCATAAAAGATCAGACTGGCTTTCGATCTGTGGCGACTATGATGAATGCAAAAAATGCAAAAACTGTTTCTATGAAAAAGCCAAAGCACAGGCAGTCAAGTCAGACGTTATAATCTGCAATCATCACAGCTTAATGGCTCACTTAATGTATACCGAGGTGTTTCAAGACCGACAACCTGCTTTTATCATTGATGAGGTACACGCTTTTGGAGAAAATGCTAGAGGCTTCTTCCAGAGAAAAATATCTCGTGGGCGAGTTAAACAACTGGCTAATGCTGCATCTAAGGCGGGCATCTATGGCTTTGAAATCATTCAGGGGCTCGTAGATATTGAATTAAACAAGTACAAAGATAGAATATTTGCGAAGAATTTTCAGCCCTTTGATCCAGGTCTAGGCCGGTGGACTCAAACGCTGTCGGCATTCGAAGATTTAAGCCTATTAGGCCAACCACTGAACAATTTTGCAGATGAATCTGCTTATGGTGAAGACCTTACCAAACTAGTTGCCAGAATCTACAAACTCGAAGATGACATGCAGTTCATGAACAAGCCTATACCTGAAGGCTGGATACGCATCGTCGATAAAATAGAAACACCTAATTATGTTGACGCCTACATGTTTGCCGTGCCTCCGATCTTGGATAATAAAATCCAGGAGTTATTCGAAGAACTCGGAGGTAGACTCGTGGGGGTAAGCGCGACGATCCACAAAGATAAGACCAGCGTTAAAACGCTCATGGGATTCCCGGCTGAGAAGGGTGTACAGATAGCCTCAGTTTTTGACGAAGCAAATCAGAGGCGAATATATGCTCCAGAGACATCTGATCGAGGTACTACGGCGGACGAGCTTCTTAGGGTCGTAAAAATACTAGATAAAGCCACTACGGGAGGTATGCTAGTACTTTGTACCTCGTGGACCATGGTGCGCGAACTTGAAGCTAAGTGGCCTGGAAATATTTCCGTAAGATTCCAAGAATCAGGGCGTGCTGCTGCCGCTGCACAATCGCTGCGCGAAAAGCAAGTTAAATGCGTCGTTGCTACAAGATCACTGTGGACTGGGATCGATCTTCCGGGTGACTTACTAACAGTCGTTATCATCGACAAACTACCCTTCGAGACACCTACCGACCCTGTAATGTCGTTTTTGAACGATTACGTAGAAAAAAAGTACAAAAATGGCTGGAATAGAACTTATTTAGCCGACATGATCATGTCGCTAAAGCAGGGCATAGGTAGACTAATTCGACGAGAAACAGACAAAGGCGTGGTGGCAATACTAGATGGACGGGTCAAAAACAGTAGATACTCAGGCACCATCCTAGCTGCCTTACAACCTGCCAAGATTACAAGCGACTTGAACGATCTGGTAGAATTTTTAAAGAAGACTTGACTTCACAATAAAATCTGGTATGCTGTAATTAACCCTGGTAGAAAGGACACCTGCCATGAATACGTACACTGTTGGCGAGTACTCTGACCTGCTCGATGGCTGGCCTGTTCTGGACCCTGATGGAAACATTCTTCAGCATCCAGACCGCAAAACCAAAGCTGACAAATTGCGTGCTCAATTTAATGCTGCTTTTGATCTGGCTTACCGACTTGGCTATGACGACTGTTGCGAAGAACATTGATTTAAACCATGCTGACTCCAAACATGCTCAGGCAGCTACAAAAGATAAGTGACACATCTAGTAAGACGTTGGGAACATTAGCGTGGGAGGTGAGCCGTGACTTCGCCAGTTGAAAGATTAGAGTCTCTTGCTTACGATTTTGGTGTCCGGGATCTTTGTAGCATAGTTTTAAAAGACTATCGCTTTTCAGTATGGTCGGGATCGTCTAAGCCATTGCAGCACCACTATGGCAAAGGTGGTTTAGCTAAACATACACTCGAAGTGGCGGAATTGTGCTTACTTAATAATAAATATCTTCCAACAAATGAACAAGTAAACCCGTGTCAGCTTTTTATAGCAGCAGTGTTTCACGATGCAGGAAAGATGTGGGACTATCAACAACCCAATGCTGAATGCCAAGATTGGACGTCCACTGCTCACAAGCGACACATCCACCACATATCCAGGTCCGCTCTTGTCTGGTATGAATCATGTATACTGAACTCGCATCTTAAACTGAGTGAAGAGTATATCAATGACATATTGCATGCCATTCTTGCTCATCACGGCCGACGGGAATTTGGTAGTCCGGTTGCTCCAAACACTCGACTGGCCTGGATGCTTCATCTTTGTGATGGAATTAGTGCCCGGATGAACGATGCTGAAAAATGGGATCGAATTAAGGACACTCATGAATCCTCTTAACCAAATCACTAAGATCCACCAGTCTGGCTACAAGGCTGTTCTGGCTATCACGGGAGGCGGTACGGGTGCTATCAACAGCCTCTTGGAGCATGGGGGTGGCTCGGCATTTCTATTGGAAGCTATCGTGCCTTATGGCCAGGAAAGCTTGGCGGGCTTCATTGGTCACGTGCCTGAAAAGTATGTCTCCGACCTGACAGCCAGGCAACTTGCCATGGCAGCATACATCAAGGCAGGTAAGCTGACAAAAGAGAAAGTTGTTGGCTTTGGTGCGACATGCTCGTTAGCTAAAACCGACGAGCGTGAAAACAGGAAGCATGTAGTATACCTTGCCTACCAAACACGAGACACAACGTGTACTTTCCATACAGAGTTGGATAATACTCGCGAACTCGAAGAAGCAGAAGTTTCGCAACTTATTATTGACTTCCTGGGCGATGCTGTAACGGATACGACAAATATTGAACCTACTGCAAAAATAGTTGCTGATGCAGGCCTAGTAAACATCCTTCACAGCCCCGGTTGCTATATTCCTAAACCACTGCATAGATATCCAGCAACAAAGCGTTTTATACTTTCCGGATCATTTAATCCACTGCATGATGGACATAAAGAGATGGTCCAAACAGTACTCGAAATTTATGACGCTCATGCAGCATTTGAATTATCCATAACTAATGTTGACAAACCGCCACTTGACTATGTTGAAATCGAACAGCGATCTGCTCAGTTTGATGGCAATCTTGTACTGACCAATGCGCCACTATTCATTGACAAAGCTAGGCTTAATCCAGGCGTAACCTTTCTGGTAGGCATTGATACTTGGGAGCGGATCATCGATCCTAAATACTACTCAGGTAGCGTTTCTGACCGTAATAAAATGATAGCCGAGTTGGAAAACCTAGACATAGCATTTATGGTGTTTTCTCGTGAAATCAACGGCGCCATCAAATCGCTTGCAAGCCCCTGGGGTAAAAATGGTGGATTCGCCTATTCTGCTACTGAGCATAGAAAGTATGCTCACGTATCTTCCACGCAACTTCGTCAGTATGAAGCTTAAACTAGTCCTCTGGCCTGATCCAAAACTAACCCAGCCATGCCTGGATGTGCCATCGGATTATAACATCGAGCCACTTATCGTGGCCATGCAAACATTGATGCGAAAACTTGGCGGTATTGGCCTGGCTGCTCCACAAATAGGTAAACAGCTAAGAATGCTGATTACTGATTTGCCCGGAATTCCTGGGCTTATCAACCCTCAAATCATCTGGCGGTCTAAAAAGGTAATTACCGAATTTGAAGGTTGCCTGTCTATACCAGATGCCAGAGTGGCGGTACCGAGGCCCAAGGAAATCAGGGTTACTGGAAATGATCTATCCAAACATAAGGTAGAACTGTGCCTGTCTAATTACGAAGCCAGGGTCGTTTGCCACGAAATTGACCACTTGAACGGAAGGTTAATTACAGATTATGAATAAGCCTGATCTAGTTTATCCTAAAATACTCGCTTTCTATGATGAGCGTGCCAAACGAATACGTGCTGTAAAAGCCGAATTAGAACGACTAGCCTTTGCTGAGGAACAGGACTCTGCTCTAAAAAAATTGGAGTCGGATGAATTCAAGAACGAGCTTGGCCTTGAGGCTGCCTATCAAACCATGTCCGAAGCCTCCGTATACTTTATAGGCAATATTTTCCAAGAAGTCTGCCTAGCTAAAAATAGGTTCCCTCGATGGTGCGACCTACAAATGCCAACATCGAAGTGCTGGTTTGAAGGCGCGCCTATACGAATCCCTGGAATTAGAGAGCCTATTTGCGCAATCATGGTAGAGATTTTTACGGAAAATAGGGCTTTGGAAATCACAGAACTAGCATTTCAAAGATATAAAACACTTTATGCAAACAAACCACTACCGCCTGATAACGTATTACGAGAATCCTTTAAACAAGTGAAAGATCAGGCCATATTAGACGGAGAACTCCAAGAACCAGCCAAACTGCTGATACGAGTTGACGCCTTTTTTGAGAATAAGCGTGGCTCAGAAAAAAGCTATCCATTTTACTACATCTTAGACGTACTAGCACGTGAAGAAGACTCCAGTAAAAAATTTGTCGGGGAAAACATAATAAATTCTACTGATTCTTCCTATACACGGCCTTTTGCCCTGCCTCTACTTATGGCCGCATACAATCTCATATGTTTAATCACTAGTGTCAACGTGCGCCTTGTGCTAGAAAAACCTAAAAACTCAAAGGGCAAAAGGAATCGTAACAAACCTCAGAATGCCAACCCGCCATATCGGTGGGTAAAATTACTTCTAAGTAAGAAACAAAAAGTCTATGAAAAAAGTGATGCCACTAACAAAAAATTCAGTTACTCCTATAGGCATGACGTTGGCGAAAGCTTTAAAAAGTATCGGCGATGCAAAAATTGTAATGCAATCAATAGTATATTACGAATACTACGTAATGATCCCTGTAAAAAATGTGCCTCGAATATAGCAGACACCAGGGTAGAAGTCTACTACAGTCAAAAATACAAAAGAGGACCAGATGTAGCACAGGCCGCAGCAAAGAAAATATACGATGTCAAAATAGGCGATCTGACCGTGTCTCAAATAATTAGTAAAATAGGCTTGACTTAAAACTAGTTTATGCTATAATTTTGGTATCCAAACAGAAAGGAAGAACGTGAAAGAGATTACTGCTGAACAGCTTAGCATGCTAAAATTCATCGATCATAACCACGGTGTAACAACTGAAGACTTCAGTTATGCATCTGCTGCCGGAAGGCTCAAAACGTTAAAGCACAAGGGGATGATCGAAGGCTTTCTAGGCGCGGACTTGTCTGGTGGTCGAAATTTTAAACGGTGGACTATTACCGAAACAGGCGACCTTATTATCAATCCTGAAGATCCAGATGATTACGAATTTTAATTTGACTTAGCTTTGTAACGTACTATATTCTAAAGTCGAGTTAAACAAGACTTCTGACTTGGAGAATAACATGACCCAGTATGTATTTCGTTTTGAGGACACCCGAGAAGTCGTGGCCTTGGATCATGGACATGCCTTCGGGCCATTTAACTCCGTCCGAGAAGCGATGACGGCTTTGTGGGGTGAATTCTTTACTGACGACCCATCTAACCTCTGTTATTTTTTGACTACCACAGACAACGACGAACCTATTTATGTTACGATGAGCAACGAAATTACTTTCGTAGATAACAACGGAAATCGGATAGACTAACAATAACTTCAGCTTTGGAGGGGCAGACGCGAGAGTTGACAGGCTATAACTGGAATCAACGAAATAGCATTGATTTTTGCGAAAACGAAAGGACCAAAATGGAAACTGAGCCTGTAACTCCGATGGCCTGGTCAAATGCTTGTGCTCTCATTAGTTTCATGGCTGGACTGGCCGCAATAGCCTGGGCTGCCGCTTGGGCACATGCAAAGCGACCTTTCTTTTACGATTTCAGACCTGGTATAAAAGCTTGCACTCGTTGCGGTCAGCAACCTCTGCCTTTTCAGGGTTTAGAAAAACGCGGAGACGGACTACTCTGCCTCGGCTGCGCGTCATTTTCGACAAAGGACTAAACGTGCGTAAAGCTGTCTATGCTGCGAGTCTTGATCCTATCACAAACGGACACATCAACGTCATCGAGCGCGCTGCTAAACTCTATGATGAACTCATAGTTCTAATCGCCGTAGATGCTCGAAAGACCTACACATTCTCGCCCGAAGAACGTGCCAGTATGGCCAGAGAAGTGACCCTGCACATGCCAAATGTCACAATCGATATCTGCATAGGCCACTACGTAGTTAAGCATGCGAAATCACTGGACGCTCAAGTTATTATCCGTGGCATACGAAATTTCAAAGACCTCGAAGCTGAGCAGACCTTGGCGGAAGAAAATAGAAAAATATGTCCTAACATCGAAACTGTCTGGATACCTTGTTTACCAAGCCTAATGCATGTAAGTTCCAGCATGGTCAAAGGCCACGTAGGTATTGATCCAAACTGGGAGAATGAAGTGAGACGCTCAGTGCCAGCGGCTATTGTAACTAAACTTAAAGAAAAGCTCTTGACTCACGTCTGAGTCATGCTATAATTCTCCTGTAATTAACCCTAGCAATCGAAAGAATCTTGGTGACCTATGAGACACGTTTCGGTGGTTATCCATACGAACTGGCATGAAGGTGAAAGAGGCCTGTCAGGGGTTAGCAGGGTCTTCATCGGCCCTGGGAGGGAGGAAAGAGCAGAGGCTTTTCTGCTTGAGCAGGGGGAACGCCTGAGTGTAGAGTACGATGTGGATCACGACGTGGAGGTAGATGAGGAATGATCGATTACATGAACATCGAAGATATTAACAAAGTGCCTCGCGGCTGTTTCAAATTTGTAATCGTGAACGGCCAGATAAGATTCGTAGACGTCATGTGCGGATCACACTATGAACTTGTAGGGCCTACTGAACAGGCTAGCGACGCCGGTACGCTGGCTGTTCAAGATCATTATTGCCGAATATTAGAGACTGGTTCTATGACTCTAAAGATGCGCGGTCTGAGCGAGGAAGGCGAAAACTTACTCAAGGATAGTCTGAATCGGCCATTGAAGGACCGTGATGACTACTAAAGACTAAAGTACTCACTTACGTAGAAAGGTAACAATCATGCACGATACTCATACACCAGGCCCTTGGACCGCCAATCCAGAGGTTGAGTACCAGGCTGTGTTAGGCCCAGACGGCTTTATGGTCGCGGACTGTGCAATTTTTAGCTTTCATCCTGGATCGCCTACTAGTGAACGCTGCACAGCTAATGGCCATCTCGTATCCGCTGCGCCAGAACTACTGGCTGCGCTTCAGGAAATTCTCCGTGAATTTACGCCTGAGCACATGGACTCTGTAAGCAGCAGTGACTGTGGATCTAAAGCAAAGATCGCAATTGCTAAGGCCCTAGGGCGGTGACCAAGAAAGAGCGTCAATTAATCCGCCAGGCCATACGGCTTATTCATCAGGAAGATAACTACGACGACGGAATGGACATCCTGGCTAATCTCGCTGGACTTGACATGACCCTAAGAAATGCCATAAAGGATTGTGGCTCAATTAGTGCTCTTGAAGCCGCAGCACGACCTGACTCTACCTTCGAGGTACGCCTACTTGATCCGAAGACATAGAATTCTCAAGCCATGGCATGTAATAGGCTACACATCATGTCCATGCTGCGCTTCCTGGTCAGTCGGTTTTATGGCCAACGGCAAAATAGTTAGACATTCTGAATCGTTTGGCCATGTTGAGAAAGTCGGCCCAGGAACTCGACGCCCGTTGTGGAGGACCACAATCTGTAAAGGGTCTGGCACCAAAGTCGGTGACTACGAATTACAATCCACACTTAAACTCGACTCTGAAAGAAGGAAACAACTCTATGCGGGCATATAAAGTAACCTCTGGCAAAATCACTAATCTTGAACTCAACACAGAATCGCCTGAGGAAGCCGCTATTCTATGCGTAGAACTGTGGCGACACAAACTAGACAATCTGGGGCGCGAAATAGTCGTAATACCTTTAGACAGCCTTGGGAATCTGTACAAATATAACCTAAGTGCAATACTTCAAAAAACACAGGCTGGGCCAAAGAAAGATTGGATGACTGCTGCACATAAAGCCGGTCAATTATTTGAACAAGAAAGCACAAAACGGTCAGTCGAAAACTCAGTGATCAAGCAACTAAAACTACTCACAGGTGAAGCTTATGCTGAACACAGAGATGAACGTGCAGCCATTCTGCGCCAGGCGTTGGACGAACTAACTAAAACATAAAGGTGCCGCTATGACTGATAGCTACAGGACTCAGGAAGACCTAGAAGAAGAAAGGCAGCAAGCAAGGCTGTTAAAAGAGAATCCTGGCTTGTGGGAATGTAACCGTAGAGGACACGATTACATCGAAGACAGCCGTGATCAGGAAACACACTACGAAGAAAGAGATGAAGGTAGCAGAAGCGACTGCTACTGTTCGTCAGAAGCCTGTAACTGTGAACGCTTTTTCTTCTCAAAAAAGGTAAGATACAAGTGCTACAAGGTCACGTTACACTTTAAATGCTCCAGATGTGAAAAACGTGTTTATAGTGAAAAATGGACTGAGTGGGAATAGCTAAATTCTACGCGGGTATAGGCTCCAGAGAAACTCCTATAACCTTAGAGCCCAGTATCAGCCAAATAGTCACTGAACTTAACTCTCAAGGATATACCTTACGGTCTGGCGGGGCTGATGGTGCAGACACCTTCTTTGAACGCCATGCTATCAAAAAAGAAATCTACCTGCCTTGGCGTAGCTTCAATAGAAATAACTCAAATTTATATACTCTAACAGCAGAAGCTTTTGCGCTGGCTGAAAAATATCATCCGGCTTGGGATAAATTATCCCAAGCCGGTAAAAAGCTAATGGCCAGAAATTGCTACCAAATACTTGGCCGCGATTTGAAATCCCCTGTAGATTTCGTAGTCTGTTGGACTAAAGACGGACATGCCTCGGGTGGCACAGGGCGGGCATTAAGGCTTGCTGAAGACCTGAATATACCTGTGTATAATTTGTACTGGCAGGATGATTTACTGAAATTACCCAGCAGAATAGGCCCTAATTTGTGGTGAGGAAATCTTATGGATATCAATAAGTTAATTTCGGCGCTTGAGTTCTATGCTAATCCGGTCACCTATCATGACGGAATGGCCAAGATCATTCAAGACCACGGTAAACAGGCCAGAGTAGCCCTAGGACGTCCTGAAAACCCAGATTACAGGGAACTATCCTTAAGGGTAGGCAACGCCGTAGCTGCCATAGAAACGGCTCTAAGTGACAAGAACATCTTAGTCAGCACCCTAGACGACTATACTTTTCTAAGCACTGCAATTCTACTCAAAAATGTCAAGCCTGACTACATGCGCGGGGCCAAAAGGACTGCTAGGCAGATAGCCGACAAACACTTACCTGAATTTAATATCACAATCATAGCCGAAAGCACGATTCACTGCATCTGCCCGATTACTTGTGCCTGCTTAGGCGACCCTGACGGCGAGTACGGCGTACATGATGACTCATGCCCTATACACACTGAACATCCGCTCCCTGTCTGGAACTGCCGGGCAAAAGAACACCGTAGAAGGACAAGCACCTAGGAAAAGTGGTAGACTTTAGGTAGTGTTCTACTTAAAGGTAATCTTATGCCACCAGGCCCAAAAAATCATAGATTTGATCCGTCATGGACTAAGCATGTCCTTGAGTCATTTAGACTTAACATAGCCGAAACAGAGACGCATAACCAATTTTTAACCGTTGTGGATCACGAATCTCGACAATATCTTGTGGCCGTAACCAAGACTGACAATCACTACCAAAGTTATACCTTTAGAATACTACTTCCTGGAACTACCGAGGAGGATTTCTTTATTTGGATGTCTACTGTACCGCCAGAGTTACTTCACCACCACGAGCGGGAACAGTGGATGGAAGATCACCAGCCGGACCTACAGGCCATTGGTGGTGTTGACTTATTCCCACTTACTGAAGGGGCATTTTCAGGTACTCAATGGAAACATACTCAAGTCGGTTGGTACGTTAGTGCATCGGCTATCCAGCATGGATGGCGCGGTCGTGGTCTAATGACTAGTCTGTATAAAACTATTGCTTGCGAAATGTTTCCGCTTTATTCTGATAGCCACGTTACCACAGGAGCACGGCGGGTATGGAATTCCTTGAAGAATACCTACGGCGTAAAGGTAGAAACGCGGAATAATAGATTTTACATGGAGTGCAAAAATGCTTAGATTCGAACATACTGGCGACGCTCTAGGGCAAGAATATCAAGGGACAGATTATGCAATTATCAAACAAAAAATCGTTGGCAAGATATCATGGACCTCAATGCCTCACGACAGCACAGCCTACATTCGGCATGTTGAAGTAGAACCTGATCATCAAAGACAAGGCATTGCCACTGCCTTGCTGGAACATTTACTAGACAGCCAAGGCTTCGAGACCTGGGCTATGCTCGGTAACTATGCTACCCAAGAGGGGCGTGCCTGGATGAAACACATTGAAAGGTCTAAATGAAAAACTACTATTTTTACAGTGCCTGTGTCCAGTGGCCTGAAGATGAAGTAGATGCACTCATTGCTATTGTCGCAAACTCAAGAGTGATCAGCAGAGCTACCTTTATGAGGCATGTCTACATTGAGCAAGAACTGCTAGAATTAATTCCATCCAAGTACTACGGTGTCAGTTTCCACAAATCGACCGTGGGCGGCGAAACATTCTACTACTTTGACTGGATCTGCATAGAACATGTATTCAGAATCGACCCTAGTGCTCCGCTGCCAGAATTAGACTAATTAACATCCAACTTAATCCCCGAAAACACTCCTTCCAAGTACTCAAGATTTAACTGACTCATGGCATCACCAAGGCTCGTCAATTTTCCGCCTGGATACTTCTTCACCAGAGTAAAGAATCTGCGGTGAGTCTCAGAATTATCAGGAACGAACACTACAATATTATATGGAACTCGATCAATCTCTAATTCACCTTGTGTCTTCTGCTGGACAACCATAATGTCCCAATCATAAGCTTCTGGCGGAATACTATCGTTTAAATAGTCACCAACGATGCTTTTCAAAATATTTGGCAGTTTAGCTTGATCGATTTCTTGCCGCCAATTTTCTGTAGTCAATGTAATCATAGCTTCGCTCCCGGCTTCATTTTACCATCTGGACCGTACCACGCATCATGTACTTCGTCCATTAGTCTATGGATGGCCTCGGCATAAACAAAAGTCCCTTCACCGTCCCTGTCTTGCAAGATAGTATTTAGCCTAGCTACCTTCTCACGAAAATCATCTAGGTTGAAACTCACTATGCACCGTCCTTTCTGACGACTTCGACTTCGTGTGGCTTAAAACTGGCCAGTGTAATAATGAAACTACCAACAGCCTCCGTAGGATTCTTACCACATCCCCAGACGCCTGTATTAGACTCTAGGCATGCGTGATAGTCATTTAAACGCTTTGTAACGATGATTTTCACATTATGCCCCTAATCAGCAACCGTAATCCAAGTATTCTCATATTCAAGACACAGTTTAGCATCTGAAATTGCTTTGTCAAGAGTATAACCATTTTCTGGCTTGTACTTATTATTCCCACCTGCCAGGTTAGACGTAAACCGATAAGTACCCATCACTCCATCTCCACCAACACCTTTTGGGGCCGAGAGTACCGCTACGATGACATATTTGGCTTGGCTCCAAATCAGACTCCTAGCCTCTTCCTCGTCAACTTCGGGATCAGCCAGATAAGCTTTGATGGTGTACACAACAACACCCAGCTTTTCGGGTGGCTCAGCCAGAACCCTAGGAGCATAAACGCCGAACTGGCCACGATGTGCTCGGACATTAACGTGTCGTACACCTTCTCGCCTAGCCAGACCTCCGGAAACACAAAGCAGAGCCTCTGGAAGATCAATGTAAACCTGCCCCAAAGTACCAAAGTCGGTTTGCTCGATCCTGGCTAGCAGCGCGGTCAAAAAATTATTGCGATGCATTACTCCGGTGCCGATAGGCATCTTGTCGAACGCGGTACAAACATTTGAAACGCTAATTTCGTGTACGGTCGTCATAATTTTACTCCTGAGTAAGAATTTCTGCCGGACTGTATACTGGAAAGCCATCTCCCCAATTACGCCACAGCCCCACCTTCACTTCCCATGTGTAGTTAGTGCTCACGCCAGAATCGGTCTGCTTCTGTACAACATAGGCATCCGCCTGCCGGTCCATGATAAGATCCCACAATGCGCTAACTGCATACTCTGGTGTAGAACCAAAAGCCTCTACGCTGTGGGGTGAATAGATATTTCCTTTGTGTGTTGACTTGATATCAACAGCTTTGCATAACCAAGAACCACGATTCCTTAGTTCTAACGTGATCCGCGTAATTAGTTCCAGCCTCCGAACAATCTCGCTAGTAGTCATTTTATCTCTTTAACAGCCTTAAGAATATAAACATCCGTAAACCACTTCCAATGTGCGGCTTTCCACAATTCGGGACGAAACAGGTCTGACCCTGAAGGTGAATAAGCTACAGATTGTTTTCTGACTAATTTGACAACATGGTGTATATGCTCTCTATACCAACTTGTGGCTAAACCTGCAACTCGAATCTTATCTTCGTCTCCAAGGAGCGCGAACTCGACCATGTCAAACCTCCAGTACTTTATTGACAGCCTGAATTTCCGCTATGTAAATAAGTTCACCAATATGCTTACCAAGAAGCTTTTCAGGCTTGATTCCGGTCCTGACAGCGCGTTCTGCTCTGGACTTCTCAGCAGCCTGAATAACTTCCACTGGCTTCACGCTCTTGATGGCTGCGTACACCTTCAGGATATGCTCGCCAGTTGTCTTATCCTCACTACTAGGCCGACGTCCACGGCCATCAGCTTCCACGATTTCAATCAGCCTGTACATGTCCGTGGTAGGCTTAGAAACCTGATGAACAAACTGCACAAGCTTCTTCGTGGACATTTTCTTGACTTCATGTGCCCGCATGTGCTGACTCATGGCCAAACGACCAAAGTGCAGATACTCAGCAGGCAGCTTCAGCCGGTCACACAGGGCGTCAACCAGTTCAACCCTGGAATCATGGCCGTAGTGCTTAGGAAGTTCGCTCTTAGGTGTCACTCCCTTACCCAGATCATGCACCAAAGCGCCGAACCTGGATACTGGATCGCTGCACTGAATCTCATCCAGAACCAGCATTGTGTGCTCAAACGCGCTACCTTCTTGGTGATGAACCTTTGGCCCGGCCGGAACATCTACAAGGGCCTGAACCTCGGGAAAATGCACGTGCAGAACTCCAAGATCAAGCAGCGTTCTGAAAAATACGGACGGCTTGATACCAGACTTGAAAAACGTCTTGAGCATCTCGGCTGCAACTCGTTCGCCAGACAGTGAACTGATTTCTTGAACCAGGGATTTAGCCATTTCTGCCGTCTCGTAAACCATACTAAATTCCAGCGTAGCTGCAAACCTAGCGAGCCTGTAAACACGGAGTGGATCTTCGGCGAACGCTGGACCCACAGCACGAAGCACCTTAGCCTTCAGATCATTGATACCGCCAAATGGGTCGGTGTACTTTCCGTCCGAATCCATAGCAATAGCATTAATTGTAAAGTCACGGCGAGCTAAATCTTGCTCAATCGTTACGTCTGGCCCGAAGTCGCAGACAAATCCTGTATGGCCTGCACCGGTCTTAGTTTCCTTGCGAGCAAGAGCGACTTCATTGCCATTGGCATCGAAAAATACCGGGAAAGTGGCTCCTACGGGATCACCATACATAGCTTGGGCTTGCTCATAGGTAGCGCCCACAAGAACATAGTCGATGTCCTTGGGCGTTCTACCGAGAAGCGTATCCCGTACGGCTCCACCAACTTTATATAGCTTAGTCGTCATATGAGTAATATACCATAAATTATTATGGAGTCAAGAACTTTTAGTCCCAAGATTCGGATTCTTCGTCCCAGCCCTTCTCTAAGAGTGTTTCTGGCTCAAACGTGTAGCCTAGTTTCTCGGTGATCTCTGCTAAAGTAACATCGTGCTCTGGGCGCTTCACGCCTCCGCTACGCCATATCTTAGAAAAATAATTTCTGGCTATAAACTCTTCACCGTCGCCTAGGTCTAATTCTGCTTTCACTGCTACGCAGGCGAATGTGATATTTTCTTTTCGAGTCTTCTCAGCGTTTAGGTAGTGAGTATATACCATGCCCCGATCACATACATGGTGAAAATCCATCACGGCTGATTCTTTTGTGTCTGAATTTACAGTTGCCCATTCGGTCTTGGGCGAGCCTGGCATAGCATATCTGCACAGAAATCTCATGACTTTCCTTTCTTGTGATTACCCGCTTTTCGAATAATTTCGGCCATACAGGCAACAATCTCATCGTCTCCGAATCCTGGATTAGATTGAACTCCATTTTTAAACATCAAATCTCGAAGATTTCTGCGTAGTTGTGCATAGGCTTCGATGAAACGGTCGTTAGACATAGTCTGCTCCTTGACTTCAACTATACGACCAGTCAACCTACGTCTAAGATTACGTGCCTCTGCATTGGCTTGCTCTAAAGTATAATACTGATAGTCATCAGCTAACTTCCAAGCTGTTGGATCATCTGCATGATCATACTCCCAACGTTTCCATATCTGGTATTTCACGGCGTAATCTCCTCAAAAGCCGTAGTTGGCATACTAACAGTCTGGCCATTTTCCTTAGTGACAAACCACGTACTACCGTATTGGTGCTTGATAACCGTACCTTCTCCGCGCTCACCTGAAATTAGCAAGTATTTTACTTTGCTACCTGGACGAATCACGGCGTAATCTCTTCGGTAGGCAATCTGCGGATAAAATAGCCCATCTTTTTGAGCCTGTCTTCAACTTGACTCCACAGCCATTTATTATTAACCTGTCCATCCAGCATAGAAAACAAGTACGAAGCGCACCATTTAATCCGTAAATCACTTTGGATCAACAGTGCTTTGTCCTTTCTGGACATTTCAGGTTTATTCTTTGTCTGATCATACAAAATATCCTGGGCGTCTACAGCGTTGTCATGCACAGTTGCAAATGCCGCGCTGACTTCGTCTTCTAACAATCTCGGTACATTAGCCAACTCTGGGGGCAGATCCTTGATCATATTCTCAAAAGTACCGTCCCTAACCGCCTCAAATACTGCTCTGGCTGACATCCTAGATAGAATCCTGGCCAGTTGCATGTAGTCGTCGCGCTTTATCTTAACACGCAATTGGGCTTTTGGCCAAAATACCACCCAACCCTCCTCGTCAGTCGGCCTGCCTGTAGGCTTAGAAGCTAAGTCCAAAAGCTCTTGAACACTGGTCACTTGAACCGATTTAACTACCTGAAAACCGTGATCTTCGCCCCAATTGACTACTCGATTATAGCCAAAGGAATGTCCCGTCGAATTTTCAATCACACCGATCAAAAATAGCCCCTCAATACCGTGATAGTCCACGATAATACGGTTATCGGGATAAATGATCTCAAATACTAGGGTGATTCCTCGATCTTGACCAAAGCCATTAATAATGCCTACTCTGTTAGAAAATTCCTTGTGCAACCAATTCGTTGCCCAGGTGGCTTGATCACTCTCGAAGCTGCCTCGTGTGGCAATCCGGTACATTTGGGTTAACTCGTCCCAATACATAATGCCAAGACTGCCGTCAAGCTTCTCAGTGACTTCAAATTGACCAAAATTTGTATAATCGATATCGGGATTCTCACCATAATTGAAAAACTTACTAAATCCCCTGGCCACTACCTTTTTAGTTACCTGGTTAACAATCAGGCCACGAGCAGCCATCGTGTACTCGTCCCAGGCGCGATCAAATGTACAAGTGTCTGTGTAATTGTAGATCGATAACGGTCCACGATCTCTACGACTAATCAGCCCCCTAGCTACCCGACTTTCTAGCTGCGTAATCAGTTCTTTAGACATGACTTTTCTCCTTGAGTTACTAGGATTATACCATAATATAGATTACAGTCAACATAAATTTTTAGTAAATAACTCTTGACTTCAGTCTTGAGACATGGTAGACTGCTCACATGAATCGAATAGCATCATATGAGGATTTGCTGCACGAAGCACAGACGCTATCAAACCAAATTTCCTATGAAAATTTTGTACAATCTGTATTACTCCTAGGTCGGCTTAGCATAAGTACATACGAGACAAAGCTAGATATTCATCAAATTCAAACTTTGTTAATTATTGCTGGGACTAGGTTAACACACGTAGAATCCGAGAGAATTCGCATGGACTTCGAGTGCAAAATTCGTGAATTAGAAAGGAAACTGGGTTAAAACAAATTATCTGTCCCGAGGGGAGGTTAGGTTGCCGGACACCGAAACCTAGGGAGACGCTGGGCTCGTCAGGGCCTTTCAGCGGGCGGGCCAACCTGTAAGGGGATATGTCCCCGAGGCTGAGCTAGGAAATCTAATCTTCCGGCTCCGAATTTGGCGTGTAGGGACAGATATTTTAACTTGGGTCGGCTGGAAACTTGGTGGAGGCCCGTTGAAAATAACCTCAACCAGCCGACCCAATTATGAGAGGATAATCATGAACACTGTACTGCGAGAATCAATCTATCCTGAGATTTCAAGACTTTTAGATATTGTTGACCGTGAACGCGGCAATCTATCTGGTGAAGACATCCTATTAATCAGAACCAGATTGGTTCAAACTCAAAGGCGCCTCTGGACTAGTCCAAGGAATCAAGGAAAGTAGTTGACATTTAAACTTAGATGGCGTAAACTGTTTAGGGATTAAATCCAGGGAGAATGATATCACATACGTTAAGATAGCGAACGCACGGTTAAAAGCTTGAAAAACGGAAATAACATGGAAGACATAAAACAAATCCTTGATGCAGTACCTACAGGACTTCCAGATCCTGACATAACAGTAGACGAAACGGACGGCGAAATCCTCGTAGAATACTGTATCCACAGCCGTAAACTCGTAACACTGAGCATAGGGCCAACCCTAATTTCATGGGCTGCGCTGCTTGGTGAAAACTCGTTTCATGGATCTTTTCCTCGCACAGATAAAATGCACAGAAATCTTTACATGTGTTTAGAGAAATTAAAAACTGAAGGGAGCGACTAGGGTGTTTTTCTGGTGTCATCCATTGTCAAGCAGGGGTGCAGCCGCTGGACAACCTCATAGCCGTAGTTGAGCGGCAAGACCAGCGGAATTCAAACCAGAGTATACGGACGAACACCATAAAGGGACGTGCGAACCATCTCAAAACAAAATTTCTTCTTGACATTCAAACATCAACCGTGTATAGTATCAGCATAAGAGACAAACGACTCGGAAACGAGTCAAAACTATAAAAAACTAGGCCAGTAGTGATCCCAGTAGTCGGCTCTCCTCGAAAACGGTTAGACAGGCTGAAGGCGAGCACCAGCGCAAAGTAGAGTGCATACCGATACCACTACTGGCCTATAAATATAACTAACCAGGTACTGCTACGAATACATCTCATAAATAGAACAGACTATCTGGTTAGTTAAAAATATTTGGTCAGTCAGCTATTTTTATCAACAATTTGAAGGCTGACTGACCAAATAAATCGTGCAGTCCAGCGGCTGGCAACTGGCCGTATCCATGAGCGATCAACAGTCTAGACTCTTGTGCTGTGTCAAAAACGGAGATAAGCAACACAAAATTGTTCGCTCCACCTAGAAATGGACCACCGGGCTGCTCCAAGAAACGGCGATGCGACAAAAGCCTCAAAGCCGAGATCTGTGACACGGGAAAACAAGCCTAGCCATACACTAGTTAAAGCTAAGCTTGCTGGGAATTTTCTCCTCTGTAGCTCACGACAGATATCGCCGGAAATAAACTATGGCAGAAACATCAGTCAATAAGTGGATCTGATCAAGACTAAGTTCTGATCTAGTCGTCTAAAATCGACACGCGAAAGACGAGTGCAAAAGTGCCACACGCGAGGTCGATGTAAATGCCATATCTTTAGTCTGCACGGCGAAGGGACGGGATGGTTACCCGAAGATCAACTCTGATCTAGAACAAGCATGGCCAGTTCTCCTTTTATGCTTGGAATTCCTTCGCTGTGCTTTTAGGCCAGAAAGAATCAACATGTACAAAACATTACAGCTACAAATCCTCATAGCTAACATTCAGGCTAACCTTACGTTAATATCCAAAACGCTTGGCTCCACTACAGCCAATGACCTGGATGACCTCAAGACAAACATCGACCTGACGCTGGAAAACATTGATGAGAATAGTCCTTGGGAATGTTTTTAATTTTCCTGGTATTATCTGTGTAACTACCAACCTGGGCTGGAATAAACACGGGCATAACATCATGGGCGCGGGGTTAGCCAAGGAAGCTGCGCGACGCGACCCAAAACTTCCTGAAATCTACGGTAACTTTTGTCAAGAAAATAGAAATATCCAGCCATTTCCACTATTTAAACACACAGGCACCAGACAGTATGTCTGTGTACCCACCAAGGCACTAAATCCGAATGCGCCGCATCTATCATGGCAACAGGACTCGACACTCCAATTAGTCAAGCAATCTGTCCAGCAACTTCCAGATTTCTGTGCTGGATTCGCTACCGACCAGGTACTTGTTGTACCCTTTGGATGCCGTAACGGTAAGTTGAAATCAGAAATCGTACTGCCGTGGCTGATTAATTTCTTGACAAACGCTGAAACAACCTCTATAATTCCCTTGCAATTTGTTTTAGTAACTGACCACCCAGGAGATCTACAGTATGCCTGAAGTTGAAGCGCTTGACTCACTGGTGTTACTCCGCAGTGATTATGAGCGTGGCTGGGAAGCCGCCATGTGTAGTTGGACCGAGAGTCAAATGAACCAGGTGGTCCCAAGCGATGATCGCAGGCGGATTGCCTTTTTAGGTGGTTACAACGCAGCAAGGAGACTACTGAGTCAGGGCACGGAGTCCTTTGAACAGTGGGCGAAAGAGAATGTGCTATGACAAACCTTCCTAATCTCGCCAAACAATCCATGCGTAAACAGCCCCTGGCTAAAGCCAGAGGCTGTTTACTTTATCTCTAGATTTTGGTGAGACATGTCTGCATTAATGCTAATACTTATATCCCTAGGCTGTGGCCTGTGCGTTGCAAGTATTCCTACTATAATTTACTTGGGCTACCAGTACGACGCTATGCGTGCTGCGCTTCAAGAAGTCTATGACAACCTAGGACCAGAAGCGCCAAACTGTGGATGCACTGGATGTAGCTACGAAATAACTGCTGCCCTAAAGGCAGTATTGCCATTCGTGAACCAGCACTACAAAAAGAAGGCACCAGGATGAGCACAGGACTTATACTAGGCAAGTTCGTGCCTCTGCACAAAGGGCACGAACACCTGCTACAGGAGGCTATAAACCAAGTTGACTTACTATTCGTAGCGATTTATAATCGTCCTGACGTAACCAACATTCCGGCATTTGTACGAGCAAACTGGATCAAGCACAAATTTCCAAATGTACAGATAGTGATCTGCCAGAATCCTCACCAGTTCGGCCCTGAACATTCCAAACTGCATGTGAAATACATCGAAAAAGTGTTTGGAAAGGCCAATATCACACATCTATTCTCTGGCGAAACTGATCACCGCGAGGCCATAGCTAAGTCTCTCGGGGCTGATTTGATTGTCATACCGCGCACAGAAATACCTGTGAGCGGCACAGAAATCAGATCGAACCCAAAAAAGTACAAAGATTATCTTGACTTAGACATACTCACAGAGTATAATCACTGGCAGAACCAGCCTAAGGAAAACACCCTGTAAAGGAATAGCGTGGCTCATCCACTAAACAGTGTGCTCTATGCACAATACCAGGATTTTCGTTTGACTGACATCGACAATTTGTCTTATGTCACTTGGCTAGAACATCGCTTAGACCATCTGACTGACTGAAACCGGATCGCATTTAGCCCAGGTATCTGCTGGCATTGTAGGTTGGCTCAAGGAAAACGACGAACGAAATCACAGAGGTGTAAAAACTACTTTGCAAAAAGCTATTGAATTATGAAACGACATCGAACAACCCTCAAACAAGGAGCCTAACAATGTCTGAACAAAGTTCTAAAACTTGGTACCTATTCGGCCGACGCTGGAAGCGCTATGCCTCGCCCGATTTCTTTGTGCATCCGTCTGCGCTGGGTAGCATGGTTACGACTGATCACAGAACTACTGTCATCCCTACCCGCGACCTGGCTATCAAGGTGACTGTCGAGAACTCAGTCTATAGGTATGCACTTGTATCCTGCCAAGTCCCTATAGACAAATTTGACAAGGAAAAGGCCGACGCTGACCTAAACGCTAGACTGGATTTATCTAACAAGGAGTCCGAACAGTCATTGTATCTCGGGGTCTATGGGAAAACTCCGCTTTATGGCTCTGGCACCTACCCACAGGACATGCCATGGCTTATCGAAACGCTCATTGACCAATTCGGAGCATTGAACCCGGAAGGTAATACCGAAGGGCTAGATGCACTCGCATTTACCATAGGCGACTTAGATACACAGGATCGGCCGGAAGCTGAATTTGCCCTCAGCATACTCGATGAGCAGGTTGAAAGCTCCTATACTAAGCTGGATACTCTGCTTGCCCTGGCCTCAGTAATCGATAACCGACGTCCAGGCTTCACAATCGAATCTGGATCTGGAACAATCACTATACGAACCCTAGGCGACGTGCTAGAAGAAACTGACGCGACTAAAATTCAAGCATGGCACATTTTTATTCAGGATTTTGAGGAACTAACTGAAGACGACCTGCTCATTACTGTGGGTAACCCATTAACTGGTATTTTTGCAATAATTGATCCTGGAGAGAAACTTTGAACCAAACAAGCAAAGAAGACTACAATCTAGCGGCAACTATTTTGATAAAAGAAAGTAACATAATTCAGAATAAACTGTTGGAGAGATGCATTGCCGAAAGTGAAAAGAGAAACTTAGGAGATATAGCTGCGACTAGTCTTTTTATGGCTGCAACATCATTATTGGCATCGTCCGGCATAGCCGCAGGCATGTTCACTGTGCCCAAAGAAAGCATTGCCAAAATGCTCAAAAGCAGCATCGATCAACTGCTTCAATCGGCCATAGAAGAAGCTAAGTTTACTTTCGGGGTTGACCTTGAAGCAAGTCTACAGATCAGGGAGAAGCTAGATGACAGTGGCTTGTAAATCTGAAAATATGCCTATACCGATCAACATGAATGGGCGGGTGTATATTACCGAAATCGATGGAATCGGCGTACAGCGGTTTCGAAAGAACAGGGCCGTAGAAAAACTATTGAATTTAGCCACGCAACACGGTTTTGGAATTAATCAATTAAGTTTAGAACAGCAAAATGGCACCCTGACCAAGGCTGAGCTACAGGAACTGTATAGACTCATCGGAACATCCGTAGACCACTACGCCGATGTATTTCACAATCAGGATATTGACAATCCACTGTGGGATATTGAGCCATGATTATAGGCATATATACATCTCTGGCTTTACTACTCATAGCTGGACTTATGCTATATCAATATGCTAAATATACGAATAAATTTACCTCATGGTCTAGGCTGTGGTTACTGCACAAATGCTACATGTTTGATGATCTTAAAGAGCAGTCAGACGGTATTTTAGACTCTTACTGGCTATTTACACGCTGGAAGTCGGCTAATGCATTAATCATCGAGGCTGATTCTCGTTGGGCTAGACGGTATGGTAAAAACTGGAAGGCTATTGTCGAATCAGACATTATAGTTAATTCTTTGGCTTGGTGCATGACCGAACGCATGCAGACAGAAAATGCTATTCATGTTGGTACGGGCGGGAAATACGCTGAGGTATACAACTTACTCTATGAGGTGAACTAGTGTCTGATAGATACAAAGGCATTCTGGTAACATTTGAAGATAACTTACATGAGGATCATTCTAACGCCATCATGGCTGCGATTAAACTGCTCCAAGGAGTAGTTGCTGTCGAACTTATTAGAACAAATTTTGACGACGTGATCGTCAAGAACCAGGTACGTCACGAACTTGGCCAGAAACTTCTTGGCATTATATACCCGACCAAGGACTAAAAATGGGCTACGCTGATATCGAGAACCTATACAAAAACCAGGATGTATTGCTATTCAAAGAGGTATACGCTCTAGAAAAACTCCATGGGACTTCGGCACACATTTTGTGGAAAGACGGCCAGTTGACTTTCTTTTCTGGCGGAGAAAAACACACTAACTTTGTAGCATTATCGAAGACAAAATACGCGAAGGCGATGTACTCCGACCGCCAATTGAAATCAGAAAAAATAATGGCGAGCGAATCGTAGCGAAGTACAAAAATACTGAATTTGAAGAGACGGCCAAGCCACGCAAAGTAGTTGAAGGCGCGACACTGGCTGTACTCCAAGAAGCTAACGCCATTGCTACCGAGTGGGTAACACCCATGAGGCTGACTCATGTGCTAGATGCTTTGGCTGGAACTCATAGTCGAAAAATGAGAATAGAGGACACTGGGCTGGTAATCAAAGCTGTGTTGGCTGACGTAAAGAAAGAATCTACGGGTGAGATTGCTTGGTCGGCCGAAGCTGAAAAGGTTGTTACCCGGTCTACGACTGTAATGTTCAAAAGCAGAATTAGTGCCATACTGGAGAAATTTTGATGGATGAAGCCACATTTAATGAGCAAGTCAAAAATCTAATTGACAGTTTTGAATCTAATAAAACGACTCGCCTTGAAGTATATGTCAATGGCGAAAGAGTGGGACTATATAATCATAAAACTAGCCAGGCTGGATTAACTTATGATCTTATATTTGAAACCACGACACTCCGACGATTCGCGCCATGGGCTGTAATCCAGGGTCTCGGTGCCATAGCGAAAATCAAATCTACCTAGGCACCGTGTCCACACCACGATGCTTAGACCTAGGAACTGGCACCCACAATATGCTGCCAACGTTACCAGCCTTGGCCGCAGCTTTTAAGCCTGTACTATCCTTGCCTTCGTGAATTTGCTTACGATCAAAATCACGATACCCATTCACAGGCTTATGCCTTATTTACATGTGATTATAAATATCACTAGAACTTAGACTTAACTATCCTAACTTTTTAGAACATCACGAGCGGTAAGGAACCTAAGTTACAGTCCCCAAGATGGGCATAACCGCCCTTTTCGCCTACGTTATAGAGTTCATGATAGGTCGGGCCTCGCGCTACGACTGAATAACCTAGCATTTGCTGGAATGCCAAGAACGGATCGAACGTAGTAGACACCCTAAAAGCAAACTCATTGGCATAGGTCTGCATGTGCTTCGAGCTTACACCGTGATGGGTGCCAATAATCCACGCCCGAAAGTTCCCAATGACCTGGTGAAATGCTGGAAGCACACTATCGGCGGCCATTCCGTGAGCTTCACTGATAACGTGGTGATCGTAGTAACCACCCAGGTTTTGATAACTCGCGTGGGCATCTGTGTAAACAATACTCCCAGGTGCTACGGTATCGTAAACGAAGCCAGCTAAGTGCTCTTCCGAACGATTAGGCACGATTCGTAGACGTACCCGAGTCACATAATAATCCGGGAAGTGCTTCTTCTTTTCCTTGCGTTCTCTGAGTTCGATAGCACCGGCCAATACAATTTTACCTTTCGGACCTTTATTGATGCCCTTGGGCTGTTTCTCGCCCCAAAGAAGGGCTTCATCAACTTCGACCATACCTTCCAGAGTATACGGATTTGGGTCCACAAGACCGAAACGCAACTTGTGCAACATATTGAATACGGTTTTGTAACTTACAATGCGCGAACGCTCCCAATACTGATACGCGCTAATTCCAGGCTTGAGCGTAGCCATAAACCATGCTGCCAAAAACCACTCCGTTAAAGGTATTTTGGAACTGTGCATCACGGTTCCAGCCGTCAAGTAAGTCTGCTTGTGACAGTATTTGCACTCGAAATATAGGCGCTTGTCATTCCAATCAGGCTTATCCGTTATTTGCCGGTAAATTTAACATTAGCCCTATCATAGACTTAACTAGCCCTAACTATTCTGCTATAAGTAGCCTAGACCCACGCCTGAGAGGTGGGCATATCCGCCGTGTTGGCCCACGTTATAAAGCTCTGGGTAAGTTGGACCGCGAGAAACGAGCGAAAAGCCCAACATTAGCTGAAACGCTAGAAACTGGTCGTAGGTATGCGAAACTCGAAATGCATACTCATTGGCATAGGTTTGAAGATGCTTCGGGCTGACACCGTGATGCGTACCAATGATCCACGCCTTGAAATTACCAACAATGTGGTGGAAGTGCGGAAGTACGCTATCGGCGTCCATCCCACGGGATTCACTAACAATATAGTGTTCATATAGAACGTCTAAATGTTGGTAGCTCGCATGAGCATCCGTGTAGACCATGCTTCCCTCTGCCACAGAATCGTAGACGAAGCCTGCTAACGATTCTTCCGATCTATCGGGTACAACTCGAAACCTTACGCCTGTAGCATAGTAATCTGGAAAATTCTTCTTTTTCTCTGATCGGTGTCTGAGTTCTACAGCACCAGCCATAATGATCTTACCTTTGGGGCCTCTAGTTCCTTTGGGCTGTTTCTCGCCCCATACGAAGGTTTCATCGACTTCGACCATGCCATCGAACAACCGTTGATTCGGATCTACTAGACCAAAGCGTAGTTTATGAAGCATGCTGAATACTGTTTCGTACTTCTTGATAATTGACCGCTCCCAAAGCTGATAGGCACTGATTCCTGGCTTGAGCGTGGCCATAAGCCAAGCGGCCCAAAACCATTCGGTCAGAGGTATCTTAGAACTGTGCATGACCGTTCCGGCCGTGGCATAGGCTTGATACTTACAGTATTTGCATTCAAACGCTTTTCTACCTGGTCGCCAATAGGCTTCTTGTGATCCATCATGCGGGCACGTAAAACCATCGGGCCAACGCAGCGCAATCAAATACTCAAGACAGGCTTCCTCGTTTGGAAACATCAACAGGAATTCACGGTCTGTCCTTGGAAATGGTAACTTACTAGACATTACTCATCCGATCAACTAGGTTAATTGGCCTAAAATCCAGCATCAGCCTCGTTACATACTCGTTTGAAGCACTTCTGTGGGTTAGCAAATGGATACCACTGCCCGCCCTTAGCAGCACAATCAGCCTTTGCCTGAGCATAAGGGTCTACTGGCTGTGGCAAAGTTATATCAGCGCTGTTACATACTCGTTTGAAGCACTTATTGGTAGATGAGTCCCAGCGTCCACCAATTGCAATGCACCTTTGTTCAGTCGTCATCCTAATAGCTTTTGTACTAAACATGCTCTGTTCTGCTGAAGTCTTAACTTTCATCAATTTATCTGACAGTTTAACAGCGGGGGCAGGCTTCTTTTTCTTCTTCCAGAATGATGCGTCCAAACCTGATATATCCGCGCTCTCGGGTATGTAGATTGACATGCCATTTTCTCCTAATTATAAATTTACAAGTAACGTGCCTATTGTAAGTCTAGCACTATTTACTAGATACTGTCCTTGACAAAACATATAACTTGCTTTTGATATGCTCATACAGGTTGAATTATGAGCGAAAATAAAACAGTCGTGTTTGTCTCAATGAAAAGGCAAACACGACTGTTTATTTGCGGTACTACGGACTTACTGAACAATCACAACTTTCTCCGTCGAAGTTGCTTCTGTCACTCCGTCGGTTACATAGACAGAAAATAACCAAGTTCCTCGGGCTGTCGGCAGAAAAGAATCGGTAAACGAAGTAATCGTCCCCGGATTTGACATAGCATGTTGAGTTCCAACAGTGGTCGTAGCAATCGTACTCGGACGCCACCGAATATCGGTTTCAATAATTGTAGTTACTGGTGGATTTCCAACAAACCACTCAACTGTCACAGACTGATTGAGTGAAATAACAGTAACCAGTGGGGCAACATACACGGGAAGGCTACTAAAGGTGCCATCATTACTAGCGTCACCTAGGGGCACGTAACCTCCAAAATCGAGCAATACACTCGGCGTGCTATCGGCTACTACATTGGCGGCCTGAACATAACCAGTTGCTGTTATTCCTGATAACCCTCCGCCGCTGTTTGTAATGTTAGCAAGGGGAATCTCAAATATGATAGCATTAGCATAAACCTCGCCAAGACCATCAGTAATTACTGTGGTGGTAACGTTATTAGTCCCAGTGAATTTGCTCACAAGAGGTTCATATCCAGTAAGATCCCCATTAAACGCGAACCTCTGTGTAGCTCCACTGGCCTGAATCTTAAAAATATACTGTATGGTGCCAGACACGTCAGGAACACCTCCTGCGGTCAATACTAAAGCCACATACAGGCTATTCTTGTCTCGCAATAAGCCCATACTACTGATATCTCTCTCGCTACTGCCTCCGACGGCATCACCTGTTAGATCAGTAAGCCAAACTCCACTAGCAAGAAGTAAATTCTTCGGCATAATACCCTGGCTATTTACATCGTCCAACCTGACATCACTTACAGACGGAACTACTAGTGTTTGAAGTCCTGGCACTGGTGCTGCACTGGACGACCCGCCGCCACCTCCACAAGCACTAAACAACAGGGCCACCGAAAACCCGTATATCACATTTCTAAGCATCGAAAATTCTCCAGCAATAGTCAATGAATCCGCGAAGCTAAACAATTATTGCAATCTAAGGTCTATACCAGCAAATATAGCTTCTGAGTAATCACCCTTGGCCGTGACATTTGTGGCCAGTCGCCGCCGTGTAAGAACATGCACAATAGACGACTTAGGGTTCGATGCTGGAGCGACCATGACACGTACAAACTCGCCGTAGCTAAACGCTGACATTCCCTTACTTGCAACGATTGACCAGCCACCGCCGTCTACACGGGAAGCCTGCATCTGTTATAGCTTGCCTGACTGCGTCTACCACCCGTTGCACATCAGCGGAATATGTTTTCGACGCGCCCTCGGTGGGATCGGCCTCGCGCATAGTTGCTACGGACGAGCAACCACCTAAAAACGAAATTAAAACAATGGCCAAGAACATTGCCTTGCCCATACCGCCTCCTTGCCCGAAGGCAAATAAAAAGGACAGACGCGAACGGCGTACTGTCCGTCACCGGGCAAGGTGGGGAGCAAGCATAGCCGCCGCGCCTGTCCCCAATGGACAGGGCGGGGCTTGCTCCCCGAGGAGAAAACAGAGTTTCTCCCTATGTACTACAGCCCGGTGACGTAACTTGAAGTAGGATAAAGAGCCGGATGGCAGCTTGTCAATAGGAACCTAGACGGTGCTAGGTTCAACCGATAGACTCAGGCCGGACGAAACGCGGCTCAAATTATCTAGGAGTAAAATTATGAGCGCGAAGTTGAAAGGTTGGTACATAGTCTTGCACGACATCCCCGCCGTCTATAAAGGACTACCAATTAAGGTAGACCATTATGGAATTTACGACGGTGCAGGACATTATTATCACAACTCGCCAAACAACAGTAATGCAGGTGTCGCGAAAGTTACAAAGGCTGAATTCTTCAAAACATTCATAGAAGATCACGGAGGAAGAATTGAAGCCGTAAAATCCGGGGCTGTTACGGCGGGATACCCTAAGAGTCCAGAACATGCTAACCAAATTATTGCACGGGCTGAAGCACTGATTAATGTTCAGTGGACAAAGAGATTCAACTGCGAACATTTCAAAAACATGTGCTATTACAAAAAAGCATATTCTACACAAGTACAAAAGAAAGTAATCCAACTCGCTACTTCGGCTTCTCTAGCAGCACTGACTTTGTACTTCATATTCCGCAGGGAAAAGACTAGTGACTAATTTGTCTTATGAGTGCCCTCGTACATTGGCATCGATATTTTCCCTGGGCCGACGAAGGCCAATAACTGAAATATGCTATAAGCGAGTAAGGCGCTTATACCGATAACTCCCAGCGTCTTCATAAAATGTCTCCTGACTAGCTGTGTTTGAAACTGACGATGAAACCTCGTAAAAATGCTAACTCAGGATTAGCCCTATTGGGTCTGCCCCGGACATATCGTGCGGGATTAAATGCCGCAAAGGGCATTTATTGGCCTTTTTAGGCTAACCTAAGCCTTACCGGCAAATAACGGATAAGCCTGATTCCAATAGCCTTCGTGGGACTCACAGTGCGGGCATACGAAGCCATCTGGCCACCGTAGCGCGGTTAAGTATTCAATGCACGCATGGTCATTTGGAAACAATTCGTAGAACTCATAATCAGTTCTTGGAAACGGTAATGTGCTAGACATCTCTAACTCCAGTTGGTTATGTGGCAATTGCTATTTGAAGTCTAGCACTATTTGAGGACGCCCGTCCTTGGCTCCAAGTAACTTCTTGCCTTTTTGAGTTGTTTCTGATATCCTGTTGGCACTCGGTCGCACGAGTAGGGAGCACGCCAGCACGTACCCGCCCAGAGGACGGGGACATAGCGTGCTCCTTCCCTATTGATACTCGTGCGACCGAGGGGAAGTACCAATCAGCGGCGTACCCGCCTTTCTCATGGAAGGACGATTACGCCGCCTCTCGGAGGGAGGCAGGATATGGGACAGTGGGCACTAGGAGGTTTATGCGCGGCGTGGTTAGCTTTAGCCGGATGCGGTAACAGCACGCCCGCAGCATCAGCCACACCAGACGTGACAGCCATTGCTGAACTTCAGCATAAGATCGATGCACTACAACGAGAGTTGAACGCCACCAACCGTGCAACACCTGTGACCTCTTCTGACACCGTTGTACAACTTCAACAAGAAAATCAATCGTTAAGAAAGAAACTATCCGTAGCAGAACAAGCTGCTTCTCCCACGCAGTTACGCGACGAATACTTGGCGCTACAACGAGAGTTGGTTTGGGCTGGAATAGCGACAATCCAATCCAGAATTGAGCCCCCAGGCCACCCTAATGGACTAGGCGAGAAGACTATCGCGTCTTTGGCACCGCTACTAGAGAGTATTACCTCTTGGCTTGCCGAAATAACCTCTGCCGGGACTCCAGACAATACGCATAATTACAAGCAACGAGTAGGATTATTAATCGGTGACGGAAGATGGCAAAATGTTTCTAAAGTTACAATCCAAGCGGGGGATCACATAAGAATACGCGCTAAAGGCAAATGGCGATGTGCGTCTGACTGGCGATACCACGGGCCTGAAGGATCATCTGAGGCAGAGTCCTTCGGTGACTCACGCATGTTCCCTGTTGGCAAACCTATGCAACTTCTATTTGGTGTAGGAATTGATCCTGTAAACCCACGCGGAATGGGCGACGCCACCGAATTCATTGCCGACCAAAGTGGACCTTTGGTGCTCTGCCCAAACGTCCACGGACTAGGATGTTCAAGCGGCGATGACTGGCAAGGGCCAGATGGTTTTATGATCGTAGTTATTGAAACTTGGCAACCTTAACCTAGAGCACAGTAAATCAAAGGAAGGATGGAGGCGAACTCCGGGGCGAGTGCCAAGCGTTGTTACAGTTGGTTTTGAAATTAAGCCACTAAAGGAGGCACTCATGGACACGGTAAACATCATTGACCCAACAACTGTTCTTGGTCGTGTTGCCTATGTCATGGGGCATCAGCCAGTGCAGTGGCTTCCGGTTGGCTATGATTTAACTTCACTCGGTAAGTATATCAATACGTTAGCTGTCAGTGTCGGAGGGAAAGACGCTCTGAACTTAAAGCTAAGTGACAATGCCTATCTAGGCGCTGTGGCTTTTATTATTGCTATGTCTGGAGTAAATGACTCCAGGGTTATAGACAACCTACGCCTGGCATTAAAACCGAATACTAGTGAGAAAGTCTTTGTCTAGCCTCGACATATTTAAGATGAGCTTCTTTAGAAAACCAGTCACCGACTTCCCACATCTCTTTTAACGATAGGCCTTCTGATGAAAGGAAACTAAAAATACGATTAGACATCTCATCTTTGTCGATTTCGGGCGGTGACTGAATCATGGGTTTAGACATAATTTAATTCTAGCACTAATATGCACAGTTCATCCTTGACATTATGTACCTATTGTGTATAATGCCTGACCATCATCCAACTTAGGATGACAAATAAATACCAATAATGGAGAAATTCGGTCCAAGAACAAATAAGCTTTGTCCTAAAAAGGAGAACGCCCATGCAGGATAACCCGCTTACCGAGTTGGACCGCAATTTCCTTGAGCTTGGGTTTCGGCTCGGAAATGTACTAGACAGCATTGGTTCCCCGCCCGAAGAACTGCCCAGGTACTTGCGACACGCACGCCGGGCTATGTCACCTGTAGAAATCCCACCTGAAGCGCCACCCAGAGATTTATTATTAGAGACTACACCTATCCGGGCGAGCATGGCTGAACTTCGCCGTGCAGCCCAGGAACAAGGCTGTGTGTTGCTTTGGGATAAGATCATCGGTGAGTTATCACTGACAGCCATCGAAGAAAGCATACTTTGGCTGTTGCTCGCGGCGGATAGCAAAGGCGGGCCTGAGCGAGAAATTACAGCAATATTACCTGCCTTGAGTACCCAGGCGATGGACAGGATTCTAGCTAGTCGTGCCTTGCATAGAAACGCACCACTCATTAAATCCAAGTTGGTTATACAACTTGAAAACGGTCGCTGGCACGAACTCAAAGGCTATCGAGTCGGTGAAGTGCTGCTAACCAGACTCACGGGGCAAGACTACGGCGTGCCTGAACCGTCTTCGAGTGTGGCTCCATGCGCTACTTATACCGATTATTTGGACTTGATATTGAAATGCTGTGAAGCCAGGGCGGGCCGCTGCACAGAACGACCCAGGAGACTACGTAGGCCACCTTGGGCACTCGATGACGACGACGAAGATGCCGAGGCTCAAGACAAGCTATGCAAACTGGAGCGGGCGCTTATCGTGGAACGCGAATCTGCCCGTTGGGACGATACACCGTTACACCATCTGGCCAGGCAGGAACATCTAGCCAGTCCTGAAATTGACGCACTGGTGTTTCTTGCTCTGAATGGCCGGGATACCAGCGATGATAGGCCGTTCTTTATGTTCGGTGGAAATGACGAGCCAGCAGGACGACCCAAAACGCCAGGAAGGCTACTCCTTGAGGTCATGGGTGGAACTAGAGCGGTACGCTTAGACTTGCGCCGCTATCTTTACCCTGAGGCCAGATTGCACACATCTGGCCTTGTGCGAGTTTCTGGCAAGGCAGGACATGTTGAAGCGACAGATTTCTACGTAGACGAAGACTTGGCGCGTTATCTCCTTGGGCATGGAGACGTTGACTTTATAGCCAAGCCTGGGAAATCGGAGCCCGAAGCGATAGAGGCGGGCGGCTCGCTACGGTGTATTCGACCCATAGTGAAACTTGCCGACGTGGTTTTGCCTGATGCTCACCGCGAAACCATCGAAATGACGATTTCAGCCCTGAAGTCTGACCGTTCTTACCTAGCCGATTGGGGGCTGGACAAGAAGATAGCTTACGGAACCGGGCCTGGATTGTTGTTTTCGGGGCTACCAGGAACAGGCAAGACACTCGCCGCGCAAGCCGTAGCCGGTGAACTCGGCTGGCCGTTGCTGACCGTCGATTCCAGCCAGCTAATCAGCCATTGGGTTGGCATGACTCAGAAGCACATCGCCAAAGTGTTCCAAACGGCTAAAGACGACCACGAAGGCAAGGCCGTGCTGTTCTTTGACGAAGCCGATAGTCTGTTCTACGCCCGTAGCGGGACTAGCCACACGTGGGAAGCTCAAGACGTGGCCGTGCTGCTCCAAGAAATCGAACGCTTCAACGGCTGCGTAATTCTAGCGACCAACCGAAAGGAAGCCCTAGACGAGGCACTTATTCGGCGCGTTGCGGCTGTCCTGGAATTCGACTTGCCAGACGAAGAAGCCAGGGAAGCTATCTGGCGCGGGCTACTGGCGGACTGTACCAAGCTAGGTAACGTGAATTTTGAAGAGTTGGCCCAGGCTGAGTTATCGGGCGGGGAAATCAAAAAATCTCTGCTTTACGCCGTGAGACTGGTTGAGCATCGAGGGTTGACTGTACTGAGCCAGGAAGTATTGTTAGAGGCTGTCCAGTCGGTTCTTAAGGACCGTTGGGAAGATGGGCCGGAAGTACGAGGATTTGGGGCGTAACTAAGTAATAGACACATTCCTCGGAAATTACTCCGAGGAATGTGTCTATTAACGTATCAATCGAACAAGTATAGGCACATTTGCGGGTACATGCCAAATAATAGAAAAATAGATTTGTACTCCAGTAGCTACTGCATAAGCAATAACCGCCGCAGCAGCAATCTTGCTCCACCGAAGACTCGATGCCGTGAGTTTCTGACTCTCTGCTGAAATTCTCTGACTTTCTCTTATGTTTTCTTCATGTAAATCCTGAATGTACATTTTAAATTCCTTATCATATTCCGCCTGGCGAGATTCTAAAACTAATTTGCGTCGCTCCATTTCTCCTCTGGCTATCCCACTCTCTGCGACAAAATCAGCATTAGTCAACTCAGCGAGATAATCGTAGAAAGCTATTCGTTCCTTTTCTAACCTCTGGGACGCTGCCTCGACTAGTTTAGCCCTCTGTATACTGCCCATGACGACCTCCCTATAAAGATGGTCGTCTATGTTACTCAAAACACCGTAAAACCCCTTGGACAGGACTTGGCCGTCGATAAGAACCAAGACTAGACATCCTGGCATTAGTGCCCTAAACGGCTTTTGTTAGCTATTTATCGGGGCGTTTAGGCTAACTGGAACCTTACATGTAAATAAGGCATAAGCCTAACCCATTCATAATCGACGTAATACCAAACTGCCAGGTTTTATCTGTGGCATATGCATTGTTCATTCCTCGTAGCGACGGCGCCCCGCTCCAATACTTACCACCAGGTGTCAAGTAGTCTTCCTTGACATGTGACATTACGATATCTACACCGTCGGTGTAGGTCTCAAAAGTCCAAGCTGATTTTGCAGGTGATCTGTCATAAGCGCCGTAACCGAACAAATTTTTCTTGTTTTGTGCTATCCAGGACTTTCCCCATCCAGATTCCCAGGCTGCATGGGCCATGATGTATACAGCGTTGATACCATATTTCTCTTGAGCGGCCACGAAGGCTTCCCCCGTACCCAACATGCCCTTTGCACCTTTCTGCTTAAAATATGTCTCAAAATCTTCAGCAGTAATATCCACTGGCTGAGTCAAATCGGTATCTACAGAAAATTTTGCCATTGCTTCGGCCACTGAATTTTCCTGAGCATGTGCTGTAGATAATAGTAACAACATGGCAGCTAGATATTTAATCATCTTCGGACTATCTCTAAAATTTCTATCTGGCTTTGATCAATCACAAAATAAGAATAGCCACTATATGTTCCTGGCTCATACACCACTGTTCCATCATAGCCACGTTCTTGCATGCGGACCACAACATCCGGATTATCCAATATATTCCATTCAACGCCGCCACTCAGAACTGCAAACTCTGACCAATCTATGTCGTTAGGATCAACATAGTACCTAGTTGAGCCTAGATCAACGACGAACTTGCCATGATCTTCTTGGATGAGCGGGGCAAAAATATAATCCAAATCGCTCTGCCACACTGTAGCCGCTTCGTCCATATCTTGACCGAAAAAGTAAGAGAATTCATTGTTCCAGAACGCGGCGTGCTTATCGTGCTCGGGAAATACTAATGGCCGTCGCAAAATTAGATTAGCAACAATCACATTAGGCCCGAAACCAGCCGCGTCATCGAGATTGTCAGAAAAGAAAAAACCATTCGACGGAACCTTGAAACTAGCAAATAGTATCTGACGAACACCTCCGCGCTTCTCAAAATTCCTGAACACAGCGTGTGTTCCATGATAGCCTAACAGCCTCATCTAGCATTTCCTCTATATGGCGATCCAGGAGCATAGATATGCAAATTTTTATTAATGTGCTCGTTAGCCATCACTGTGCCGTCCTAAAAGCAGGTGAGTCATGCAAAGCTAGATACGTCGGGAGTGGGCCTTCCCAGATGATTTCTACATTCGAAAGATTTCTGTGATCATACATACTTTCAAGCATGCTTATTGCCTTGTCGCCTACATGCTCGTTCTGGGCTCGGATTTTCAAACACTTTTTATACACCTTATCGAACATTTCACCTAATCTATGCTCACCTTGTAGTCGGCTTAAACCCGCTATGAAATTATCTGCTAACTCACGGTAACAATCGAACGACCAAGAATCGCGACAATTAACGTCTACGCCACTCATATAGGCAGCATACTCAAGAAAATATGCGGTCTGATTGCGATCTAAATTGCTGCCAAGAAAATTATTGACAATACTACACATGACCTTCTTGTACTCAAATAATAGATCGTGGTGCCTCAGTATTGCGCCCATCTCGATCAGTTCAACTGCGTCAAAATAGAAATTCCTATGATTATACCCAGTCATAAACTGGTTTTCTTGATGTATTTCACTAAAAGCGCCTACATGCATAAACACAAATGCGGCATCACCGGCTAGATAGTCCTCGACCTGAATCTTGCAAGTTCTACCTGTGCGCATCGAAGCAGGCAGCAAGAAACCTCGCTTGACTATCTGCTTGATTGTAGCTTTAACATCGTCACTACCAACACTATGCCATGCTAAAAATTTGATGCCGTTAATCATTAAGTAGCTCTATGCTCTCGTATTTTGCCTTATTTCTTCCCGCCTAATCCACTCTTTACCTGCCCAGGAGTCTCTGTATGTTTTCCAGGAAGCACAGGCTACGCCGCCCAGGTTTTCAGTGCAGTAGATTGCCTCTAACTTAGCTTCTCTAGCATCACCAGAGGTATAAGCGTGATCATATTTCTTCCAAGCGGCTTTGATTTTCTTTATTAGCTGCTCACGATAAGATAACTTCTTTGAACTTCTTCGCTTTGCCATGATTTTTCCTTTCTAAACACTGCCTATCTTAAGTCTACCACTATTCACAACTAAACGTACCTGACAAATTTTGCATCGATCAGATTGCGCTTACATTCCTTGTGTCTATAGCCCGTAGTGCCGTTGGTCATCCTGGTATAACAGTTCTTACTGAGTGTGAATATCTTCCCGCAGGAGCATTGAATCTCGGCTCTAGTCTGCCTGCGCTTGATATGACTCGTATCATAACAATGACACCTTGCTGGCTCTGCTAGCATGTACCTCATTACAGCTTTCCACTCACGCCCGTGATGCTTAGACCTGGGCCACAATTCGATAGTCACTGCGTGGGCTAACTCGTGTACTAGAGTTCTTTTGAATTTTATGGCATCGATCAGAAGCTTAGGGTTAAGTTCGATTACATGAGACATTCTGGCATAGTCGCGCTTGTTTCTTGTACGGCAATTACCAGCCGTGGTCCCAAGTCTAGTATTCCAAACAATTTGTGGCTTAACTACTGGCATATATTCCTGCTTCAGCTTTTTAGCCAGTAGCCATTTGCAGTTCTCGGCAAGAGCTAAAGCGTGCTGAAGTTCTTCTGCATAAGTTATACCTGGTTTAAGCATGCCAAAATTATAGCATAGTTTATTGCAAAGTCAAATGTTATTCCCAAAGCTCGCGCTGTCTAATTACTTTCACATCATACAGACTTGTCAACTCGTCCCAACTAACTTTTCTACCTGCCATAATAACGTGAATCATAGCTGTAAGACTTAGTTTCTCTGGCGTCACAAACTCCATATCTCTATGACTTTCTAGTGCCTCAATAGCCGCGTTGCCGAACATCGTATTCTGATCAGCTATCTGTTGTAGTCTATGACGCAATTCATCAGGTGGAGATTCGAGAACACCTACTATCTCCATCAACTCTTTTTCGCGCCTACGTGCTTTCTTCGTTTCTATCTCATACTCATGGCCTTTAAGAGCCATCATTTCTTCTACCGGATCTAGGCTGCCATTGGCCAAAAACTGGTTAACTTTCTCAAGATCATTCTGACTCCAGGGCGCATCGCCTACAAAATTCATAATTTCGTGCTCATAAGCCACAATCAAATCGCCAAATCGAACGCCACAGCCTAGCTCAATTAGCTGATAGGCATCAAATGCAAATCCGTAGGAGTATTCTTCTGGGCACTCATAATTTGCAGGCCCAGTTAGACTCTCTCCGAGAAAAACATAATGATTATCCCCTGCCATAGCATCGATCAGTGTCGGACTCGCAATACTACCGAATTGACTCGGTGCCAGTAATTCGCCTTTGGCTAACACGGCCTCAAAGGTTTCTATAATTGGCTGTTCGATTTCTTGATCATAATAACTATCTGCTGCCGAGGGATCAGGCTGGCAGTAGCTTAGGCCTACAATATGATAGACTGATCTCATATGTTCACCACATCCTCAAGAAAATACGTATCTGGGTTCAATCTGCTAGCGACTGCTCTATCTAACAATTCAACATACTCGTAATACGGATAGAATTCCTCTCGAAAACCAAAGTCTACTCCGTTTGTAGTGTTATACATCCACCCAAATGCGCTATCAATAGGCACGCGACCTTCGACGGTGATCTCGTATCTTTCTGAATAGTTAATTGCCGCTCCTGGGTAACCAATAGCCTGCTGAGCCTCTAGTCTGTCCACGAAATCTGCTGCTTCTAGTCCACCTGATCGTTCAGTATCACGAAACCTTTGCACGCGCACATAGAATTCCTCAACAATTTCTTGTGGCAAATCTAGGATAGCCCAACGAAGATCAGAATCAAACTTTGTAAAAATCTCGTCACGCATTTTGTAGGCTTCGTCTCCAGTTAGCTCACCTTTCATCTGTTCCAGCAAATCGAGTTCTTTATGCTTTATGCTCTCTCGTGCATGAGTCCATTTATTGTATGGTAACCCAAAATCGGCCATCGCTTTTTCCAATATTCTCTTGTAATCGCCTAATATATCCGTGCCTACTCTACCTCCGAAATCCAGTATCAACGACCTGGCGGCGAAGAAGAAAGCACCAGCGCCAGGGAGTGGTGATCCTGGGCGAAAAAATACTAGCTTATCATCACCAGCAATCGCATCGATTGGAAACATAGAGCCTTGCCCCGTGGGACTACGTTTGAGCGTAGCTGAATTACGGTCTATTTCCGGCAACAAATAACCTGACTTTCTGATTGCACCAAAGACAGACTTACCATTGGTCAGTACTTGACCAAATGAATGCGTAGCGTACATCCAACCGTCTAAGGTCATATGCAAAGGTCTATACACATCATACTCATCACCAGAATGACCATATAGCCAGCCATCTCTGTGGCTGGTTATAACGGCCGAGAACGGTCTATATTTAGGCATTGCAAAAATAGGTCTCATGTGTAATTACTCACTTCGATTCTGCCATGTGCTGCTAGATCAATAACTTCTGAGACACTGTCTACCCTGATTACGTCGCCGCCACTTAACTCAACATCAATGTTGCCATTACTATATACCTCGGATAGATCAATCACGTTATACTCACTGCCAAGAGGGAAAATAACCTGTCTATAGCCGTCGCTAGTATGGTATGCTTCTACTGCCATATCACATTGGAATAGCTTAACGTGCTTACCAAACCTGTGACCATGACATATAATACGATTCATCTGATCCGTATCAAAAGCAAAACCGAATACTACTTCAGCAGCACCAATTTCATCACTGAGATTGTTAGACTTAACTTTATGCTTTTTAATGAACCATGTTGACAGATGCAACCGCTCATAGTTTGAACCGTACTTAAACTGGCTAAAATACTTGCTAGAAAAATGTACTAGCCAAGTACCTTTAGGGAGTACCCGAGCGTCCCTGAACATTAAATATGATGGACAGTCTACTTCTTGACCCTGACAGATGTTGTCTATTTTACTATCCCTCAACAGCCAATCTTTGAATTCGACCTGCTGTTGCTCAGTCAAATCTTCAACATACTCAGCATCGGACTCAATTTCTTGATCTGCTAAGAACTCACGGATAGTCCACGAAAAATCATAGATATCCACGTCTGTATTTAGATAACTTGCCAGCCAGGATTGTATGTCCCAAGCGGCTTTCGGACTGTGCTTACGTAAATGTGATTTTTTGGCCACCTTAGTACCAACCTATCGAATAACCAGATCGCCAAGCTTGATCAAACAAATCGCGCAGTTCTAACAACCTGCGTACAAGATATTCGTAACTCATGCCTACATCAATAACACGTGGACCAATCGGGGTCGCTACTACTTGTCCAAACATATCTTCTTCTAAATCTATATCTCGATAGTCTACAGTATCGAAAGCGTAACGCATCAACTCATCATAGCCGCCTTGATGAACCAGAGACCGTTTATCGGACGTCAAGTAGTCGATCCGCCTTTTCAGATGATCTAAATCTGAATTATCTATAGATCCTTCGTCTGTGCTTGGTAGACCCAAAATAGTCATAATTTGCTTGGCATTTCTATTGGACAAATTCAGTGGCTCAATTTCGTACACAGGTTCTTCCGTCCAACCATCCTCACAATATCCACAACGACTTGACGGGGTACATGTCAGGCCCATTTCTGGTGAAGTACAAAGTATGCGCTGATAATGATATTTTGCTTCTGATGCATAGAATGTTATGCTCATAGTTTACCTTTGAAACACAGGTGATTCTGGAAGTGCTAAACTAATTGGCAGCGGACCTCGCCAGACTAACTCGCTATATCCTGACCTAGAATTTGGGTCGGACAGCAATCTCAGGGCCTCTTTACCGTAGTATGTACCTTCTTCGGCAATCTGACCCAGCCTAGCTTGCAATATCCTTACCACAGTACGGGCCTGGGAATCCCCATAATAACGCATATATGGTTCTTCAAACTTATCATCGACGTAGTGCATCAAGTCTTGTAATATACCGCACTCGGTAGCATTAAAAGCATCTATCAATCTAAATTCGTCTATTACTGACTTTGCTTCTGCCCAATAACTCAGCAACAGATCGCTTTTTCTAAAGGCTGCTCCACGCGCTATCAAATCTTCGGCATCGAATACAAATGCCGAAGACTGGTTAGGCCAAGAATCTCGAACTCGAAGGAAAACAAAATAATGATCCCCGGCAAACACATCAACGGGCTGCATACCTGTCTCGTCTACTGGCAGACGATCTGCGAGCGGCAATAGTTTACCCGTGGCAAGAATCTGATGAATGATCTCGTCTGGATCTGAGTTTCTATGGTAAGTTATGCTGTGGACTGCATACATCACTTCACCCGAAAAGCAGGGGATTCTGGAAGAGCATATAACAGCGGAAGTGGACCGTGCCATAAGATTTCTGTGCCTGTGGCATGGTCCATTGCATTATGTAGCTCTCTAATTGCATCTTTACCTACGTGATTATACTGCTTTTTATATTCTACTAGCGCACAGTGAACGGCATCTAGCATTGGAGATATCAAGCCATCTTTGGCGAGTTTCTTATACCATGGATATGCTTGTTTACCGGAATAATCAACCAAAGCCTTAGGATCAAGCCTACTATTTATGTTGTGCATCACGGCGCATTGTATCAGGTCTAAGACATCTACGTGGTCTTCAATGTTTTTATATCGATTACCTGTGACGTCGAAATTGATAATTTCAAGCGCGGCGTCTTCGGCTACAATGAAGTAATCATCTAACAGATCATAGTCTCTAACTATTGCGCCTAGCTTGATCAAGTGCTCGGCATCAAACCAAAATGCCGACTTATTAAATCCAATACCGTACTCGGAGTCATCGAGCCCGTCATACAAAGACAAAAATACGTAATCAGCGTCACCGGCTAAATAATCGAACGCGCCAATCTGCTTCCAACGATCCCGCATCGATGCTGGCAATAACGAGCCATAATCTAGTATCTGACGAATCAGCTTATTAGACACACTCTGTTTATTATATGCCACGTCATGAATTGCAATTATTCTGCCCATCAAACTACCTCGATCCACATCGGCTCAATGTCACCCGCGTAGCAAAAATCTTGTTTGTTACTCATGTTGGTATCTTCTAATAACAAATCCATGTTTATGCCTGCCTTATTAATTTGAAGCGCTACTGGCAGAATATTGTATTTACTGCGATAGTTATCCATATAATCAAGTTTATCGAGTCCCTGGAGCGCCCAGTGCAGCGCATTGTGTGGATCACTAGTCAAATAGACACACTCGATCTCGGCATGACTCGGCCAGATTCGCCAATCCCTGGGCACACGGATCAAACCGTTAGCCATAATATGTTCGACCAGTGTACTGTACGTACCGTGATAGAGATATTCAGGCAATTTCATCGACCTGCCTCCAAAACTTATTCTGCCTTGATTTACTACAATTCCATATGGCTATAGGCGTCAAAAATATCTGGTCCCAAGTCTCGACCGACACACACTTGTGCCTAGTGTGTAATTTTTCCCACAGCTTTTCGGCACCTTCACTCCAGGTCGTATCGGCTAATAACACACCAAGTTCTCGTACAGCCGTAATGTACATGGCAGAGCCCAAACCGTGTTTGCGTGCTTCTGGGTCGGTAATTTCTGCATATTTCACCATCGCAAAAAGTTCGTGCTCGTAATCAAAACTGTCTAGCATTTTTCGATAACTCGAATATACTGGCCTGAACAAACCGATGCCAATATGACCCACCTCCGATATCATTTGAGAGCCATTTGACCGCTCAATAGCCCGTCTATCTATTCGTTTAGGCAACAGTGCAAATCTTGCGGAACCTACTTCGATAGTACCTGGAAAATCCTTGTACGCAACTTCGCCATAAAACATTCTTACCCACAAAGCTAGCTTTAGCTCTGGATGACCTTCAACAGGGACAGTGTTTATGAGATGCATATCACCATTCCATCCTATACTGCTCTCTAAATTGTACTCATTTGTGAGTACGGGTTAGTTCTCAGTTCGTCGAGGGTGCTCGAAGCCATGGCCTCTCCCTGAGCGTGAATTTCCCTCAAGCCGAGGGTACGTAAATTATATGCTGCCTGATCGTCTCTGTCTTCTGTATGATTACACTTCGGACACACAAAGATACGATCCCTGAGTGCAAGATTTTTGTTGACATGTAGACACATTCTACACTGTCTTGAAGACGGAAACCAGCGATCTGCAACAACGAGTTGCATATCATAGATTGGATTCTTGTAGCCAAGCTCGCGTCTGATTTCAGAGAATCCAATGTCATTCAAAGAACGCGCAAGACAATGGTTGCTAAGCATGCCTTTCACGTTCAAATCCTCAATAACTACCACTTGGTTCTCGCGGCAGAGTCGAGTTGTAAGCTTCTGTGTAAAATCTCTACGAATGTTACTGACTCGAAAATGCAGTCTAGCCAGTCTGCGCCGGGTCTTTTCTCGGCGTTTTGATCCTTTCTGTTGTCTTGAAAATTTCCGGTTAATTCGTCTAAGCTTTGATAATGCTTTCTTTAGCGGCTTCGGCGATTTTATCTTGATCGTTTTCGTATCACTAACAGCAATCGTAGCTGCTGTGATAAGCCCCAAATCTGTACCTGCTATGCCATTGCCGGTTCTGGGTTTATGGTAGTCGCCAACATCGACTTGGACTGCAATAAACCAGCGATCTGCGATTCTAGACACTACTGCGCCCATAATCTTACCCGTAAAACGTAACTTCTCACAAGTTTTTACCGTGCCGATTTTAGGCAAACGTACGTGGGCATCGCCAATAAAATGGAACTTATCATTTTCGACATAAAATGAGTCGTGAACAAATTTCTTCTTGAACTTTGGGTATTTTGTCTGCTTCTTAAAGAACCCGGAGAACGCAGCCCTCAGACAAGTGAATGGTCTCTGATTAGCGCCTTTAGGTGAATCATAAACCCAAGGAAACTCCGCGCCCTTAATCTTATTCCATTGTTTTATAAGATTAGATATGCTTGGCTTCTGACCGGCATCGTACTGTTTATTCCACTCGGCCAATGCCCAGTTATATGTGAAACGTGCAACGCCGCAAGCTCGGTTAAATAACTTAACTTGCCTGCATGTAGGGTCCAGCCTGATTTTGTGTCCTAATATCATATATTTATTTTGTCCACAATAATCACCACTCCATTGCGTATTCCCATTTATCGCCCTTGATTACAACACTCTCGACTTGCAGCGTTGCGAGTGCTATCCCTCTGGCGAATAATTCCATATACATATCTCGGCCGATCCGATCAGCCCATAAAGCTGACCCGCCCCATGTCGAGCCAGTTAGCTCAGCATCTGTAACCTTAGCGAACTGCGATCCCCCTTGGATTCGCAGCTTCTGTTTCTTCGGATCGACTACTTCGATTTGGTAGACTGCATTCGTTGTTTTAACTTCGAGTTTAGTGCCTATAGCCAACTTACTAACAATAATCACACCTTTGCGATACTGTTCTTTTATCAAGTCTGCTAGGCTGCTATTAGGATCTTCCATTTGTTTAATCCAGTACGGTGATTAATTCTGGAGGAATATCGCCGCGATATCTGTATTCTCTACCGTACTCACCCCATTTAACTGGCGCTTCTTCTATCAGCAGCCACAAATACAAGCCTCTCGTTTCTATCCTCAAGACGTTCAGCATCAATCCGGTGCCATAGCCGAAAGAGTCTGTGCCATCCGTTAGGGCTAACTCGATTTGCCCAAGTCCGTCTCTTGCCCATTCCAATGCTGACCTGTAATTATCGGCCAGATATACAGAATCTTCTTTAGAAAAATTAGGCCATATACGCCAATCTTTCGGCACAGCTAACAAGCCATGCTCCAAAATACTTGGCACAAGGCTCCTAAAAGTACCGTGGTATAGATATGCAGGAACGTCCATATTTAATCCGGAAACAGTAAATCTGGATCGTAATTAACTTTAGCAAGACCATTAGCCCTAGACGACGCCAATCGAACTAACCTCAAAGCCTCTGTAAGTAGATCAGATATATTTTCTGCCACACCTCCGTCTTCATGACTAGGCACTTAAAGCCAGCCGAGTCCATACAGATGCAGCATACTGAACGGCGTCGCGCGCATTTTGAACGTCTTTTCTAGCGTCCATTACTTCCTGCCTTTCTTGATTTCTTTTTGCAAAGCCTTGAAGAAACTCGATGGTTTCTTGCACGGCTTTTCTTTTAAGTCTTCCTTGGGCTTGTCCGTCGGTTTGTAGATTGTCGGTGTTGGATTTATTTTCATCTCAGACCTTTCTGGCATAGTCTATATGCTTGTTTGATCAAAGCTGTTTCTGCATACCTAGCTCGACGCTCCCATAGCAAGTCCCATTCTTCCTCTTGTGTCTCTTTACCAAAACTTTCTCTATACCCGCCAAGATCCACATAGGGATAACCATTATACACATCGATCAAGTGCTTAATCTCGTGAAAGAACACTCTGACAAGATCGAAAGGACGCATGCTGGGTTTATATCCCATAACTAACTCACCATTATGATATCTTATATTTCCGTTGCCATCATACCTGTCTGGCTCAAACCAAACCATAATATCTAAAACTTCGTCCGGTATTACTGCATGAAACCAGCCGGTTAAAGCTTCTCGCACTGTCATCACGGGCTCGGCCACAGCAGTATAGTAATAACTGTACTTAGACCCGTTGAATGCACCTTTATGAACAGCAGTCTGAAATTCTGGCGTAAATACATTAGTAAAATAACTGAACCGCTCTAGCGTCATCATGATGGAAAACTGTTCCTTACATAGTACTTGTATACTTTGCGTACAATTCCTGTCTCTGCTCGCCTAGCTCTGCGCTCAGTTAACTGCATTCTGTACTTTTTTGATGAACTTACATACAAACTCTCGTCACTTACAGTTTCTGGGCTAAATCCAGCTAAGTCTATGTATGGGTAGCCGTGATACAGATCAATCAAATGCTGAACCTCGTGGAAAAATACCTCAACAAATCTAGCTCTCGGTCTATGCGTATTCTGCGCCAATGTTAGTTCGCCACCTGTATACTCTACCCAACCGCCTATCTTATCATCTGAGGTGAAAAGAAGAACCCATATATCTAAAACAGCGTCCGGAATAACAACATGGAAAATGGGGTTTAATGCCTCTCGAATTTCTGATATAAACTCTGTGTATACATAAGGATATCTGTCTTGCCTAGGCGCGGCATCAATATCTTCCACGGCTTGCCTAAAACTGTCCGTGAATACATGCTCAAAACTTCCAAATTGTTCTAGCGTCATCATCGAAAAAACTCTGGGCGCTGATCAATCAAGTACTCTACTCCAAAATGCAGTGGGCTAGGTAACTTCTTCTTACTGAACCAGCCATAATCGGTATTTTCCCAATTCAGGGTTACCGGCCACTTAATGTCTACTGCGACGAAAAATGTATGATACTGAAATTTCTGATCGGCGTAAACTACATGATCCATCACTTCGTAGTCGTCTGGCAATGCTCCAAGTTCCTCTGCCGACTCACGCATTGCAGAGTCAAAAATGGCGTCTTCAGATAATTGTATATTACCTGCGCTGCTGGACTGCGTATAAACCTCATCATAACTATCTAGCGACACTGCTCCCCCTGGGACTCCCCACGTACCTGGCTGCTCGACTTCGTCGCTACGCAGGGTTAGAAGCACTTTATTTTTGTGCATAAACAACACCCCAGCTCCCATACGACCCCAATACTTGGTCATTTCACTTCCAACTTCTGCGCACTCTGCGAAGTTCCTTCAAAAAGTCCTTAATGTCTTTTCGCATTTCTGGCACAGACTTTACGTCTGGGGCGTACAGTAAACTCGACCAACCTTCTAGCGCCTGATCGAACTCTGACGGGCCAAACTTAGTGTAGTCGATTCCGCGCTGCGTAATCCAAAACTTGATAACGATATCACCTTCAGTTGGAGAGTCGGCAGCCAACGAAACACCCAGTGTGATCCCTTCATCTATCTGCATGTAACGAGTAATATTGGGTTGGCGGAATCTAAATTCGGTCTCTTCGCCTATATTTCCATGGAATGTCTTAGCCAAGCTTGTACACACTGTTAATAGCAGTGCATGATCTTCTTCAGTGATCCAACCGTTTGACATTTTTTCTCCTAGATTAAAAATCGTAGTGCTTAAAATCGTTTACGTCCGAAATGACAATCTCATAGCCATCTTCGCCTCTGTGAAACTGATCGGCCGTTATATCGACGATGTAGAAATCATCCACTATTACAAACCAGTGGTGAGCGCCATGAAAATTATGCCTACTCACATTATTATCATTAAACCACAGCCTGTTTGGTGCCATATAGGCGCCGTGAACATCTCTGGCTGTAAACCCGGCCTCGCGTAATTTATCGGCCAGCATAGCCGAACAAATAATACAACTTCCTTCCGAATCGCACTCTTTTGTGACCCACTCACGTTCTGCATCTGCCCTAACCTGACTAACTATACTCAAAAGATTATCTCTGTCGTCAATATCGTCCCAAGCATGTGTAATAATTTTCATAGCGAAACCTCGCCGGAAACCTCTGGCTTTAGCCAGGGGAGGAAGGCGAGCAACACGGTATCACCTTGAAAATATTCAAAACATAGTGTAGAATTAAGGTAATGAATGTCGTAAGCAATCGCAACTGCACTTATCAAACAGCATATCACATTGTATGGTGTCCTAAGTACAGAAAACAAGTTCTCACCAAAGATGTAGCAACCAGTCTCGAAGCGTTGCTCAGAAATATTTGCAACGAGTGTGCCTGGCCAATTATTGCTATCGAAATTCAACCGGATCATGTTCACTTGTTCGTTTCGATTCCTCCTGCGATTTCTGTGGCCAGTGCAATTCAAATCCTTAAAGGACGTACAGCCAGATCCTTGTTTCTGAAACATCCGATGATCAAGAACAAACTGTGGGGCGGTCACTTATGGTCTCCATCTTACTATGTCGGTACTGCTGGCAGTGTTAGCGCAGAAACAATCCAGAACTATATTAACAGGCTTGAGCATGTCAAAAACCGAAAATAAGAACAAAATACTCAGAACTGTGTCAATCAAACTTGACACAACAAGTGGACAGGCCCAGGCTCTCTTGGACACTAGGACCGAGTTTATATCGACATGTCAAAGTATTGTGCCTGTTGTAATTAAAAATCGTTGTTGGAATCACTTTAGGCTCCATAATTTCAGCTATGATGACTTACGTAAACGATCAAAACTAGGGTCTCAAATGGTATGCAATGCTCTAAAGAATGTTTGTGGAAGCTATAGCGATCTTGTGTCTAAAAAACCGTTTGCCAAGAACAAACCGATCCCTGCGATTAACTTCAGACCCACCGGCAGCGTACATTATGACAAACGGACGTACTCGATAAAAGGTTCCGAGCTTTCGATGTACACGATTCTTGGGCGCATTAAAGTGCCTATGGTCGTAGCCAGGTTTCAGAGTGACTATCTTGCCTCGGGTACGCCTAAAGAGGCCGAACTTGTCTGTAGAAATAATACTTGGTATTTTAATCTCGCCCTTGAACTTGAGAACAAAGAAATTGTTCCAGTTAAAACACTTAAGGTTCTTGGTATTGACCTTGGTGAAAATGTCATGGCAGCAACTAGTTCTGGTAAACTTTTCCAAGGGGGCAAAGTAAGACACGACCGTGATTGCTATTTGAGTCTTCGTAGACGTCTTCAAGCCAACGGTAGTAAGGGCGCTAAAAAGCGCTTGAGCATGATCTCTGGCAGAGAAAGTCGTTACATGACCCATGTGAATCACGTCGTCAGTAAGCAACTTGTCGAAGAGGCCCTTGCCCATGGCTGTAATGCCATCGCAATGGAAGACTTGACTCATATCCGAGACAGGATCAAAGCTAGAAAACGAGAGCGCACGAGGCTCCATCGATGGGCCTGGAAACAACTTCAGACTTTTATTGAGTACAAAGCTCTTGCAGCGGGGTTGTATATAATCTATGTCAACCCCGCGTACACGAGCAAAACGTGTTCTAAGTGCTCCAGTCGTGGTCATCGTCTTAAACACCTTTTTGAATGTTTCCTGTGTGCTAGCCGAATGCACAGTGATGTCAACGCTGCGTTGAATCACGAACGGCTTGCAATGTCTGCCGATATTGCAACGGGCGATGTAAACCACCCGAGTGTGCTGCGGTTGGCACAAAGCCTCTGGCTTTAGCCAGGGGCTGTTTACCTATATTAAGTCTACCATCATGGACAACTTATTGCAAGGCTGACTGGCAGCGGGCCTGGAAATAGAACCTCTCTGCCTAATACATGTTCATAGCATAGTTCTGAAGCGAGCACGTGCGGTGATTTCCGATCTTCGTTGATTGCTACTTGTAATAACCTGTTTAACGAGATTAAATCTTTGCTCATAATAGTTCTTGACGCGTGTCTAGACGCATTTTGTGCATCAGTGCATCTAGACCTTACTCCGTCCAGTATTTTATTACCTAATTCCTGCTTAAGTACATCGCCAACTACTTCTTCAAGTAGCATTTTACTACCGTAGGACATCTGACTATAGGATCTTTTAGCACTGCTAGACATAGGCACATCGTCTATTTCCACTAACAGTAAATCAAAAAATATAGACACATAAGCCGCGCTGAATCTAACACCAATTCTGTCTAGTAGTGTTTCATAAGCTAGCCGCTTATAATCTTCCAGTAAATCTTTTAATCCGTACAACGCGCCCTGCTCAAACAGCACATCTAAATCAAAAACAAAAGCGTCCGTGATCTTGAACTGTCTCAACCAACCTTGCCAATCCTCGGCAACAGGTTTTAAAAACACATACTCGCAATCACCTGCCAGGTAGTCTAACCCAAAACACATATTACCAGATAGTCCTCGACGAACTAACTCGGCCTGGGGCAAGATATATCCTGTATGCTCGATAGCACGAACAACACCATCTACCTCGCTGGCTGACAACACGTTATCATAGTTAACTCTATGGATAGCGAACATCACCACACCAAATTTCTTATCATGTTAACCTTTTGTGGCTCTGTTCTATCATCGGACCAGCATGCATAATTCTTGATCGACATTAATCTCCCATTACTAGGTGCTACGCCTTCTGGCGACCATACTGCTCTAATGTCTGAGGTCGGAATTTTACCGTTATACCTGTACTGACGTGTCCACAGCCCAGGTAGGCCTGAATCTTCCCAGTCTATAGTACCGTCGTCCAAAATTTCTGGGTCTATATCTTCTAATGCAATATACAAAAATACAAGTGGATCAACATACAAAGTTCTCAAATTGTCATTTGTATCAACTCGTATGCCCGTATACCCGTAATCCATCTTGTCTCTGTATATTCTGCTGCTGACTCGCTCATACAAAGTATCATCTAGTGGCGTATCTAGTGAGATTTCCAATGGGTCTATATCCAAACTTTCGGCCAATTCTCTTAAATAATCCAAAACACTGCCTATGTCTATATCGTCATAGTCGGGTTCTAATTTAGATGCATCTGACAATATGATTTCGAGCACTACAGGCGTCTTATCTGCACGACTAGAATCATAACAATCCGGTGACGCATATACAAACGCACCTTGAATATCGCCTGCAAGAAACAACATACTGCGTGTCTTTGTTCTGTGCAGACTATTTCCCTTACCAGCTATCAAGCCGTGTTCTAAAATACTCTGTAGATTCTGAAGCGTTGTACCGTGATATAGAATCATCACTCGCCCAAAACAGGAACTTCAAACTGCACAGTTGAGTGGCCAAAATCAAAGATCAGTAGGCTATTGCTTGGTGCAAGTTCAAACTTACCATTTGTATCCCAATCAATCAGACGATATCCTATGTTGCCTTGATGTATATCAGTCAATGTAATTTCCGCATCGAGTAGTTCTTCTAAGGCTGCGGCTATGTAATAGGTAGGCTCGTAATTGTACATCTCGACAGCAGAATCTCTCATTTTATCAAAATACCAGGCTTTATTTCTCTTCACTTGCTTATATTCTATGCCTGCATTAACATAATCACGCAAATGCGTTAAGCCTAATGATGTCTCACGTATGATATAATCATCTGAATTAGACCTGCCACGATAACCAAGGTAGTCTAGAGGCTGGACTGCTTCTCGCACTACAGCATAAACATCCCGAGATTTACCCCCGTAGACCATCTTCTCGGGTAGCCGCCAAACTGCCTTGATAATAGCCAACCCTGGATAACTATCTTGACGGTTGCCTACAAAATGCTGTATCGCGGCTACTGTTGGGCCTTCTGTTGGATCACGGCTGATTTTGATCACATATCTTGGATCGCCTGACATCCACGCACAGCCCCACGACCCACATCCCAGGCTGTTTTCCCGAGTAGGCAACTGACCTGAAGGTAGATCGCTGTAGGCCTCGATCATTTCCCAATACTTCTGGGCTATGTTGATTAGAGCATAAGATGGTTTTGACATTCTAATCCTCTGGCAAAGCTAACTGCGCGGTACACTCGCTCAACTGCTGCCGTGTACTATCGCTGTCTGGAATCGGTGACATATCGATAATGACCCAATTTTCGCCATCAAATACAACATTCCTATAATATTCCATATCAATTACCAACCAACCTAGCTGACTGGCTGCGTCTTTAATTTGCTCCCTAGCTTGTTGGCCAGGATCGTCGTCGATTCTATAATCCATACCGTTAAGTACAGTCCCGTTAATGAATTCTTTTACTAGTACAACGTTATCACGATCCAGAAACTCTATGCGAGGTATGTGCTTTCTGACTTCTGGGAACTGATCCCAGAGTTGCCCCAGGCACAAAAACTCGGCGCAAGCCATGTAATAGCTATACTTGTTGTAGACTTTATATGCAAAACCTTTAGATTCGAACACAGTTGATCGTGTGCCCTCATCTACATATATAGGCTTAATTGCACCTGCCAACCTGGCCCTCTTCTTAGCAGCATATTCTCTGTGTGACATTATCTTGGTAGATCCTCTACCATCTCTTCTCTGCTGCCATAATAGGCCAGTGCTGCCTGGCCATAGTCAGCCGCATATAGAGCCAGACCAAGTCTGTCTAATTTTGTACTTATACATAATAATTTTAAAGCATCTTTTAAACTTACAGTATCAAAACTTACAGTGGTTTTAAGGAACGGAAAATCTTTATCGTACTCGTCAAAATAACCATCAACACGTTGATAGCTACTAAACTGCCAAAAGCCACCCTCGTCTTCCAACTCAGACGCACAATCACCTTCAACACCGCCTGGACCATACCAAATCAATGTTCTTACATCTTCATCAAATACACCAACGTCCTGCTGTCTCCACTGCTCGCCGCGCATCTGCTTGATAATATTATTCTGTTCTCGTGTGTCCATGGCTTACCTACTTTCTCTGGAATTAACCAGGATGCCTTCCTGTGCCCAATTCGTCTAGTTCTGCTTCTGTGTACTCAGCGTACTTCTTTGCTAGTCTCAGATTGCTTACTACTGTCGGATCGATTGCGATCCATACTCGCTCGGCTTTATCCTTTTGAGTATCGTAGCATAAAGACGCTATTTGATACTTCTTTGCTACCTTGACTATTTCCTTAATTGCTCCCGAATAATCAAAACACATATCCCACACACCAGACACTATATCATCATCTGTGCCCATATCCAGTGAATGCCACACAACTCGAAAGGCATCTATTACCGTATACGAATCTAGCAAATACTGTTTCTGCTTTTGTATCTCTGTTACGGGGCGCTTGTGATCTTTATGCCTAGCGCTGTTAATAATGCGAATAATTTCTGCTCTTAATATTTTTGACCCCCAAACTAACTTACCAGATAGCTCCCAATCCAGAAGATCCATGGCACTTATTGGGTCTATCTCGGCTTCGTACACGTAACCTTTACCATAAGAGCCTAAACCAGCCCTTAATACAGGCACTGAGTCTGGATTCTCCGCGAAAAAAGTTCCGGATCTAACCTCAGATATACCAGCCGATTTTGAGAAATGAACAACTGGGATCATTTTAGACTCACTGCTCGCCAGCGATGGCCATCGTCTTCTACGCTAATGCTCCGCTCATCCATCAATGACTGCCACAAATTCCACGCATCTTTAGACAGTGTCGCATAGCTTCGTACACTGCCAAAATAGTGTATAATAGCTAAGTATGCGTTTCTCATAATCCCCTGTCCGCGATAAAATGGGAACATGTAAGAATTCACTATGTCTAATGCGGGCTCGTCTGCTACGCGCCGATTATTACGATCTAACTGCACTATTCCCATAGCAGGAAGATAGCTAAGTTTGCAATAACCTTTTACCTTGCTATAATTTTCTTTGGTCATAATCCAGACTGAATAGTCAAATCCATACTGGTAGAAATCTTTTATCACCACAGCAATTATGCCTTTTTGTATAGGCAAAATCTTTACTGGCTTGTGGCGACGAAATGATACTATATCAGCTAGCATGTCTTCCATTTCGACATCAAAACCTGGACATACTTCGTATACGGACTTGACTTTAGGAGGCATTGTTTCTCACACTAAGCATACAATCCATGACCGTCTTCTCAGTTTCCTCTGTTACTGGCACTGCATAAAAATCGATAACAACCCAGTCTTTGCCTGTCCAAATAACATTCAGGTCTGACAGGTCAAAAACTCTCCATCCCAGTGATGCGCTTTTAGACTTAATAGCATCTATCACAGTATCGTACTTAATAGCCATTTTACCTGTATTGTTAACTTCTAGCCAATTACCTCCAGGTACATATTCCTTAATTATCACGCTATACCTAGCATCTACAGCATAGATTTTCGGAAGATGCTTTCTAAATTTTGGATAATGATCCCACAACTGAGTAAAACAAAGAAAATCCGAACAGGTATTTTCCAGGAATCCATGCATATACACTTTATAAACCAAGTCGTCCGATGAAAAAATAAGAGCGGTGCCACCCTCATTAATCAGCTTCGGATTACTCGCGCCAGTCATCTTTGCACGATCCTTGCAATCATGCACAGTGTCTATTCCGTAACTACTTTGCATTACATCTGCCTGTTCAAAAACCAATTAATGATTCTTGCCTTAAACGATTCTGGATAGATCACATCGTACCGAACACGGTCTTCCAGATAAGCCACAAGTTCTGTCTCATCAAACGACTCTGATTTGAACTGCATAAATTTGGCCCAATCGCCGTCAATCATATAATCAAGCAACGGTTTATCCTCACCATATGCCTGTTTGTATGTCGATTTGATCATCATCTTGACTTCCTTGTCCGAAACTAACGGCTCGCCTGCATGCTTGGCTCTAGCTCGACCTTTACCCTCTAAACTATATGCATACAGCGGAAGCGGGTACAAAGAGGACTGTATCATTTCCACTATTTCTGGCGGATAAGGTACAATGATCTCATTGGCATCGAGTCGAATGTCTCTGGTGCGGTTGTACACATGTTTGTCTAATAACTGTGTACCTAGCGTCCTGGATATATGCCACGATGCCGAGCCATTACTCCAGACTAGCTTAGTGGCATCTCCTGGAAATCCTTGCTGATTACGCAGACCGTAAGTATCACGGCCGGAAATTTCCGAATTGATATTGTCCAGAATATTAGCAAGATCCCTGTCTGTTATTCGCTCGGCCCAATCTCGGCTACGATTCAATACTAACATCTGTAGTTCTCGACTCCATGACACATCATCATCTGCCCGTGCGGCAGCTAATATTTGTTCCAATGTGTGAGCCGCTGATGAGAAAGTCCAATAGCGGGCATACTCTTCCATAAACTGCATAAAGGGATCGCCATATTCTTCGTAGTATTTTGTTCTCGGCAAACGCAACCCTTGAACATTGATATCAAATGCAGCCATCACCTCATCAAACCGCTTACGCACCTGACCGGCTGGCGGCAAACGTATAAACTTCACTATTTGCTGATACAGACTTTCTACGGCTTCGATAAAATATGGGTCGTGGATAAAAGCATATAACTCACTAAGCCACATACTAGCATCAAAGTTACCTGCACAGTTACCTGCCTTTTGAATAGCATATTGCAAGTAGCTCAGATCATCAGTCTTGGCATATTTAGCCAAATATGACTTTACTGAAGCAGAATTATCCTCTGACTGCTTCATAAGATAATTGACGCCATATTGAATTAGATCGTGCGGATTAGTTAGCATTCTACCACAATACCTTTCTGGCATACTGCTCAAACTCGGGTGTAAAATCGGCCCATTCTTCCTCGTCGTAATTGGTTGCTGGAATCACATCATAGGTCAATTTTTTTAGCCCATTGCCATTCAAGCAAATGCTTTGATGACCATAATTACCGTGAATCTTACTCTGAGCAAAGTCATCAATTCTCACACCGTCATAACCTTGCTCTTTAGCCTGTTTAAACACATTGTACTTATGATACTGTAGATCAGTTAAATCGCTCTCTCCGCGTGAAATGTTCAAAATGTTTAAATGCTCTTGTCCGTAAAAAATAAACAGTCTGCCAGGTTTTTTGTAATCTGCCGGATAAACAATCTCCCGATGATCAGCATAGCCTGTCCTAATCTCGTATATATAGCTATACTTATCACGCTTACCATAATATCCGATGCTATCGAAAAAATCTACAACATCTCGGTACGTAGGCCAGTATGCATGATCACCTTCCCATGCCCAAAAGGTAGATCTGTCCCAAGCATCATACTCAGTATCTGATCTAGGTTTTATTCTCATCAAGTCATAGACTGCGACCCAGAATTTATTTTTACTTGGCCGCAAAAGCTCGTCCAGCCTATGTGCATCAATATTTAACCACTGTGCCCCGCCACTCGCTGGTATATAACTCTGAGCTATCGTAGACGTAAATGCGACCCACAAACAACCGCCGTGACTCTGCGGTTCGAGCGCAGTATCAAACGGTTCGATTGTGCCATGAAATAGCAAGGTCTTTTCAAAATCCTTTATTTGCTTCCGTGTTGGCATATTACTCCTTGCATAAAAGTAAATACCGATCATAGGCATCGACTACTTGACCATATCTCATCAAAGACTGCCATAATTTGTCTGCAAAAATAGATATCACTGTACAGTCCGCCAAAATAACGCCACCAATTGCATATTTTGCTATGCATCTAACAGTTAAATCTTTACTACGAGTTGGCAAGTTATCCGCGTCGCTTATTGGCACTACAAAAATTTTAGCACCACTAGAAAATGGCTCGTATATATTCACAAAAGCGATAAAATTTTTATTGATCTGAAACGAATCTGATATCAAACCGGACACAGGGTAATTCTCGCTAAATCTATCCAGTGCAGAATCAAAATAGATTGACTTATCAACGTATGGTGGCATTCTACTCACCCACAACTACTAAAGCAGGAAATGATTTTGTGCCAGATAAATACATTGCACCAAGTCTGTGACCGCCTTCCAGTACATAAGGACCGTGCTCGTCTATAACAACAATCAAAGGCGAAATCCAACCTTTAATGCTAATTTCCAACGCCAGTTCTTCACATCGTTTTAGGTCGTAGACATCATAGTACATGTGCCTAGGATCGGCGTCAAAGTCACCCGTTGGAACTTCACGTACTCCCGGCAGAATTTTATAGTCAGTCAGACTAGCTTCGATGGACTCCTGATTGTCGGCCTGCCCACGAACTAGTAATCCACTTACCGTGCTGCCTGCATGGGGATATCGCTTGTTAGCCAATTTAAACAATTTATCTAAGCTTGCTTTTGTCATTGAATCCCCACCTGCACTTCATTGCTATCACGGTCCCAGCAGCAACGCCCAAAGCATAAACTAGAATCACCACAAGACCGCAATTGTCATGAATAATGTTATAAAATACAGTCATACCTACGAAAGTTGTCAGACAGGACATTAATGCTGCTGGCGCGATCTTTTGCTTAGCAACATAACGCCAATTAAGCGTTACAAGAAAATCCTGGATCAAGCCAGTAAAAAAGAAGGCCAGTAGAGTCAACACGTCTGCTGCCCTCCGAACTAGATGTTTTCATTATTCAGCCTCAAATCCTTGTCTGGCTCTAACTCGATCCAATATAACTAGCAGCACACCTGTATCAAGGCGACCCACGTCACCATCTAGCAACGCTTTTATCCTGTCAGCCATATCGAGCCACACAGAACCTAGTGCGTCGTCTTCGGCTGCAATATAGCCTACTGACTCCAGGTAGTCGGCATACAGTAGCAGCCCTGACAGCAAACTTACCAAGGCTTGCTCTTGCAGTGTTTTAGGTGATTTGATAGCCTGCATGTGTTGCACAACCCACGAATCATTATACTGATCCCTGGTTTGCACATGCCTAGGCATGAACCTGAGAAGATCGATATTGGTTTTCACGCTTTCACCTTCTTCCTTTTAAACATGGCTAGTCCTACAGCAACCACTACTGTCCATGGTATGGCAATCACCACCGGCATCACCCAGCTAGGTAATCCAAAAATACTTGGCTTATCCGCAACGGTTCTACTCATAATTACCTGATAACGTTCTGCGCCGACTTCGCCTGTGTTGGTATAGCCGCTGCCTAGGATTGTTCCTTTCAACTCGGCTACCCTAGTAGACGTCAGCGGATGTGAGGCAAACCAATCGACGTTCTGATTACCACCTTTAGCTTGCAGTATTTGCATAACCTCGACTGCACCAAACGGGTTGTAGCCTGATTTTACAGCGGCATCTAAACCTAAGATATCGGCTTCGCTTTCTTGACTCTGACTGTACTGTGCTGTAACTAGGCTACTAACTACGCCTGTCATAGCCTGCTTAGCTGCGTTATTGCCAGCTAAGGCCAGTGACACAGTATTAAGCCCGAGAGTAGCCGCAGTTTGCTGAATACCATGACGGGCTGCTGCATGGCTTATTTCATGCCCCAGGACAGCGGCTAGCTGCGCTTCGGTAGACAAAGTATCCAATAGCCCTTTGGTCACGTAAACACGACCGCCTGGCAATGCAAAGGCATTGATGACTTTATTATTAATGACATGAAATGAATAAGGAAGATTAGGCAGCTTCGAATTAGCTGCTACTTTTTTACCTACTGCGGAGACATAGGCGGTGATTTTAGGATCATTAAGTAACCCACCAAGATCTTTTTCGACCTTGGCTGCTGAATCATTGCCCAATCTTATATCTAAGTCGGTGGGTACAACGTCCAATAAACCTGACAGCCTAGATACCTGTCGGTGAGACTTCGTTCTTAACAATTGAACTTTTTGACCAATGGTCATCTGTCTGGACATGATTTGGACGCACCCACTTACCTATATTGGTAGAAAAATCGCTGTCTGGAATCATGCCTGCGGATCTGAACACGAATCCCTCATGTCCTTTAGACATAATTCCATACTGTAGTCTACCACTTTCTGCGACCACTTCGGCGGGAAAATTGAAAGAAAATTTCCCAATAACGGGAACAGTATCTAATCCGAGGCTCAAAGACAGGGCTTCTACGTCCTGCCAACTATACCAGAATTTTTGACTATCATCATGAACACCAAACAAACGAAGCAACGACCTAAGTGCCAATTCACCTGTGTAGTGAATGCTGTGCTTAGCATAACACCACTCAGCATAGACCGTTACATTCTCAGGAATCTGATTCCTGATTTGGGCATGGATCTGCTTTAACATATTGAAACTAGGATGGTTGGCTGTGGCCCCGTTACGGGCGGCGACATGATTCCAAGTCAGCTGCACATTGGAGCCGTCAAGCTTGATCGTTGCGACCAAAGGCTTGTTACAGAGGCAAGCGAGATCGACCGTAAGTCGGTCGGATTCGTCGATTGTAGGTGAACAGGTTAGATATGGTGTACGCGGGTATTTGATGCCAAAATTATAGCATGTCTGACCTGAATGTCAACTACTTTTTCTGCTCATCTTGATATAAGTCAGTGATGTTTTGAGTCCTTTGCCACAAACAGCATGCATCGTAGCTGGAAATGGGCCTGGGAAAAAAGCCACAGCGCCATCTGGGCTACTAATCACAATCCTTCCAGTCCAACTTCGATCAATAAATGCACCTGGACTAACGGGGTAGCCCGATGTCAAACAATTACTCGACGCATAATGCAAATAAACAGTACACCCGCCTTGATTGTGGTAACTCGCGCCTACATCTTCTGGCTCGAACACCAGGGACACTGGAACATCTGAAATCTCGAATGTGCCTGCTACACCGCTAGTGGCCTTGAACATAATCTTCCCACGTGCATCCAGTCAGCCTTAACAAAGCCTTCTTGTGCTTCTCACGAGTCTGCTCATCCCCTTTATATCGCCTACTCTCAGACAAATTATCTAACAGATCAGCCACTTTCACTCGAACGGCCTGTGGATTATTAGCCACGCGCTCAACGTAATCGTCATAACTTATACTGTCCTCGTGGGTCAAAACTTTAATTACTTCGACGGCTTCAAATGAAATACCTAGATTCAATAGATCCTGAAAATCCATTGTGGAATCTTCTACTGCGTCATGTAGTAGCGCAACTACACGGTCTGGCTCTGACAACTTTAACGCGACCCTAATAGGATGCCAAACAAACGGCACACCGTTCTTATCGATTTGGCCCGCGTGTGCCGTTGTAGCCAGCATAAGCGCATTGTCTAGTTCATATAAAATCGGCCCGGTATCGTTCTTCACTTAGCTGTCTCACTTTCTGGCCAAACGTAGGGTAAATCAATTGGCTCGGGCCACTTAAACTGACTATAGTAGGAGTGATCCTTGCGGAGCAGATTGCTTCGGTGCGAAGCGTGGAATCCAGCATCGCCTAGCCATCTCGGCATTCTCAGGTGTTGGTCGTGACTCATCAATAGCATGTTATTTTTGTATCCACGGCGAATCCATTCACCGATGCATACATTCGCATACAGAGCAAGCGCGTCTTCGTATCCGCGCCACATTAACACGGCAGGATGGTTCTTCCAAGCGGATGACTTTGTCCTTCCCATTAAGACACGCCATATTTGTGCCGCTTCGACTCTTTGTTTCCCCAACCGCCTGTAGTCCAGCACTTCTACGGTCAGACTAAACGAGGGATAAGGTAGAAACGTCTGCATACTACAAACTTTCTAGCTATTTTTGCTATCTACCGTTCTAGCTGCCAAATCGTCTGCACCTATAACTAACTTCTGAGCAATTCTCAGTGCAGATTCAACTAAAACGGCCTCGGTTACCTCATCTAGATTTTCGTCAACGAGCCGTGTGGCTAGAATAGCCGCAACCGGTAGGCTAGCGCGAATTTGATTCGCTAATTCCAGCCTATCGACATGCTGAGTCCAGCCTTTTACAAAATCGGTCTCTATGCTCATATTAACCTTTCCTGTACTGCTGTCGGCAAATCCCTGTTAAACAACTCGGCAAACTTCCTCAGAGCGTGGAAACACCACAGCATTTCGCTCGAAAAGTCGGTACAGTCTGGCGCTTCGCTTGTATTAGCAAACTCATAGAATAACTCGTGCCAAGATCGATCATCCATATCGTACTGCAACATAGACATGGCATCATCTAGTCCTTCAGCTAAGCCCGGCTCGTCTTTACGAATGTCCTCGATAGCTCGCTTAGCTTCTTCTAAGAAGAAGTCTAACTCTGGGCGAACAGCCTTACCAAGCACATAGTCTAGTTCATCGGATACCAAAGCCCACGCACGAGTGTCTTGCTGGCTCACGTTCAGAGTTAAATCCCCTATATCACCATAGACTACTACCAACCTTGGCGCGAAGATAACTCCAAACCAGTGAAACGAATTTTTAGGTCCTCGACAAATATAGGCTTTGACTAAATCTGACTCAGACCTCTGGGTGATCACGTGCTCGGACAGGCTATTCTTGGCTAAATTGGCTATTGTGCGACGGTGATTCTCGACGGTTTCTTCAGGTCTCAAATTAGTCCCTCGCTAAAGCTATATACAGAGCAAGACCAGCTATTAACAGTATCATAATTAAATTCAAAGATCGTCATCTTCTGGATAAACCTTATCGGGTGCTTTTGGCCCAGCTTGCCGTAACTTCTCAAATGTCTCTTGGGTATATAGAACCTCATACATCGGACTGACTAAGTGCTCGGCCGAAGCTTCACATCTGTCAGCCAACTGCGAGCACTCAAAGGCTTCTTTCTGTGCGCCTAACAGTCTTTCAGCTTGACTAATACCGCTCCTTTGGCCGCGATCAAAACCTAGTCTGTATCCTACATGCACAGACATTAATATAACATATAAGGAAATTACTATGGCCGAAACTGTTAGCATTCTTCCTCACTTTCGGTTGTAGCATATACATCCACTTCACCATATTTTAGCAGATCATCTTCCAACTCAGGTGCCACACCACCCATCCACGTGCCTGATCGATTTATACGAAATGGGACTTTGCCTAGATTTTCTTTGACCAACTTGCAGATTCGTTCCATGAGCCACGATTCCAACGAACCATCGTTATCACTGTAGCCAACAGTCTTAGCTGCCTTCAGAATAGAAAACCAAATTTCTGAGTATATCTGGACGCCACCTAGTCCAGTAAACATTTCGTGGGCACAACAGTCATGGTGCTCACTTGTTCTTGGGTCAGTAGCCAAAATTAAGCTAGGATCATTGCAAGTTAGCAGTCCCCACTGACCGGCTTTCATGTCGTTACCGCTCTTGTGGGCACGACAAAGCTGCCAACCAGGCAGTATTTCTATCCACCCATGAGCGTTTGCAACACACTGTTCACACATCAGACGTGCCCCACGGCAATATTAATCTGATTGCTCACTGTATCAGCAAGTTCATCTACAAGATATTCTAACTGCTTATTGCCACAGGACGCGAGTACCGAACACTGCTTTTTAATTGCTGGCGTCTGTCCTGGTGTAGTGAAATCGTACTTCTGAGTAACAGTTACTATAGCGGACGGATCAATCCACAAGGATTTTGTTAGCTTAATCAGCATCTTTCCTACTTTCTAAAAATGTGGTGGGGGCGGCAGGATTCAAACCTGCGATCATCGGATTAAAAGTCCGCTGCGTTAATCGCTGCGCCACGCCCCCGACTGTATTTTATTAAACCAATGAGGCTGGTTATTTTGCCCATTTTTTTATCGAGTTACCTGATACTCCATATTTTCTTCCCACAGCTTCATATCCAAACTCATCTATTTCACTATTCAAAACGTCTATATGAGGCCTTTCAATCCTTCGTATTGATTTATGGTAGCAATCAACACAGTGTTTTGCATAAGGCTCTACTTTTTTACCACAATTAAAACAGACACTTTCCTCTGTATATTTTTTCCCCTTATTCTTTTTGCCACAAAAAGTTTCGAGTTGACTACCACAATGATGACAAATTATTCTCAGATTTTCTAGCCGATTATCGTTGTTTGTGCCGTTTATATGGTCCAAAGTTAGAACAAGCGGTTTTCCATTCCAAACAGGGCCTTGCCCGCATATGGCGCACTCATTTTTTAGAACACCCTCTGCTAAAAGTCTCTTTTTAATACTTCCTCGACTGTACTCGCTATGTTCAAGTAGCACTTCCGTAAGAGGTTTCTGCCCTATTCCTTTTCGGCTTTTTCCAATCAAGTGTTTTTGGCCAAGCCAATGATTCGTATCTAACGATAATTCTTTGACCTTTCTATGCACTGTTCTGTAATTACCGCCAATCGGTACAAGGCGTAACTTTCTTAACGTTTCAGCAATAGAAATGCTCGACTTAACAGCGACTATAAATTCCTCGTCGCTCCAACTAGTTCTTTTCATATCTAATTTATCGGCTTCAATAATTCTGCAAGTCTAACTAACCTCATTTCTTCTTGACGTTGCTCATGCTGCTTTAATTCTGCCCGCTTACGCTGTTGAAACTCATCGAAATCGTCTGAACCCCGTTCATGGTTACAATCATAGCACGAAAGCCTTAGATTGTCAAGAGACCAATTTCCATCTTGAGACCTTGGTACTACGTGTTCTAGGGTTGCTGAGCTAAAATACAGAGTACAGCGACAAAAACAGCATGGCTTTGTTTCCCTGCCTCCAAATAACTTTGCCTTCCAAGATCGCTTTTCACCACTATTGCGAGAAGAACTCATACATATTCGGTCCAAACACGCTGCTGCTCACCCTGGCCGTTGCAAGCTATACAGATTCCTTGGGCCAGCTTAGTAACCTGATCAAAAGTGTACTTACTCGTGTATTCAAAATTGCCATTATTTGGCACCCGCAACCCCGTCCCATCACATGCCTTACACGGAACTACTTCACGCTTAGTGACCTTTCGTTGCCAGAACATTAGCCGCCTCCATACTCATGAAAACCTTTTGGACTGCGATAGACACTGGGCTTACCAGCCAACTCTAGCTTAGCTTCTGTGGCACTGAGTCCACTTCTGATAATCTGCCTGCGGGCATCTGCCGCGTTTTCTGCCATAGCGAAAGCGATCCCAGGGTAATAATCGCTCAGCATATTCTGCCATACATACAGTTTTAATGCCATGACTTATTTCCTTTCTACTTCAGATAGCGTTCGAGAGGCGACACCTTACGAAGATCCTCGATCTTGACCCAGTACCAAAGCTTCGCTCTGGTGTCCATCGGATCAGTCAATGACCACCAGCACAAGGCTGGTGGCTTGTAACTAAGGCGGGATTTTCACCCATAACACTCGAAACATATGGCGGATTGACAGCCGCCTGCTCTACCGTTGCCAAAGGCATAGTAGAGAGAATGTAATCGTCACGGATATTGATTGCGGCATTAAAGTCGGCATGCGCTCTAAAGCCACACTTTACACAGTGAAAATGAGACTTGTGACGATTCTTTTTGCAGACGTGCTTACACCTGCTACACTTTCTACTGGTGTTTCGCGGGTCCACAAAAACGACTAATTTGCCTAAGGCTTCGCATTTGTAAATAAGAAACGAGTCGAACTCGTAGAACGGCCACGATGCCATCCACTTGTTCATTTTCTTACCGCGATTCTGATTGCGAATACCTGTTAAATCTTCTAATACGAAGATCGTTACACTCTCTTGATTTGCAAGATACTTAGTGACAACATGATTCATGTTCCGACTAAACCGCTTCTCACGACCTGACATCTTTTTCAAACGACGTTTCGCTGCGCGAGTGCCTTTTGCCTGGAGCGTGCCTCTGTTGTACAAATACCTGCGCTGAACAGAACGAACCTTTGCATTAGAATACACCTGCCCATCCGAAGTTGTTGCCAGATGGTACAGTCCTTTATCGATGCCCTGGATTTGGTTCATAGGGCATCGCTCAGGTGTGGCGTGGTCAAATACTAACTGCACCCAAATTCTTTGATCGTAACGCTTGTAGGTAATTGTTGCGCTCTTGAATACCCAAGTGTTATAGATTTCTCTGTAGTATTCTGGAACATTTAGTATAGTTTTGGCCCTGGTTCCTAAGGTAGAAAGTGTTAATTGATTGCCGCGCCTAGTTATTGTGCGCTTGTCGTAACGAAGTCCTGAGTATGCTTTCTTTCGTGGACAGTTCTTGTACTTATTGGCCTTGACCGCCTCTAAAGCTGTATCACGCACTGCCTGAATCAACGCCGAGGGCACATCTGGATTGGATTGTCTGAATTGTAAATACAGCGCGTCATGAGCCTTGCTCTTATTGCAACTATGCTGTTCCAAGGCCCAATCGACATGTGCGTTGAAAATATCTGCGCACTGAGACATCAACGGTAGAAACCGCTCTGGTTCAAGATCAGTGGGTATTGACACTGTACGAAACACAGTTATAATACCTCGTTATGAAAACGACTTCGAGTAGTCACGCGGTTCATTCTCTCGGTTATCATATCATTTGGTGTCCCAAGTATCGTCATACTGTACTAGAAGGCTTTGTAGCCGCTGAGTTGAAGAAGATTCTTGCCGAAACTTGTACTACCTACAAATGGCTACTTCAAGAAATCGAAGTCAGGCTTATGCCTTATTTACATGTGATTATAAATATCACTAGAACTTAGACTTAACTATCCTAACTTATTAGAACGTTATGAGCGGTAAAGAGCCCAGGTTGCAGTCCCCAAGATGGGCATAACCACCCTTTTGGCCGACATTGTAAAGTTCTGGGTAAGTCGGGCCTCGCGCCACGACTGAAGAACCAAGCATCTGTTGAAAAGCCAGAAACTGGTCAAACGTCGTGGACACTCTGAATGCAAACTCATTGGCATAGGTCTGCATGTGTTTCGAGCTTACGCCATGGTGAGTACCGATAATCCACGCCCGAAAGTTCCCGATGACCTGGTGAAATGCTGGTAGTACGCTATCGGCGGACATTCCATGGGCTTCACTAATTACGTGATGATCATAGTATCCGCCCAGGTTTTGGTAACTCGCATGAGCATCTGTGTAAACAATGCTTCCAGGTGCTACGGCGTCATAAACGAAACCCGCTAGATGTTCTTCTGAGCGATTGGGCACGACACGTAAACGTACTCTGGACACGTAATAATTCGGGAAATGTTTCTTCTTTTCCTTGCGCTCTCTGAGTTCTACGGCGCCAGCCAAAATGATCTTACCCTTCGGCCCTTTATTGACGCCCTTCGGCTGTTTTTCGCCCCAAAGAAGTGCCTCGTCCACTTCGACCATGCCTTCCAAAATATACGGATTCGGATCTACAAGACCGAAACGCAATTTATGCAGCATATTGAACACGGTCTTGTAACTTACAATCCGAGAACGCTCCCAATATTGATAAGCGCTGATCCCAGGTTTAAGCGTAGCCATAAACCACGCTGCTAAGAACCACTCCGTTAGAGGTATCTTGGAACTGTGCATCACAGTCCCGGCTGTTAAATAGGTCTGTTTGTGACAGTATTTGCACTCGAAATACAGGCGCTTGTCGTTCCAATAACCTTCGTGTGACTCACAATGAGGACATATAAAGCCGTCGGACCAACGTAGCTCGGCCAGGTATTCAATGCACGCCCTGTCATTTGGAAACATGTCATGGAATTCAAAATCTGTTCTAGGGAACGGTAGTGTTGTAGACATTTCTAACTCCAAATAGTTATGTGACATCTGCTATTTGAAGTCTAGCACTATCTGAGAACGCTCGTCCGTATAATTCAGGATGTACTTACAATCGGCGATTTTTTTGACCGATTTTATAACCAAGGCTTCAGCTTTGGGCACCAGCCTCCGATACACAAAAATAGGGATTGGAGGTGAACATTAAAGTTCAATGGCAAGATTTTAATGGGGTAAAACAGTTATTATCAGACGAAGCGGCAAAAGAATGGGCAGATATCCTAAAAGCCGCAGAGGATATGCCATTGTACCTAAAAGGATCTCTACAGAAAAACAAATCAGGACATCTGATTTTTGATCCAGTAGCCACTAACGCCTATTTGGAGCGCGTTCTGGGGTCATCTGGATGGATATCAGGGCCATCGGTGCCTCCCGCAGTCCGGTTTCTTGGCTCAGATGTGGATTTCGCCAAGAATGGGATAATGCTCGAAGCACAGTTTTCTAATTACCCATTCTTTCTTAATAATGTCATTCGCAGTGACATATTCAAAAGGGCTGGTATCAAATTAGGGCACAAAACTGTCAAGGCCCTTGTCCTTTTGACTAAGACAGGAAGACTTCCCGCTTCCAATAGCACACTCTACTATGAACAATCTGTAGAACAGGCCAATGGATTGTCGAAATTTAATATGTTTGGAATTCCGATGCGGGTAACAAACCTGTCTGTTGACCCCGGCCACGAGGTACCATCTGTACAGACGATTTATCCAGACAGAACATCCAGAACAATTAAAGAACAAATAAATGGACTTTGCCTAGTTGAACGCGGCTCTAAGTCAACTAACGGATGGAGACTAACGTTTAAACGACTCTCTTAAACAACGGTGCATCGTCTTCGACTGATTTAACCGAACCACCAGGGAAGTAATCTGCTGGCGCGTCTTTGCCGCGAAGCCGGGCACCGAAAGAATCCTCTTCATACTCAAGTCGTTTTGACAACTCGGTTAGGTGATACTCTTCTGTATATATTTTTGACTTTGCCCGATCTGTTGGAAATTTCCCTACTTGTTTATCAAATTTGAAATTAGCTACTGGTTGACCGGTTCTCTCGGCATATGCCCTAAGAGTCTTCAGGTTAGGAAACAAACCATTTTCATCTGGTTGTCCACTTAGCCGTCTTATTGCGACTCTATAGTAATCAATATTTAATTCTGCCCCTATAAAATGGCGACCGTGATCCCTAGCAACGACGGCAGTTGTACCAGTGCCTATGTATGGATCAAAAACAACCCCACCTACCACAGTGGTACAAAGCATTATCCTGGAGATTAAGTCCTCTGGAAACTGACATGGATGAATTGTTTGTTCTTCGTGATTATGTTTTACGTTACGGAACATCCAGATATCACCTGGATTCTTACCGGCTGGATTACATGTATATTTCCCTCTGTTCTCTCCTTTATGGGCCTTCTTGTTCTTATATTTTTGTGGCACCCTTATAGCGTCTAAGTTGAAAACATAATTATCTGATTTGGTAAACCACAAGATAGTTTCGTAGCGACACGAGAATTTCTTACGGGCATGTAAACCGTGCTGTCGTGCCCACACAATTCGATTTTTCGGGTATAACCCAAGAGACTCCAGTATTGGAAAAAATCGAATATCTAGTGGTATAAGAATACCGTCATCGGAAAATGCACCTACTTGCCAAAACAACGAACCAGATGGTTTGAGCACGCGAACACACTCGGACAATATATCTGTTTGTTCCTTGAGATAATTTCCCAAGGCTTTTCTCGCCTCATATTCTTTTCCAAGATTATAAGGAGGAGACGACACCACAAGATCAACACAGGAATCTGGCAAATCTCTCAAAAGGTCGGTCACGTCACCGTGATGTATTCTGTCCAGTAAAGTATCTTCAACCATAAAGTATCTCCAATTATCATAAATTATATCAGGTCTATTACCCGAGGTCAAGAGACCTCGTTGAAACCGAAAAATACACCAAATATACGACTTGTCTTACCACAGTATAGAATCTTTGTTTAGCATAGGTAGACAGGTTTTGTTAGCTATTTATTAGGGAACTTTGGCTAACTTAGGCTTTACATGTAAATAAGGCATAAGCCTGAATCGAAGTTATGCCCGATCATGTTCATATCTTTGTTCAAGCCGACCACCTAACGGCACCATCTGAAATCGCTAAAACACTCAAGTCTATATCTACAGTCTACATCTTTTCTAAATTTCCTGTCCTTAAAAAGCAAAAATTCTGGGGTAGTGGTCTTTGGTCTCGTGGTACATATTACGCAACTGTAGGCCATATTTCGGAAGATATCGTTCGTCAGTATATTAAATCACAAAAGAGCCGTAGCTAGGGGCGCTGTCATCCCCCAGCACAAGGCTGGGGGTATTCTCGCGCTGTCTAATAAACTCCTTAAACTCAGAAGCGTCGAACGCGACTGCGGCAGCCGTAAATGGGCCATTGTCTACCAAACACACTGGCAGCGTGCCTTCGGGCTTGGACCCAAAACTCTTGGGCTTTTCCGTAAACTCACCGTTAGCAAACAGCCAATCTTCCTTCGAACCATCACTCGGATTTACATAGCATCCCACGACTAAACTTCCTTTCCAGTTTTAAACCCTAAACCTATACTTGTCATAGTGTCTAAGAATTTGCTTGACGCTCGTGGCTAGAATCTTCTCAACACCTAACCGAAATTCTTTCTCGTCCTCGTCCGGCATATCCATTGGCCATTCTTGCTTAAATATTGGCGCTCCGGCCTCATCTGCACCGAGATAAATCCAGAATAAATCTCGGGCAAAAATTCCTACAGATTGATCTTCTGTAGCGTCACGAACCGTAACATACAAATCCCACGGGGCCTGTCCACGAACAACTGTACGGCGCACATCAACAACAATCTTGTCTCCACAGTTGGCAAACGTGCTTTCAAGATATATTTCGATTTCGCCGAGAATCTTGCTGACGCCCATAGCCACTTCTCCTTTCTCAGCCTATATTACCGTCATCCTCGTGAACAATCAAGTTCTTTTCCTTATTTCTGTGCTTCTTTCCGGCCCGAATATCGACCAACTTCTTCTTATCTGCATTTAGCCCCGCGCCGTCCTTGATGCGTAGCTTAGGCTTTACTTCCCTCCTGGATTGCTCCAAGAGGTCATCACCAACTTCTTCCCAATATTCTTGATCATGCTGCACTTCAAAATCTCCTAGATCCATAGATTGCCATACCGAACAGTATTACTGCAACGAAGCACGAAAGTACGTATCTAAAATCGCTTCCTGGCGTCCAGTCCATATGCATATCCTTTAACTACTATGGACAACACAAATTGGCTTCTTCCACTTAATGCGAATCGGCCGCTCACTCACAAACTTGCTAAAATACAGCCTAATAGCCTTCTCGATTGCTTTCCTATCGAGAAACTCTGCTGCCACCCAGACGTTGCTATTGTCCTCGCCAAAGTGAATTTCCGTCTTAGCCAGAGTTTCAAACAGCATCTTGTTTAGATCCAGATCCGTTTGAAATATCTGCTTAGTATCTTCATCAAACGAACCGCTCTTCAAACCGTACTCATAGGTCGCAATCTCATTTTCGATATCGGACCTGGACATCACTGTAAGACAGGCGTGACGCGGCTTACGACCATCCTTCCAAGCTAGCCAGATGTCCGTCCATGTTTCAGACCAACCAGCTTGCTTCCAATAGCCAGTTGAATCCACCCTCACTACCTTTGTTGCTACCGACATTTTTTGCCTCCGTTTTGGTATCCCTGGAAAGATTCGAACTTTCAACCTTGTCGTTAGAACCGACTTGCTCTATCCATTTGAGCTACAGGGACACGATTTCTGTGGGACCGACTGGACTCGAACCAGTACTCAACCCGTTATGAGCGGGACGCTTTGACCATTAAGCTACGGTCCCTAGTATTTAGTAGCCCAGGTGGGACTCGAACCCACACGCCCTTACGGACACAGCATTTTAAATGCTGACTGTCTGCCATTCCAGCACTGGGCCAAAATCACTGGTTCAAAAGAACAATTGCACGAGCAACAAAAAGAAGATTACCTATAGCGAGCGCGATCATAAGCTTATCCTTGCCACGATGCCGCAACACAAAAGCACCACATATGCCAACGCCTAGACAATTAACCGCCAAGCTTACCCACAGCATGATTATCCTTCCTAGCGCCCTGCCATCCTGCGGCCTACTACTTTCACGGCTGCATGACTGTAGTCACCTACCGAATAGAACAAAAGACCCGCGTGCGACATATTTTCGAGTTTATCACCCGAAACTCTAGACTCTAATTCCGTTGCTAACTCAAGCACAAAATCGACTTGATCTCGTTCAGACCAATCGTCTCGAACACGCTGAAGTACCTCAAAATCTGCCTTGGCGTCTTCCAGATAATTCCTGAACCTCTGATGATACACATCTCCATCCGCAGAGTGGTATGCTTCAAAGCCGAGCAGAAAACTTGTACATGCTGGCTGGGCTTCCCACACTCGCTTTGCTTCAGCGACCATCACATCATACGGTATCTGCTCGATGCCCATCACCAAAGTAGCCACGTCCTGGTTAGTACACATATTACTTTCCATCCCACAGGACAAACCAAATTGTACCAGCGATCCAAACAATTGCAAGAACAAATTGAGTTGCAGCTAAAAACCACACCCCCAGCCCGGCAAGAAACATCTTCTGCCAAAAACCTTCCGGGCTAGCCAGATGCCAGAACACTGCATATAGAATCGACGGCAGAAAACAGCCTGCGGTGAACATCAAAATTATAAACAGCTTGAAAACTACAAATGTGAGTTTATCCATGACTGATCACCTTTCAACCCAGACTAACGACGTTTCCATCTTGAACTCCAGATCATTAGTATCACACCCAAGATTAGCGAGTAAATAGCACCGATTACACCTCGGATACATAATTACCTTCGCGCCAGTTTCAGGACTGTACTTCCCGCTCCAGCCGCCAAAACTATTAGCCAAATCTTTATCCGAACACGACGTACGACCGTGTTCACCCGCGACTACGTCAACTATTTCCCTGGTTAAATTCACGGCATACCTCCTTACAGCGTCTTATACAAGCTAACACCCAGGATAACTACATTTATAGCTACCAATACTGCAACAAACAAAGCTGCCTTGTTGTTGCCAACGTCCGTACTTTTCTTGCAGGCTATAGTACAGATCACCGCAGTTACTGCATTTACTAAGATGACCACGGCAGATACACAATCAAATCAAGGCCCATGTTATCTACGCGGCACTTGCGAATTATATCCGAGGCGGTCGGATCATCGTCCATCGGAGGACAATCTGCATCAAAATCGGCCAGAGCAGCGTAGACTTCCCTGGCGTCCTCTACAGTTACACCTGGACAGGTCCGACCATACATACTACGACCGGAATAATTCAGCCGAAGATCGAAGCCCGTAAGCGCTTCGATGAATCTCTCTTGATCTTTACGCATGGTCCGCCTCCTCTATCTTCAATGCTGTCACTCCTAAGCCGGAAGCAGCGACCAACAAATCATAGCCGCTAATTCCAAAGCCGCAACTAAACTTCTTCGTGTCCAATACAGAATGACATGCCGTAATTTCATCCTTATAATAATGCCACAGTCCGCGAACTATGCTGATAACTTCACGATCACATGACATGTCTCGCCTCCTCATAAGTTTTTTGTCTCAACGCCAAGATTATACTATCTTGGCCCAGGAAAATCAACACAATTCAAAGAAATTTTCAAGCATTAACGTAAGCATCTCAGAATGTTCGAGTTGCGGATTATGATCTGCGCCTGTAAACACAAAAGTCTTGGCATCTAACTCTCTAGCTGCCCGGCTCATATCCTGCTGGGATAACAGCCACTCATGCTCGCCCCGTGCAATAAGCGTAGAAATGCCCAGCGGAGCCAAAGGCTTATCATAGTTAGCAACTTGAGAGCATAGGTCTACAACAGTCCTGGAGTTTGCAGACTGTATTCCGTAAGCCCTGAGAGGTATCCCCGCAAGATTGTGCGGCAAGTAAATCCATCGGGTTAATCGAACACATTTTTTGAACAGCCACGGAAGAATCTTTGGTAACTTAGGCAGTCTGGAGGCTCGGGCTAACCAAGATACGCCATAAAAAGGCGTGCCTACGAAAACCACCTTTTCGGCTAAAAACCTAGCTTTCAAAGCTTCATATAGGATCAGCCCTCCCATTGAATGGGCTACGATATATCTGGGCTTAGGTAGCTGTTCCAACACTTGAACTAAAATACTGGAATAAACACTCAGAGTCGTCAAAACTATCGGCAGCGGCTCTGATTTCCCAAAACCAGGAAAATCAATGGTCACGGCGTTGCAATTTTTGACCTTAGATACAACAAGGTCCCAAGTTTTTTGTGAATCAAACCATCCATGCAAGAAAATAACTGTAGGGCTAAAACCTGGGCTTGACTCTCGACAGCTAATCGAGACTCGAACATCGTTGACTACAGCCTCAAGATTGAAATCGTTCACACAATGCCAAGTGCTCGTTCTAGATAATTTGCTAAAGTATGAACACTATTAGCACAATCAGTAGGCTCCTGCTGACCCATCATATTTGCTAGTTTATATGCTAGATCCAAGGTCTTACCGTCTTCGCTTGCTAGATCATGATCCAAAAGTAGCCCTAAAATGTGCAGTTGCATGTCTTCAAGAGGGGTCTGAAACTCTGCATAGGTGAACTCCTTGTGTAAATATTTCAGAGCTAACGTATGACATTCGCGTAAAGTGTCTTTCTGCGTCTCGGTGAGCATAGAACGACCTTTCCAGGGCGATCCCCGATTGAACTTGGCACTGAATGGGACAAAACGGAAGCCTGCGCTAGACCTACAGCGCGACCCAGAACGGTTGGCACGGGAACTGATCTTGGCTAAATTAAAGCATGACATGGTAGAATCTCGCGGGGCGCTAACTTAAGTCTACCACTTTTCTACCTAGAAGGCAGCTAAAAATTTTGTTCATCAAGTTCGAGATGCCAGTCTAAATCCTTACAGCCGTTCAATTTAACTTCGATTGGTTTTGTCGGTCTGGGCTCTAGGCCATAGTCATTTTTGTCTTCCTCTGGCTTGATCACTTAGACACCAACTCACAAGTATCATTTGAACAGAACTTGGTAGCGGCTAGATCGGGCAGGGTATTCAGAACTCCCGACCAGTTTATTGGCTGAAACTTACTCTTATGTTCCAAATATTCCTCGTAAGTAATTCCTTCATAAGGAGCCTGTTTATATACGCCGTGCTGCGTGTGAGGAAGTACTGACACTGACTTCACTAGAGGAGCTATCTCAGCAAGCATATGCTCTAACTGGCCGCCTTCCTTCTCTGGATCAAAATAAATAGTACAGGACACCGCGTTGTCAGCCCACTCACGCTGAAGCATAACTAACATCATGGCCTGTTCCCACATACTCACATCGGTGGCGGGGCGCGACCTTCCCTGATTTATTACAAAGTCAAACACGTCAGTATTATCCGAGCTTACGTCCTTCTCAGAGTTATAGCCTGCGTCTCTTAAAACTTTAGCTATCGGGCTATTCTGAGCGACTCGCATACGCCGTATAGCATACTTAAATGTAGGAAAGTGCATACCTGGAGACACCCCGGCTAATTGTGAGACCGTGCCACTTGGTTTGATCGTAGTTAATCTTATCGACGGTGATACTCCAGCGTCTCGCGCCAAATTCTCGTTCTCTTCTTTGACCAGTGCATATCCCTCGCGAAGAGTCTTAGTCATTTTGACGTGCGTAACTGTAGCGCTCCAATCGGCGACGCCACTAATCGAGATACCGACGCGCCTATTTCTGGCAATAATTTTGTTGGTGTCAAGCCTGTGTGTAGGCAATAACGATACGGTCTGAGTGTAGAATGCTCCGAACTTCAGTGCCTGAAAAAATTCATTGTCATCCGCACACCTTGAAGGGTATGTTTCGAACAAATTGCATAGCTCTTTATTCTCCAAAGGTATCTCGCCGCAAGGATTTATGCAATCCGCCTTGTCTGAAGAGTGCCTGCCAAACCTTGCAAATTTCTGTACATTCTTCAGGTTAACAAAACCGGGCTCGCCATTAGCCCTAATCCTTTTTGCAATCATTGGTATCTTAGAAAAATCATCGGAATTACTCAAAGCTACTGAATTATTACTCATCCAACCGATCTCTTCGCGCTCTGGATGTAGCTCGTAATTTTTCAAATCCCAAAATTCTTTGTCATCCGCCGAACCTAACATAATCTCAGCCGACCTACGCACATTACCGGCTACCACGCAGCAACCTAATGCATTGATAATGTCGGCTTTCATCCTCAGACTGGATGTCTCACCGCTGATAAACTTATCGAGATACTGTGTCACTCTATCGTGGAGTTTAATCAATGGTTCTGGGCCAGACGCAATTCCACCAAACCCCTTTATTTGTGACCCACTCGGGCGTAAATCTGAATAATCAAATCTTACTGGGTTTGTGCCTGTCTCATATGCTAATATCAGACGTTCTACAGACTCTGCCCAGCCTTCTCGGCTATCAGGTATCACAAAAGTATAAGGCTTCCCATTAGGAGCAGACATGGACACAGGTTCAGACGTCGCTCCAAAACCCACGCCGACTCCGCACATCAAAGCGTCCATAATCCAATTACAATCATACGACAGGTGATCCGTTTTACTGGCGCCGCAATTAAAAAGGGCCATAGATCCGCGCTCATACACGAAATCGGTGCCCATAACGGCTAGCCCACGACCTGGTGGCATGCACTTCATCTGCACAAAATAGATGGCCATCTTCTCGGCGAACTCTTGCCAATAAGCGTCTTCCCAAGGCAGATAATTCTTCATATACCAATCCTTGCGTATACTCATCACGCCGTTCACAGTCCTGATAACCGTGTCGTGCCAATCCTCCTGTGTGCCGTCTGCTTTTGGCCTTGAGTAGGTTCTATAATAAACTGCTTCTCCAAAGCCGTCGAAGCCAAATTCGTAAGATGTACCACGTACTCTAGCTACTGATGCTGGCCCTAGTTCAAACCTGTGAGTTACAAACGGCTTTCTATCTTCTCTTTTAATAATGTACTCTACGGACGCAAGAACTATCAAGGATTTTCCTCGCTTACTGGGACTAAAAAAATAGGTAGAATTACTCTAAGTCTACAGGCTTGTAGACAAAGTTTCAAGGCTGGATCTCAGTACTCACACGTATTGCAAAGGTTACGCGATTAGTAGGTATGTGTTGTCTTCGGGATTGTTCGTCCAGCACGCAGCCATTCGGTCAATTCTGCTACGTCCTCGTCATAAATAGTAGTTAAGGCACCACTTATTTTTACACCTAATTTAACATCTGGATACTTCGGCGCGGGTTTAATTTTAGTACCAGACTCGAACATCTTACTGTCACCATACCAAATTTGTCTAAATTTTTCCGAGCAAGCATCACATAAATCAAGCCACGACCCGCCAATAGTAACACACTGCTCTGTGCTAATATACTGCTGTCCATGAGAACAGCGATCACACTTGAAAGAATTGTCTAGGAGTTTCATCGAGTTACACTGGAACAAACATGTTGCCAACAGAATCAGTCCAATAGCCACTGTACACAACACGGTCTTTTAAATCTGATTCTTCAATTGAAGCCGAAACTACCCAGGCCAAATTATGCATTAACGCATAGTCCTCAATTTGTTCCATCGAACCGTCTAAAACAATTGTGACGCGTGATGCTGGTGGCCATACCCCGCGCACCGCATAAGATCTCGACACAAAAACAAGATTAGCCATTTCGATCCTCACATTCCTTATCTACTATACCATGAAACAGCGTCTTGTGCAAGAAACATCCTGGATGATTTTCCGAACCGCCTAGACTAGATACATCCAATATCTGTTTAAACTTGCATCCTACACAATTACTGGCCATTGGTTCGAGTTTATACTGCTTAGCCAAAACCAGTAAGTCGTCCACTGAAAAAGTACTCAACCAAGCAAATGGACTATCCGCAGCGATGTTCCAACCCGGCTCTGGGCTCTCGCCGCGCTCCATATTTTTTACTATGATGCCTACGGCTCTTTGCATGTCTTTGAGAATTTTTCGTATATTTTTTGTGGATAACGAAAAAGCCTTGGCTAACGTCTTTACTGCATAATCTTCGCGCTGAGAAGCCACATACAAAAAAGCATTACGAACCCTATTCCATGGTTCGTTTTCAGACACCTTTTCGGCCGCTCTACGAACTATCGTATCCGCAAGTCTAAGTGCTTCAGCCTGTTCAAGTGTTTGTTGTCCTGTTAATGTTCTCATAACTTACCTAATAACTGCTTACCTTTCTACTTTAAGTCTACCACTTTTTATTTTTGCCTGTCAGAAAATTAGTGTATCACGTGTTCGGAACAAAGTCAATAGCCTAGACAAAATAGAGGCAGCACAAGACACAACCCAAGAAAATGTGCTAGACTACAGTTAGAAGTTCATTCTTATCGCGCCTGAGGCGCTCAATTTCATTGTGAGGCAAACTGATGAGTAGACAGACTACACGAAGAAAATCTTGGGGCAGTCTATCCTCCGCAGAACGAGATACATTACTTGAACGGTATACTAATGGCGAACACAGTGCTGATTTGGCATCTGAACTTGGGATTGAAAACTACCAAGGGTTGGGGCGATCATTAAGAAAATGGCGGGACAAAAAAGGTTTGCCTGAACGAGTACCTGAGCCTATCGTCATGGATCTTGGCGAATTTGAACAATACATGGAACTGTATAACACGCTCATCGGCCGCAACCCTGATCGGCCAAAACTCAAAGAAAAACAGGTCAAAAAGACAGATCGACGCAAAGTAGTTGTAGTCTGTGATATCCACGGTCGGCCTGATGAACGTGTGCTGATTGAAGTCGCTAAAGAACATCCAAACACCATTGTCTACGACGGCGATATCTTCGACAGCTTTGCTTTTTCTCGCCATCCAAAAGATCACGTTGTAAATGTTGCTGATGAGATCGCCTCTGTACGTGCGATGCTTGAATCTATGCGCGCGCACTGTGATGAACAGCTACTGACCACCGGCAATCACGATGAACGGGCCAAGAAATACTTTTCGACGCACGTCGATCCGCAATTTTTACCGTTATGTAAGTACAATCTACTTGAATTAGCTTCTGCCGGTATACCCAATGTAACTCTCGTGAGAAACGTATACGACTACTCCAGACCATCTGGCGTGATTATGCCACAGGCATTCCATAACGTATTCGTTGCCCATGTCGGAGATGCTTTAATCGGACACGCCGAAGTGGCTAGAAAACACGATACGCGCTCAGTAGCCGCCTTAGCGGACTGGGCCAACACTTGGCACCAACAGCTTGGCTTTATACTGCCTAGACTAATTATCCAGGCACACGTTCATGGCGCGGGCATTTCTTACGGCCACGGTGGACATCAGATACTGACAGAGGGTGGATTTGGTGGTGATATCAAATCTCTACAGTATGCCCACGACTATGGACAAATATGCTTCAGGCCACCTGTTTTCGGGTATACGGTATTCGAACAGACGCGATCCATGGACGCTTGGAAAACCGATCTACTGTCGGTCAAATTCGTTCAAGTGTAGCGCTTCTTGGCATACATCGACCGAACTATCTTCTCATCCATTGCGTAAGCTATGCACTTCCAGCCTTCTCCTTTTGGGACTTTAATCCTAACTCCAAAAGCTTCAAAGGCTGATTGTAACAATAAATCCTGAAAAATAATGTCGTGCAACTGATGACCTTCTTTACCGCCAACGTCCAAAGCCAGGTGGCATACCTCGTGAAGCAACACTTCTCGAATTGCCTCTGGCTTTGACTTTTTATGTACGATCAATGCTATATTCGAGCCTTGCTGTGAACCAGATACCCAACGAGTGTGCTTATGTTCGTTAATTGTAATATTGACAGCTTCAGGTAAATTATACTGATCGAACACACTTAAATTACGAAATTGCTGGTACTCTTTATTGACATCAACCCCATTAACTAGCTGTTTGATCATACTCCAGTCTACAGTATCTCGGTCGCATCAATCCTGCTAGCTAGGCATAACTAGCCTGCCATACCTGCATTGTAGCAATAAAAAGGACACAATTTTCAAGAAGTGGTAGACTTCAATATCTAGTCTTTAAGGAACCTATCATGCCTGATGAAATATCCAAAGGTCCAACAGATTTAGCTTGGGTCTCAACTGCTGATCTTGCCCGTGAAATAGGCGCTAGATTCGATCACATTGCAATCATAGGATCGCATGAGATGGTCAACAATGAAGAATCTTTTGAAGAGGGTTTTTTCACCTACTATTCACCTGATCTTATTACAACTTTAGGACTCCTAGTAATTGCACAACAGGACATTCTAAGGGATTTCAATGCTGGACTACGTGATGAACCCGATGACGATCCTAACGAATATGAAGACAAATGAGCTGGGAGTATGACCCCGATGTCGAGGATCTGTCCAAAAAACTGCGGTTCGCAGGTATGCTCATTCGCGCTGGTATCACTGGCGATCCGCTCAAAGAAATACTTCAAGAATATCGAGATGATATGAATCCGGCTGAATTGGCGGACACGATCTATCCGTATCTTATAGCAAACAAAATGGTAGCAAACAAAGAAAGCTGGGTGCTCAAGCTTATGCGAAGCTTGGCTAAAAACATGCGATATGGAGGGCCTACAACTTGAGTATGGGACCGTGGCAAAAAGTGATCGACAAAGCGAAGGGTGGTGACTATGTTCCTTTGCTGTTTCAAACGCTACAAACTGCTGGAGAAACCTACAGGCTGAGCATTGCTACTGAAGACACACTAGTATCCGTAGTGCAAGACCAGGGCTGGCAAGACGATTTTGAGCGATTTTTAGAGTCTCCTGCTGGGCTAACCACTAAAGTAAAAAGGCGCCAGCTAGGTATATTTTTGCTGTGGAAATTCTCTGCCAACACAAAAGACCTGGTAAAGGCTTTGGACCGTGTAGAGCATCCGCCCAAAGCTAAAAGTGAAACGGTGAAATCCACTAATGCCTAAAGTTACCATCCTCATACCAGTCTCCCCACGCTCCTGGCGAAAAAACCAATTACGTGACTACCTGCGGGACACGGCGATGTCCGTAGCCTCAACTGACTCTACAGGCATAGATTTAAACACTGTTGTAGTTGATTGCTGGAACCCGCTACTAACAAAGTCATTTATTTTGTCGGGTACTCCAAGTAAAGGACGGTCTAAGGATCTAAAAACGGCGGGCGTTACTTTCGTACGCAGCGATAATCGTTACTGTAATATAAAAATGATGTCTTACGGACAGCCATCCGAGGTGCGAGCATTACAGTATGCAGCCATCAAATATCCTTCGGATTTCTACTTAATCGTATGGCCAGGAATCAAGCTACTAGACTCGACACTAAAAGACTTGCTAGACGCAATCAAAAACTCGCCTGTGGCTTATGGAAAAATACTCCACGAAAGACTTAATGTACAGTATGGAAATCCAGCAGATAATCTGTTTGAAAACATCGAACCTGTAGGTGAATTAACTAAACAATTTAAACAGTGTCCTGTACCACCATTATTTTTAGCTACCCACCAAACGGTAGAATCATTCAACAGTGATCTACCTGGGTTCTTTGTACTTGATTCATTGGCTACTATGTTAAAGAACAACGCTGCACCTGTATTCACAAACAAGGTAACTGGAACATGTGGCCGACAACTCCCCTATTTTTCTGCCCCACTATCAGGCGACGAGGGTATCAAGATAGCTATCAAGTGGAAGGCACTACCCCAAAAGCTAGAAATTGTTAAGGAGTATTAATAGTGGCTCGAATCGTAGAATTTACAAGAACTCTGTGCGAAAACAACCCCAATAAAATAAACCAGATAGTGCAAGACTTACATAATAACAAAGAAGAAGTATGCTGTTATCGATGCCATCGAGATTTCAAAGTAAACCAGTTTTTACCTAACAACAAGTGTGGCGTATGCTTAGAATGTGGTAAACTGCTTTGCATTTTGTGCATGTCAGCACACGCTCCATGCTTTGGATTCTTGGGTGAAAAAGCTTTGCGAGATCCAGCTAGACAAGCACGGGGGCGTGGCTAGTGCCAGATATCACTGAAGCGCTTTGTGCTAACAAAATTGTATTAGTCACCGGCTGTATGGCGTCTGGAAAAACTAGCACTCTCATCAAGGCAGTGAAAATGCTAGCCAATACATGGGGAACTAAGCCAGCAGCTATACGGCATGCTTTTGACGCCAGTAGAACTAATGCCTGGGAAAGTCGCAATGGGGATACTTGGGAATCGGTGCTGTCTAAAAATACTGAGGACTTGGTTGAAAAACTGCTTAGCATCTCCGGATTGGCTGTAGTAGACGAATTACAGTTCTTCAAGCCGTCGCAAAATCTTCTAAACGCTTTATGGCAACGACAATCTATCCACCGACCTACATTGCTCGGTGGATTAAATTTAGACTACTTAGGAAAACCGTTTGAAACTACTGCGGACATTGCATCCATAGCAAACTTAGTTTTGAGCCTTGAAGCTCGATGCGCGCTCTGCAACAAGCCTGCGCGGTTTACCTGGAAGCAGGCGGGCGGTAACCGTGTCGAGGTAGGATTTGATCAGTACGAACCTAGATGCTATAATTGCTGGAAAGAAAAATAGCTACCAAAACTTTTCTCTGTCTCTTTGATCTAAGTCACACATTTCCTGCTTCCCTGTCATTAACTCGCGTAACATAACTAGTCCCTCATCTTCGATTTGGCGGACGCGCTCTTTCGATATCTTCAACAGCTTAGACAGTGTTGACAGAGTAGCGCATTTACCGCGTTTACCATGTAGGCCAAATCTGCGTCGCAAAACATCCGCTGTGCGCTTAGGTAGTCGATCTAAAACATCACGGAGATACTCTCTGGTGATCACCACATCCGTAACATCCTGTGGATTAGGATCACTACCTATCATTATGTCTGTCAGTTTGGTATCTTCTTCGTCGATAGACGTCGATGGCGTCATAGCACGGCGTGCAAAATCGGCAATGTCACTCACTTGCCCTTTAGTTGCCAATTCAGCTATATTGGTAGGTACTTTGATGACACCCATTTTACCGCGTACTGCACGCTGAATAGCCTGTTTGATCCAGTAAGTTGCATAGGTTGAAAAACGAACACCAAAATTTGGATCAAACTTTTCTACAGCCCTAAGAAGACCAATATTACCTTCTTGCACAATATCTTCAATCAATACCCCACTTGTTGTGTATTTTTTGGCTATTGACACAACAAGACGAAGATTAGCATTGGCTAATCTGCCTTGTGCTCTTTTATCTCCAGCTAATGCTAATGTTCCTAACTCTTTCTCTTGTTGTCTTGTAAGAAGCGGGTATTGCTTTATTTCGTCTAAGTATTCCTCAAATGGCAAATGCGCTCCTCGCTAATTTGCGAAACGGTAGATCACACCTTGCTCTGCAAAGCCTGCGAATTCGCCAACATCAACTGTCTTATAGTTATCGCCATAATGCATCAAGTACATATTTCGCTTGACCTCGGCCGGAAGTGTCCGTAGTGAACCTAAAGTTGCATGCACTGACTCGGGCTCAAATAACTGGCAATCGTGAAACCAAACATCTGCACGGTCTTTGTACTGATTGATAAGTTCTAAATCAAATCTGGTATCCACCGAAATAAATACATGATTGTCTACAAACAATCCGAAGCTGGTAAACGAATCTTCCCATGAACCGACGCCGTCTGGAATGTGCTTAGTGCGGAATAACTCGATTTGAATGCCGCCTAAGTTAATTTCTAACATTTCGCGTGGCTGATTTTGCTTCCATCGCGGACGAATCACATCGTAGTAATCGCCAAAAGTAAGTGACCTACGGCCAGACTTTACTTCTGCAATATTCTCATTGTACTGCATCCCACCGCGAAGGGTATCATCCCACAACTGAATTTCCAGTTCCCTAGATAGGATGGCCTTCGGCTTTGGCTTCTTCTTAAACGGAATACCTACATATCTACTAAGCAAAGCATGTGCCTCGATACCGCCTACATGATCGGCATGGAGATGCGTTGGCAAAAGGTACTCAATATCCGTAGGATCAAGTCTGGCGGTTTCCTGAAGCGCACGTGGACCCGTCATGCCAAAATCGATCAGCACATGCTGATTCCCTTTGATCAGCAAGAAATTTAACTGATTAAGTGTCTTGGCAAATGCAGAGCCTACACCAAGAAAAAAGACTTCTAGCTGGCCATCATTTGTCAAGGATAACTTCTGATCGGCCTGCAAATACACCTTCTGTGGCAACGTCATAGGATTTCCTTTGATAGATTTCTGTCTAGTGTACCATACTTATTGCAGATAATCAAGCAAAATTACGTCCGTGCTTTTTTATAGCACTTTTTAGCCTACCATTTGGTTTAGAATTACTCATCTCTGACAATTCTTGTGGCAGTACACAAGCATTCCCTATCTCAGAGGCTAAACTGCCACTCATCGAGGCTATGCTAACTTCGAACAACAACTGTCCCACATCTTCTGCATATTGTCCATGAATTATTCCTAGCTCGCGGTACAAATCTGCCAGCTTCTTACTTTCGTCTACACGCTTTGTTAAGCGCTCGTATCTCGAATCAGACACTTGGAGGGCTAATTTACCGGCAACATGTTTACAGCAAGCGCCTGTACACTTAGACTTGCTCACTTTCTACCTCGCTTCTCATCTAAAAGGTTTCTTTGCTGAACAAAATTACCTAGAATTTCTCTGGCTTTTTCTTTAATTGCCTCGTCCTTGACATACAAAATCACGAATGCCAGATTACCAACAGCGGTCGTTGTTGCTGGCGATCCGCAGCGCACTAGGCTTAGAAACAAAAACTCATTATTGTCGATATGGCAACGAAATACTGCATCAGCGTATACAGCCTGTTGTTCCATAGACAATCTATGTACCTTTGGCCAAACTTCGAACAACTCACTCATATCAGCGGCTAAGCCACTATTTGGATAGTTTGGAAGAAACATGCTGAACGACATTACTTACACCGTCCAGCCGCGATTAACTCATGCTTTAAATCATCGCACCTAATGCACAAGCGCTCGATCTCGGCTAAGGCATCGGGCAGATGATTCCTAGCCACCTCGACAAACACCATATCCATCGAACTTTCGTGTCCCCAAATGGGCACTATTGGAAATCTAGCTTCTTCTGAATCATAGTACGGACAGCCTTCCTTAAAATGTCCTCCACCCTCTGGGTCACCTGGCCAGCAAGTGCAGTCTTTAGCTGAAAACATCTCGCCATAACTATTACCAAACCACGGGCCTGGCGTGGCCTTGGCAATAGCCTGCTTGCACTTATCGTGGCGTTCTCGGGTCCACTCAGCCATCAAGATGTTCCTTTACTCAACGAACCAAGTCCTAATGGATCATTATTGTACTCAATCTCATCGGCGTCTGCATTTGGAAAATCAGCATGGGTTGGGGCCGTACCATTATTGATCATATCGATAGCCTCATCGAAATCGTCCGAACATTTTGAACACCGTTCAATTTCTCATACCCATTTATGACAATCACGAATGAGTGACGTTACCCGAACAGTATACTGGTAACGAATCGCTAATAGGACCGAGAGCAGGTTTCCTGCTATCACACGAAACGTGATTTGCGTCAGGTTTCGAGGATCTTGTGGCCCAATCCCTAGCTTGAGCCTTTGCGAGTTTTGCCCAGTACCGCCACACATGCTCTGTCCGATTCCTTACAGGTAGGAAAGAGGTGCCTTGGTAGCACTTTTTATTTGGGTTCTCACTTAGGCCCATGGATCTACGTGCTATAGTTAGCGCCGCTGCATTGTGTACTGTGAGTCCGTACCGAAGCGCGAACTTATTTCTACCGATAATCGATGTGTAGGCCGGATTCACGTTGTAAACCTTAATGCCTTCTCGCTGACAACGCGATACGACTATGGATCTGAATTTACTGTACGCGAATGAACTAAGATTCTTCGCAGTTTGGCCTCGGCCACGAAGTTCAGCACGTTTCTTTTGGAAATCTAACTTCTCAATAACAATAGGCTTTTGAACGTTCTTGGCGTAAGCTACGATATTCTTAACTGCATTGCCTAAGACTGCCAATGTCTGGTGCGTGGTCAAGTCTGTGGTTATTACAGGCTCATTGAACGTGTTGATTATATTTCCAAAACGGTCGGTCTCGGTAACTGCGATGTGATCTTCATTAAGGTCAAAACCGACTCTGCCCAGGCTGTCCCTGGTAACAATTTTGGCTTCGATGACGTGAACTGAAACGAAGACTCTCCAGCCAATGCCATCTAGCTTAAACCTGTAGTTGGTTGGTGTATTACCCAAAGCCAGGGCCTGTAGTACATGCTCATGGCCGTGGTTAAAGTACACGCCGGGGATTTCAATATACTTACCATGGATGGCCATCAGTGCATCTGGAAGGCGCAAACGTAGCGTTAAGCTGCCGTCGTCCTGCACAGTAGCGACACATCCTTGGCACCCTGATGTTTCTTCGTGAGAACCGAGAACATAGAACTGACTCGAACGGGACTGTTTCCAATCACTGGACCAAACATCATGATCTATTTCTGGACCGAATTGTGAGTTGAACAACTTCCTGGACCCGAAACACAAGGATTTTGGCATCTGTTCGAGCCTGGCCAACCTGGTTTTTAGGCCATGCAATCTGCGCTTCAAATTGTGCTGTTTGAGATTGTCCTTGACAAATTCTATCTTGCGCTCACAATCCTTGATCCTGTAGTTTGTTTCCTTTTTATGGTCCTTGCGAAGTTCTTGAACACTGCTAATTTTACCGCGTAGATTTCGCTCAATAGCATTGAATTGTCGCGCCGTAATGCCATACTTAACTAGGAACGCTTGCTTAAGTTTGTTCGGCTTTTTACCGGCTAATATCTGGGCGTACAACTTGTGCTCGACCAGATTATGACGGTCTGCATAAGCCTGTAAAGCTGGGTATGAATCGATCCTAGTCTGAAATGTGGAAATGCTATCCTTGCTCATGAATGCTTTCTATGGCTTTCTTTGCCTTGTTCTTTGCGGACCTGCGTCCGTAAAGTCTTGCACAAAATGATGTCAAAACATCAATCATGTCCTGAACTAAATCGTCTTTCATCTCAGTGCTGTCTATCACTACAAGCTTACGCCCAGTCGCGGCCAAGGCTGCTTCGATGTAATCAAATCCAAATCGTGCAAGACGTTCTCGATGCTCTATAACAATGGTATTTATGCTTTTATCGGCCAGCAACTTCAGTAACTTTTTGCGATGTCCGTTAAGACCACTGCCGATTTCCTGTACAGAATCAACAATGGTCAGTTTGTTTTCGAGTGCAAAACTCATAAGTCTTGATGTTTGTCGGTCTAAATCAACCTTCTGGCCAGAAGATGAAACTCGGGCGTAAAGCGCGGTCCTATTTTCTACTTTCGTAATGTTTTCGACATCGACCAGAATCGTTCCTGTTGGAAGTTGTCTTACAGGATCAGGAATAATACCTGCTTGAAACCAGCGATGTGCTGTTTTATAAGTGATCCCTTGCAGCTTTGCCCAATCATTCAGCTTCATATATTAAGTCTACCACTGTATTGATGGGGGTTTCAAGGGTAGATTCTAATTTACTGTTGAGAACCCGCCGCCATTACAAGACGGGCCAAAACAGTCTGGGTCTAGACATTTGATCCTAGGTATTTTACACGCTGGACACCACTTCCATCGACCATCAAATCTATGTGCCACGCGATAATCCCAACAACTTCAGCACTCGCTGCCAACACTTACCACAGACATGGTACTCGCCATCGTTGATATTATCTAGCTCGTGTCCATAACCAAATCTAGGTATCAATTCGGCGTAATGCAGCAACGTCGCGCCCGGTATCGACTTCTTATCTACAAGCGTCTTGTGACACGAATCACACACTGCCTTCACAATCTTTACATCTGTCTGTATCACGGCTTGCCCTCTAATGCTATGCCATCTTGAATCTCGGATGGAATCCGGTCAAGAAACGTAACCCAAACTTTGGGTGATTCTTTTCGGATCACGTCCGCGAGAATGTCTATAGAAATTTGATAGCATTCGTCTGCTTCTTGTTTGAAATCTTGTAACTCATCGGTCATATCTTCTGGATTGGGTATAACAGTCAGTAACATTCTAGATACTCGGGCTAAATTCTTAATCTTCTGTGGTACGCTCTCGTCATCTAATAAGTAGCAAAAAAATGATAAAGAAGTCATGCCCCGTAATGTCGTTTCGTCGCTCAAAAATGGTATCCAATCTTAATCAGATCGCTGACTGTTTTGTATGCATAAGGAGCTAGATCATAATCAGCCAAATGACCTGCGTCCACAAACTGCAAACTGGACATGTCGCTGGCCGCTCTCGGCTCGCCATCAAAATCTACAACCTCGAACAACACATCGATGTAGTGAATCTCATCTACTGGATCAATCCACTCCGATGTCACTAACTGCTTGACATTAGCTGGATTAATGCTCAAGCCTGTTTCTTCGTGGACTTCACGGGCTAAAGCGACTTGCAACGATTCAAGAAAATTAATCTTTCCACCAGGAAATGTATATTTTTCTTGGTACGGCTCTTTAGTCCGCTGGCCTATCAATATCTGGCCATGACTGCGGATAATAGCACTAACGACTACTCTGGTTACTTTAGGCGACATCGGGACTTTACCCGTGCAATACTGCGTTGTCGTACCAGACCATATAGAGTTGAGTGTATCAGCCATTAGTCTGGACCTAGTACTTTCCAAGCCTCGATCAACTCTTGACCTTCCAGTTTTCGCATCATAGGCTCGCCCGTAGCCTCTACACGAGCGATCTGAGGCAGAGGCCATGGACGCTTTGATGTGTTTACACCGCCGCAGTTGGGACAATCATCTGGACTCGTGCCGTTACACATAGCGATAAACTCATAACCTGTCTGATTCTTGCCACACTTAGAACACAATCTAAAATCATGATAACCTCGACGCTTGAGATTCCATGCTGTGACCAGTACTCGTAAATGACTACCTATAAGACTCATAACACTCCAGTGAAATGATCTAACAATTCCTGTTTACCACTGTCTATTGGAATCAATCCAACCTCACGACCTACCTGCTCAATCTCGTCGTATACTGCTGAAGGCTGCGGATCGAAGACCAAGTAGAGAAGCGAAATTAAACTGGCCAAATCCACATGCCCGCGTGCAAAACTTCTGTATGTTGAAATCACCTGACGATAGATCAAAAACGACTTGTATTCATGTGTATCTGGCGAAAGCTTTTGAACAGCGGCATCGATATCGTCTAGGTGCTCAAAAGTTATACCTATCAACCTATTATCCTTGACCGCTCGCTGGATACTTACGCGACGATCAATCCACTCAGAATAGGCTTCGTCATTGGATAAGTAGACATCAAGAGATTTACCATCATCATTCCAAAAAGCTATTGGAAGACTTATATTGTCGGCGCCCCAGGCTTGACGATCTTTGACTCTAGCGGATAGCCACTGCTCAAATTTGCTAACGCTCATAAGTTAAAAACTCTGGTTGGCTCTGACCCGCGTCGAAACTATGACGGTCTGACAGCAAAGCCTCGGTCACAAACACAGAAAAGGAGGGGAAACTGTATCTGCGACACGCCAACCAGAGTATCCTTTCTAAATCTACAAAGCTCGCAACCTACCTCGCAACTCATCTCGAATTTTCATCAGCAACCTACTAAGATGGCGTCGCCAATTATGACCGCAGAAGTACAAATCCTCCATCCTTTATGATAATTTCTTTTTCCTTGTGACACTAGACACATTTTTGATGGACTGAGCCCATAATCAACGCAATATTGTCTCATATTACGAATACATAATATTACACCGTGTGGGTCCATGAATAAAAATGTCTTAGCAGATTTTAAACTAGTAGCTACCCGACCCAAACTACTCACCTGCCGTCCTCTATACTTATCCCTGAGTTTCTGAACCTGTGTGTCCGATAATTTTTTGCCCTTATGTGCATCTGACATGTGCTGCCTAGCTTCTACACCAACTTTCTTACCTCTGTTTGCATCTCCTATACGTTTCTTAGTTATCTCAGATGTAATTCCGCGACCCTGACCGGCTTTTAAATTATATCCGTGTGGAACAAATGTCTTCAAATCCTTGACATAACGAATTTCCATTTCATCTAGCTCTAGTTGAGAAGCGCATTCGCATAAAGTTACTAGATCAAAATTATTCTTGCCATATTTTCGTATAGCTCTTGTTATCGGCATGTTACACTTTTCTAGCATAGAATTCCAACAATGACTGGAAAATCGTTTCTGCACCGTTCGAAGTGTCTGCCCTATATAGTGCTTTCCGTTTATTATATTAGTAATACGGTAAATAAAGCCATAAACTTTCACATTAAGAGAGCCTTTATTCTCTGACACTATCATAAGCACTCATAGTACTTTGCGAGCTAAGAATATGGCCACAGCGAATGCTGCAATCACTATCGTATAACCTAGTACGTCCATTCTACCTTATTTCTAGCGGGGGCAGGAATCGAACCTGCGATCTGAAGATTATGAGCCTTCTGAGCTGCCACTGCTCCACCCCGCAATGTATTAGTCTAGCAAAATCCGAGTAACCGTTTTACGAACACCACGAAGTTACTGCTTAACTGATGACTGTTCTATAGCCACCTTAAAAGCGCGCTCAATTGCTGTTCTTGATATTCCACCAACTAGCTCAATGCCTACTACAATACCATCCTTTGTATAATCTACACGAGCTAACTTGGATGCCTTGTCCGTATCGAATATAGGTCGATCACAAATCTCAACGTACACTGACCTGATATTACCTTCGAAATCTGGCTGACAGATTATTAGCATTACTTTGTTTCCCTAAAAAATAGGCTGTCAAATTTTGCTTTAGATATTTTTTTTGTCAGATGCTCTATTTTTGAGCTACACAGCATAGAATGCCATGGTAGTAACAACTACAACCTTCTGATTGGATGATAATCCAAAACTACGTACAGCCTAAAATAAAGCCGGTCAAATACTGTACTGGAGCTAATGCGCTCTGTCCACTAAGCTACGTGTGACTCGCGTCACCCGACAGGATTCGAACCTGTGCCTCACTTCCCTAAGAAGATAACCCAGTACTGACGTACCGACTAATGCTTTTACTGAGCTAGAGTAAACGACCTAATAACCTCGGGTACAGATGAGTCAAAACCAACTACGTCTAGTGAGCCTCGGTCATTTGGATCTGCAATCGTAAAACCATTGGAAACCATACCAACAACGATCAATTTAGAAAACTTACCCGTCTTAGCGCGGTACTTCTTGAGAGCCTGGAACGGATGAATTCTGCCTGTGTAAGTCTCGCTGTCAGTATAGACAATAAACGTGTCCACGTTTAAGCCCTGCCTATCTGCATACTGAATTGGTAATGAGCAATCTGTGCCATCAAATGGCAGATTACTAATGACCTTCGTAGCCTGATCCAAGCGCATCCTGGGTGTAATATTAAGTCTTACAAAGCTATTTGAAAATCCAAAAATTTCGTAGTTTGGTTCAGTGGCAGCAGTCACTAGAGCCATAGCCGCAGAAGCTTCGCGTGGACTCAATCCAGGTACGCCACCCACATCTCCCTCACCCATCGAACCTGATACGTCTAAGGCTAGTAGGAAGTTCTTGCCAGTGGGTTCTACATTCTTAAACGTCTTATAGAACGCACTATCCAACGCATCAATTACCTGCTTGACTGGTTCCCAAGATAGCTTACCACGAACGCCGTGACCACTTTCGTAAGTCTTCAGAGCCGACAATACACCGATAGGATGAATCCTAGACTTGGTCAAGTACTCTTGGTCATTAAGCTTCTCTACAATCAGCTTAGAAGCCTCATTAAGTGGCCTAAGTAGTCCGACCGAAGACATCTTCCCTAAATTACGAATCAGCGCGGTCAATGGCATCTTTGCCAATAAGGCTTCCCACACTGGAATCGAATTCAGCCACTGTGTGGGAATACACTCGCGAGGAAGATTATGCTCTGTAATAAGCTGCACAATCTCGGTATCAGTAGTTGCTGCCTTAGCCCGCTCGAAAGCTTGTACAATCGCTGGTAACTGCAAGACAGACTTCAAAGCTTTTACATTGATTCTGTTAGCAAACTTTTCTGGAACCGGCTTTGTTGTTGCTGAACCATCTACAACCCACTTAAACAAGTGATCGTGAGATGCACTCGCTGGCCTGGGATGGGCGACGCGCAAAATATCGCGGTGACTCACGCCTTCACGGGACTGGTACTTGACAGCCTGATAAGCAAGATCGTCAATAGGCTTATTGTACCAACCACCGAGCAGCCTGCGAGTAAACCTAGAAGACTTTGAGCCGAGCCCAAGCAAATAACTGGCAAATTCTTCCAGATGTGAACCAGTACGCAGAATTTCGTCGCGTACCTTCAAAACTTCCGTACGAGTAGCAGCATTACCATCCGCAGCGGCTAGCGCCAAGGAAAACAAGGTAGCTGACTGCTTGGACGCCAGACCGTTAACTGATACCTCGCGTATCAACTGCACCAAGCGTGGCCCATCTTCCTTGAGACAAGCCTGCAAATTAGTGGTGTTCTGCTTAGTCAATTCTTTCTCGCCGACATAGTAAGTACCACCTTCGGCACCAAGAATAAGAAACGACCTCACCTTCAACCAAGCATCCTGGCTAAATACATAACCACCAGCGTTGTTGACTACCTGGTCTTCGCGTGCCTGTTCGGTCTGGAGTGTAGTACTCTGATTACGATTCGCAGCAGTCTTCAAATAACTCGACATCGATAATCTCCTCTGGTTAAAATAATGTGGTCAAGTAGTTGTTTTGGCTCTGTGACCGAAGCCACTTCCATTTGAAGGTAACCAAAAGCATTCGTACCACGATATTCGTTTGTAGAAGCGGTCAAGTGTTTGCTTGGGCTAGGGTGTTACTTGTTATTTGTGATCCAGTTAAAGAGGATCACTTCTCAGTAGGTAACCCAAACATCCGTACCACACAAACAAAACTGAACGGCAAATTAGTATGCAGGATTTTATCTCCATAGGATAACCCTGCAAAAGCGTCTCGTTCAGTATTCTAAAATTAAACTCTCGGTGGCCGGGCTTTCACCGACACGAACTACGGCATCTTTAGAAGGCTAAGTAGGCTGACGATTAATCAGCCTTGCTCGTACGCCGCCAATTAAGGCGCAAAGTACATTTCCGGCATAGGTCACCGTCTGTCGTCCAACGTATCTAGCAGCCTTGCTCACAACTATAGTTACTATGGCCAACTCGTACTATAGATTACGGCTATATCCACTAGAATTATTCCTGTGCTTTCACTTCGCTGTACTGCACCAAGAGGTTAATTTCGTTCCGTTTCCGGGACTTTAACATGGCAACCGTTCAATTTCTCATACCCATTTATGACAATCATGAATGAGTGACGTTACCCGAACAGTATACTGGTAACGAATCGCTAATAGGATTGAAAGCAGGTTTCCTGCTGTCACACGAAGTGAGGTTTTCACCCGGCTCCAAGGATCTTATTGTCCAATCCCTAGCTTGGACCTTTGCGAGCTTTGCCCAATACCGCCATACATGCTCAGTCCGATTCCTTACAGGTAGGATAGAGGTGCCTTGGTAGCACTTTTTGTTAGGATTCTCGCTATGGCCCATGGATCTACGCGCTATTTTTCATAATTTGACTCCGTTTCCAAAGTCATTTGTTTCTTATGCTAGTACTATACCACTTGTGCGAGCTAATGTCAACTACTTTCTCGAAGAATTTTAGCCTACCCAACCGTCGGGCGGTTTGCATGCCTGACCGGGATTACCAGGAAATGGGTTTGGAGCGGCTATCTTGGACACAGGCTTGAAGTTAATACCAATAGTTTCAAGCCCTTGACGGTCATTATAATAAACTGAGATTACTGAATCAGGAGACACTGAGGCGCGAACGAAAGATACCTCATGCACCTGATGATCTGCCTTTTGACCGAAGCTAATACCAATATTCTGGCTGGTTTGATCCGCACAAAGGGCGCCTTCGTGACCCGCACAAGCAGGCCCAGAATTCAGGCTCGCAGACGTAGTACAGCTTCGCAAACCTTTGTAACTGTCGGCAGTTGTGCCGCCTGAGCTAAGCCAAAACTTATTAGGATACTCTGGCCATTGCAGATTCTGGTAAACCCACGGCTGCGTAGAATAGACTGTAATTGCCGATCCACCCAACGAAACACTGACCTTCTCTTTGAAGAAAGCGGCTGAAATAACACCAATATTTTCGGGCACACCTGTCTTTGCCGCATATGATCCACCAACGCTGTTAAAACCAAATTTTGCAACTTCCTGGTTATTTAACCGCCAGCCTGGAATTGTGAGCGTGCTGTGAGCATCTAAAATGTAGCCACGAGTCGCATACGCGGCTGCTTCACCGTTGTTCACGGACTTGCCATCTACAGAAACTACGGCTTCAACTTGGGAACTTGTATTGTTGCGAAGCTGAATAGAAAACTCAGACCCTTTGCGGCCCTCTACGTACGTCTTACTGTTGTGTTCGTACGTCTTTACTGCGTTGCCGTGTACCAACACTGCCAAACTATAATCTGCCATGATGTTCCTCACTTAATCTGCCTGCTCATGCAGGACTTCTGCCACCTCAACAGTGGACTTTTTGTGCCTTAATGGCACAGATTAATTTACAGTTAAAGTCGTATTTGCACTCAAAATATCCACGATATACTTAGCCAATTCTCTCATGCTGGAAAATACTTTTGGATACCCGCCTACATGTACATTAGGTGCCAACGGTGAAATTCTTGTAAATACGTAAGCATCATTATGACCATTTTCCACTATAAAAAATGACTCTGGAGAACTGTTCAGAATTTCATCGATTTCGTTAGCGCTGCCTATGGTTACTGCAATCGATGGCTGGGCCTGATGACGTTCTGCATCGTCGTCAGTACTTTGCCATGGCTCGCGCTCAATCTTCAACACTGGCATAGGTGCAGCCGTTAGAAATGTAGGAGCCACCAACCCAGCCATTCGAACAATCCACTGTTCCCCTATCTTGGAAACAACGATCACCCGCTGGGCTGGAATAGGCGTGACATTTGAAACCTGCGTATATGGTAGCATTTAATCCTCCAGATTAAATTTTCGTTTAATGGAGTTTGCTATCTTCAGTGTACCAACTTTACGGACTGCACTGGACTCATTTAAAGTGTCAAAATATGCTTGCGTAGCCTGGAGTGACTTGTGCCGAAGTTGTCTGGCCACTGTTGGCATGTCTGCCCCTGATGTAGCCAATACAGTCCCGCGATAATGCCTCAATGAATGTATGCCTTTACCTCTGGCATTATTTGAATCAACCAAGGCTAGCGGGGCGTCTGTCTCAATTCCTGCTGCTCGCGCTGCTCTTTCGAATATCTTTTGGGCTCCACGAGTTGTTATAGGCTGCTCAGGATTCTTCCCAGGAAACAACCAACCTCGTGAACGACCTGAGGCTTTCTTCCACTCGTCTACTAATTCGAAAACACCCTTATCTACATTGAGTTCGTCCACTACGGCTTCTTTTTGCTTTAACGTCTTGACTAAAGCGATACCTTGTTGGGGCAAAAAATCCTCAAACTTCAATTGTACTAGCTCACCGACCCTGAGCCCCATATTGGCTGTCAAAGCCAACATAATATAATCACGAATACTGGAATTCTTTGCTGCTGTAAATAGCCTCGACACTTCATCGGGCTTGATATTTTTGCGATCTTTGAGTTTCCATGAGGATTCCTGTGGCATTAAACCTTCTTTGCATTCTTGATCGAAACTATCCTACTTTGCATATGCCTAACGCGCCGCATCTTCTCTGCGAACGGCAACTTAGCGGCCTCCTGCCGGGACTTCTCTTTTGCAGGAAACAGCACCGTTTTTACATAATGCTCGATCCGAGAGTAATCACGCATTGAACTTTTTCCAGGCTTCTTCGAGTTTGTGCTTACGCAAAACGGACTTTAGTTTCTGCTTATTGACCTTCGTTTGATCTAACAACAATCTTAGCTTTAGAAAATCCTTATGTCTACCTGTATGCAGCATAATGGCAATAAGATACTCAGGAGATAATATCTTAACTTGCGAGCCATCAATATCGTACTGCGAAGCATCTGCTACAGCATCTTCAGTTAACTTGTTAAACACTGGCAAAAATTGAACTTTATCTTCGCCGATCAAAATATGTTCTTCACTTAGCTTAAAACCGTGCTGCTCGGCGTACCTATATATTCCATCTAGTGGCAAAAATAACGAACCACCTTCTGGAATAAGCACAAAGAAATCTATATCTTCGGTAGAAAATGGTTCTGTATAGTAAATTACTGCCGTCGCACCACCCATGGCAGCGTCTAAAATAATGCCACGAGAAATCATATCCTGAATAGCTTGAACTGATCGCATTACTTAAGTCTACACTACAGCGAACACAAAGTCAAGCTACTAAATCGGATTTCTTCTTGGTACTAATTCTAAATCGCTGACTAATAAGAACTTACGCTCACCATAAAGCGGAATTTCTTTGGTTACTAGCTGCTTGTACTTAAACAGCTTTTCAAGACTAGCAATCACTGGCTCTACGCGGCCGGTCTTCATTGTGCCCACAAACGACAAAGTTCCGCCCTTAACTACTGCCTTGCGCAGCAATCTGGCTAGATCATTGTTATACAGCTTAGCTATAACATCCGTAGTCGGGTCTGGAAGATGGACAATCACTACATCGAAAGGTTTTGACACACCCTTCAGATAGCTATCCAACATAGCACACTGCTTAGTTACCTTGGCATCGGTCAGACTTGAGTTGTTCAAAGTAGTAAACGGTGCTTTTTGGGCAACACCAAAAATAACACAGTCTGGATCGATCACGGTCACTGAGTCTGGACTAAATTTGAGCGCGTCCCGTGTGGCCAATCCATCGCCGCCACCAAGTACTAGCACTCGCTCCAGTTTACCGGCTTGGACCATCGCGGGTAAAACTAAGTGTGCAAAAAACTTCTTTTCGTCACTTTCAATTGCACGAAGCACACCATCCACCAACAAAGCTATACCATGATCTGTCTGCACAACAGTAACGTCATGCAAGCGCGACCTGGCTTCATATAAAGGTGAGCCACGGCGTTTAATTGGCACTAAGGCTTCTGCCTAAGAAATGCTTGAAGCCCCAATACGGCTTCTGATAAATCTAATGAGGCTACTGTCCATAATGCAGGAAATGACGCAAAATAGGGTGGGTCACCACGACTTTCGTAGCAACGGTCATTGCCACAGGACGATTTTAAACCGGACGTGTCCCAATCATATTTATTCCGTATCGTTCTATCTGGTGCAATTACCCACTGGATATAATCTACTGGCTTATCTTCCGAAGTGCCTACTACAACATTAAGAAACGTGCCTGGCTTACGACTAAAATCAAAATCCCATTCTCTAGGTTCGCCTTCGGTCTCAAACCCGTTTTTAGGATCAGTGCCTGTTAACCACGCTGCAATTGTTCGATTTTTACCGCGCTTCTTTTCTCTGGCATCATGCCAGTCTTTCCAAATGGCATCAAAAATACTAGCGCGGCCGATGTAACCGGCTAAATCATATATCTTAGCTGGTTCGGCATAGCTTAAGGTACGCACTAAAACTTGATCTTATTTAGGGCTTTGCGGCGCTTTTCACATGGCTCGCAATCTTTCTCGATACCTACCTTCTTGAGCATCTTTTTAACAAGATCTCCAAGGCCAACTTTTTCGCGCTTCTTAGGTAATGGTTTAGCCATTAGACTTATCCTCTAGATGCTTAACCAAATTAGCTAGCAGATCGTTGGTTTTCTTTTGCTCAACCAACAACTGCTCTGCATCGGCCTGCTGGGCAATAAAACTGCATGGATGATCTGGACGTGTGTTGCCCAAATAAAACAAGCATGCTGGCCCTACACACGGCCTAGCTACCTGGTTAATTTCCAAAGTCATTCCTTGACGGCCAGAATCTGGAGTGCCCGTTAAGATTGCTGAACCTGTTTGACGAGGGATTGGAATCTGAGCAAAGGTTAGCGGGCAGATTTGTGCTTGTTCTTGTGGCATTTACTTTCCCTTTCTGTTAGATTTACGTTTGGATTTACGACTTTTGCGCCTTGGTTTTGGTGCTATGCTGTAGGCTGTTAAACCACCATGCCGCGTATCCTTGCTCCATGCCTATCTACACCTTTGACTAGGGACTTCCCCATAATGGTTAACAACCTCGTACCGCTGGGTAGCGCGTCTAATTCTTTAACTGTTAACAATTTAGCTATTAATCACCACACCTTCTGTTGTGCCTCGTACCTGGGGCAAATTTTTTGATAACCTACGACCTCTCGTGGCAAACACCATTTCAGGTAAATAAACTGCTACTCGACCTGGATATTTTTCTGGATTTAACATTCGTAACCAAAGATCCCAGTCCTCATAAGGTATATTTCTGAAATCTAATAGACATGATTTTCGAACTAGAGACATCGGAGATATGCAAGGCTCTACTCTAAGTCTAGCATAATCATAAGGACCAAGAGCATATTTTATTCGATCCCAGATAAAGTCCCCGAACGCCAACACCGCCCCTGGCGTGCTTTCTAGCTTGTTTTTTAACTTGTCTAAAATCCCTGGGGCGAGTTGAATATCACAATCGCAGAAGAACACAAGATCACTGGTTGCATGGGTTACACCTGTATTTCTAGCCGGTCCCAGCCCCTTATTATTCTGTCTAATAAGTTTATAGTCTGTTGATTGTTTTACTGGGCACTGACTACCGTCATCTACTACGATTATTTCTGAAAAAGAACAAGCCGTACGGATTGATTTGACTAGTGACGGGAGATTGTGAGCATCGTTGTAACATGGCACTATAACAGAAATTCTATCCGTCACAACTGACCGTTATCTAGTTGGTCATATACATTGCGCAGACCAGAATACCAACTAACATACTTTTTTATGCCATCGTGCAAACATATTGTAGGAGAATACCCATATTTATCGTGTGCGTGTATAATACTGGCATCCGTAACCTTCATATCATATTGGCGCGGCATAGTTTGCATCTCATACCGTGCTTCAAGACCCAGGGCGTCTGATATCTCGCGGATAAGTTTAGTCAAGCTAACAACCTCGGAACCCCCAATATTAACAATATCAAAGGAAAAATCGGCTTCAACTATTTTGATCGTGCCCAAAACGACGTCATCAATATACGTATAATTTCTAGCAGTATCCGAGCCATACAATACGATTTTATCCCCCCTTGAGACCTTACGTGTAAACAACGATACGGCCATGTCTGGCCTTTGTGCTGGACCATATACTGTAAAATATCTAATACACGCTATGGATATCTTGTGTGCGACTGAAAAAGACTCTGCTAACTCCTCCATGGCTTTTTTTGACGCGGCGTACGGTGATAACGCCTTGCCCGCTAAGTTATTTTCTGCAAGTGGTAACTTGTCGGTATCGCCATACACAGACGACGACGAGGCCATCACTACTTTCTTAACTCCAAATTTTTTGCACTGTTCTAAAATATTCAATGTCCCCAATACATTTATACGATAATAGCTGGCTGGGTCTACAATACTTGGTGCAACTCCTGCAATAGCTGCTAAATGTACGACAACGTCGAAGCGATTTTGACTAAAAACAACATCAAGCTGTCGTACATTTAGAATATCACACTCGAAAAACGTAAAATTAAAGTGCTTCCTAAAGTAATTCAGATTTAACTCTTTCAGTATCCTCGGATAAAATATATGAAATGAATCTACTCCAGTAACTCGGTAGCCTAAACTTAAAAGATGTCTACAGAGATTACTTCCTATAAACCCGGCTGCACCTGTGACCAATGCGCTACGCATCAGTCTTATCCAGGGCATGCATAAACATATTCTTGTAATTTAAGGCCATAACTTCCCAAGTCCATCCAGACAACACTGTTTTTAAAGACTCTCTGCCCATCTCTATAACGCTGCCAGTATTATTCTTACACCATATAAGCTTTTCTACAATTGCATCACAATTACGCTCTATCAAAAAACCATTAACTCCGGTGTTAATAAATTCAGGCAGATTACCTATGGCGTTTCCTATATTGATATTTTCGCATGCCGCCGACTCTAGCGCTTGATTAGGTGTACCATCTTTTATTGAGCATGTTATCTGAACCCAGATGTCTTGATACCATTTTTGCATTAGGCTAGCAGAAAGAACGTCCTGACTATAGTACCTACTGGCATTAAATTTCAGCGGCACCCCGGCCAACTCACACGCTCTTTTTATGATGTCGGTTCCTTTTTGTTCTTGATCTTTGCCCACGTATCCAGCGGTAAATTTGCCACGTGGTGCGTCACGATAAAAAATTGTATGATCAACACCATTAGGAACATAAAAAGGCTCAACGCCTAGACGTTCTTTTACCTCGTTAACTAACAGTTTTGAGTTGGCATGTAAACAGGTAGCACCCGAGGCCCATCTTCTCACTTCACTTAAACCCCAAACATTCCAGTCAACATGGGCTGTAATGCCTGTTATGTATTTACATCCCGCTGGAACTTTTTGAGACCCAGGAAAATCAAAGGTTAAATACAAATCTGCTGTAGAATCGGTATTACGCATCTGCGGTTCATACCTAATTTCAAAATCAAAGAAATCGGACAAGTATTTTTTAATGGCCATGGACTTTCTTTCCCACGCCCATCCTCTCGCATCTGCCACTAAAACTATCTTAGGTTTAGACAATCTAATCCTTTATGCACAGAAGACCATGCACTCGCCTATGTAATTCCCGTCTGACCTATTCAAATCGATATCATACACGTGCGGATATATACTTTTAAGAACTCCTGCGGTTTCGCGTTCTTCTTCCTTGGTTATTATACCATACCTAGTATGAAATGATATATACACGGTAGGCCTATGCTCAGACAGATAATTTTTCATAGCTGGTATAACTATTTTTTCTGAACCCTCTATGTCAATCTTAATAAAAGAGCATTCTAATATGCCAGGGTGCATAACTAGTAACTGATCTATCGTAATACCATCAACAGTTACTAACGATTTAGTGCCAGTATTAACAAACACAGATGATTCACTATTGCCAAGAGGACCATTGCCGCCAAATAACTTAGGACCAGACACGTCACTAAGACACTTGTCTATGAGAATAACATTAGTGATATCATTCACTGCGATGTTGGCACTAATATCCTCTAGTGCGACAGGATCTGGTTCAATCGCATAGACAACTTTGCACCTCTTAGCCAGATACAGCGTCGTTACACCACGACAGGCTCCAATATCCAAACATACTGTCTTATCATCAGTAAACTTATCAAATATTTTGTACGTGTAAGGCTCTTTAGGGCTTTCTGGCCACCTATGATAGTAGTGATCTTTCCTACTAACATTAATTAAAGTACCATTATAATTTACCGTCTTCATGACTTTTCCCGCACAATTCTGTACACGGCTCTGGGATTCCTGTCGGAAGTATCTGACAACCTCAATCCACCGCGCTGCTTAATTTGCTGATCAAATTCTGGAGGCTCATTAGGCTTCAATGCGTTGCTTTCAATGTATACATTCCTAGCATTTATTTCATCCATCCACCTATAGAACCATTCAGGCTTAACATGCTTGTACATAGATAATATCAGTAAGTGATCTACACCGTTTGGGAAGTAGCATTCAACCCATGACATAAAATCATCACTGCATGCGTCTATATTTCTAAAACACATATTATGCCTATTCTTTCTTGCTAGCCTACGACATAGATCAATATAGTCTTTATCGACATCCACACCGACGATTCGCCTGGACCCACTAAGATAGGCAAAAGACTCAAAACCGCCTGTTTGGCACCCAATCTCAAGAACAGACTCACCATATTTTGGGCAAAATTCGAATGCATCGGCCCTGGCTTTTACCCGCCTTGACCCTTCGTACCACAGGCCATCAAGGTAATAATCTTGGTACGGTTCGGATCTTTCTCCCTTAGGAAAAGCCCCCAACAGACATACATCGTCCTTTATTCTGATAACTGGATCATCATAAACAGCTAATTCCGGAATTTTACCGGACCACCTAAACATATCAAATGCTGAGCGCCTAACGTCTACTAAATAGCCGTTGACTACATTCTCTCGGCCATTGACCATAATATCCGACCATGCTCCACTGGAACCGACTATTGGGAGAGTCTTCATAAATTCGATGCTAAAATTACCCTTGGGTAAACTATTAGCGTCTTCCATCTCATAACCGTATGCTCCACATGGATCTATATGCCATGCCCCCGAATGTTCTGATATCACTGACTTAAAATAAACCCAATCGCCTATCTTTGGTGCCATACCGTGTTTGCTTAGCTCAGATAGAATCGCCACTTCGTGCCCCAGGCTCTCTAGGCTAAAAGTTGTTTCTACCCGCCTATACTTAGTTATGCGTCCGCCATATTGAAACGGCACCTTTATTTTCAGCTTTGGCAACCATGCAGAATGATTACCTACAACACTACCTATATCTAATAAATTTAGCTCGTCAACCACTTTCATATAGGTTTCCTAGCATAAATAAGGTCTCTATAGTTGCGCCACATGTCAAAAAATGGCTCACATGTCACTGGCTCTCGCTCATCTCCATATGCAGGCCCATATGGTCTTTCACCCTTAAGTATGCCTAGACAGCCCTTCAAATGCATAATAAAGGGTTTTACCGCGTCTTTAGGGCAGTCAACACAGTTCCACAAATCGCAGGAAAGGGGATTAAATATAAGTGTTCGATCCGCGTTATCAATATTATGCCTAAGCGCTGCCTGGTCAGGAGCCCCATCAGTCCTAATTGCTAGCTTTATCTTTACATCATCGTTTAAAATATTCTGACATAGATGTAACCAATCGCGCATAAATTTTCTTGTCTTTTCATTAACGCGCAAAAACACCACACCTGAATTGATGGGCCATCTCCCTGTTCTTACAGTATACCCGACATCGAAGGCACAGTTAAAAACGCTTACTGGCTTTAACACTAACGTATCATCATCCAAGAATAAGGCTTCATCTCCATTAGTCAACGTATCCAATGCGCAATTCCATGCTATTAACTTACTGGCTACCAATCTGACCCTATCTCCATTAAAATCTCTATTTACCACAATATATCTGGGATTGCTGGATACGGTTTTAATGCCGCGTATCTTGTCTATAACTACTATGGGATCTCTATATCCAACGACTGCGAGGCTCTCTAGTAAAACCTCAGTAAAGTCGGGCTCCCTATTTCCGTACAAAGAAGTTACTACCTTCATCTGTCTTTTAATAGAAAAGCAACCGTAGGGCCATAACTATTCATCCTCATAACAGTTCTATCACCCATTATTTTTTGAAATGGCTGCCAGCCACCTCGCCCATCTTCTGGATGATACATCTGAGGATTACTATCCAATAATTTACACGTTGGAGCGTACAGTGGATCATCCGTGGCCCAAAATGATAAACCTTCGGTAAATGTACAGAATTCCTGAATTGCAGCTCTCCCTGGAACGGCAAGCCCTGGGGATGATTTATACATGTCATGCACAGCGACAAAAGATACCTTACTGCAACCTATTAATGCTATGGACAGTAAGGCCGCGTCCATCCCCTTAGGCCCGTCAATAAACACGCCGTAATTTTTATCACCAATCAAAGAGTGAATTAACACATTGCTATCCCCAACTAATAACTTGATACCATCTATGTCTTTCAGTTTGCCTTTTGCCACCTCGGCAAAATCAGGATTATACTCTATCGTGGTCACCGGCTTGTCAGACAGTAAACGAAGTTTAATAGCCGTCTCGCCATGGTAAGAACCGCTCTCTATCCACTCATCTGCGTCGAACCGGTTAAACATCCAATAAAGGGCAAAAATCTCGGATAACCATGGAGACCTCGGTGTAGGCCCCAACTTGTCTTGCCTACTTAAAAACTGATATAATAGATTTTTTGTTTTGTCATCATTTAGGTCAATCATGAATTAATCCTAACCTAGTTAACACTTCTAAACATCTTACTGTAGACGAGTGGTTTTTTTGTACAAACTCGAAGGCAGATTTTCTAATAAAACTACCATACTTTTTCGATTCCTCTACTGCCAACTTTATCGAATCGATATTCCCCTTTGTGTATGGTATATAGTGCTCGTGTGGAGTGAGCCAGTGCTCAGCGTGATCATGAATCAAAACTCCCCCAGCACCCGGATATTGAAATACTCTGACGTCTGTCCATCCCGGTATTTCTCTCCGACCAAAACCTAGCACGGACGTTGCCGATGCTGCTAACGCGGGTGTATCTGTCAATGTATTGTTCTCTCGGCCAAAAACTTTAAACTTAATGCCGCTAGCAATCAAGCTATTCACCAAATCGGTCCGTTCGTTATATACCCCATCAGAAGCTAAAGTACCCGCAAATGCAAGATCACACTCATACTTACTAATCTTATCTGCTATGCTATTCTGATTAAAAGCAAAATAGGGCCAATTTAAACAATCAACCTTCCAAGCGCTCCTGTCACATACATGATTACATAAAGCAATATCTACAAAATCCGATATATCTTGCGGATGCCTACAGGCTATTTTGGCATCGCCATCGTGCAATATAACCCTGGTTCCCCGCTTCTTCCACTTAGTACACAGATCAATTAACCCTTGCTTTATACCTGGCTCTGATGGCCACAATAACATATGCGTCCATATTATATCTGGAACTAGCATATTTACCTTGTCATGTATCGATTGAATAGACTCGCGAAAGGTCACTTGATAATGCTCATGGCCTAAAAACCGCATACCTTGGGCTACTCCAAGCATATATGGGCTGATGTAATTAAGATCCCCGATCATCACAGATTTAATTGTCTTATCTCCAACAGTTCGATAATCGAGGTGTACAGATTAGCAGCATAATGTTCCATCGTGGACGTATCCAGTGCCTGTTTATACGCGATATCGGTCATAATTCTTATTTTTGACCTGTCCGGCAGTTCATCGAGCAGTGGTTCTATGATATCTATTATTTGCTGATCTGTCATCCACGAGCCCACTTTGACTATAGACGAATCAAAAAATTGATGACGCTCATCAGGTAAATCGGAAACCATCAAAGACCTACTAAGGGCTACTTCACTAAACTTTCCAAACGCGCTATGCCATCTTCCTGTGCATGAAAATACCAACCAAGCACGATTTATGGTCTTTGCATAGTCTTCGCCTACACACGTGCCTTCTCTCATTTTGGCAAGATTAAACCCTGGATGGGGCAGCACTTTAACTCTATAGCCTCTCTTAGCGAACCATTTTGACGCCAAAGAAGCTAGCCTACTTCTTAAAGGGTAATGCTGAGACGATAAATTACCAATAACCAAAATATCTATATCTTTATCTAAACCGTAATCCTTATACACAGTATGATCGGCGCAGTGAGGTATGTGTATTCTTTTAATTCCTAAAGAATCGAAATCGCTATACCAACCCATATCATTCCAATGGTGAAATACAACTATGTCTATTTTATTTCCTAACACAAACTCACGAATTTTTACTGGTTTATCAGCTTCATTGTACTGTACAACTTTCAAGCACGACACGTCTTCAAGTCCTGCCACATCATAGGTGATCACTACATCTGGTAATTTGCCATCGAATCTTCCCCTCATGACATTGGCCATTACACTTGAAGAGTCACTCCAGTCAGGCCACCCAGGGCCTGTGGCGATTAACCAGACACCAGGCATCTTTGAAAGCCACTTTATCTGATCGAATCTTACCCTCGATATTTTAGTATCATACACTTCTCTATTAACTAAAAATAACGCATTCATCGGCGCCACCAGAAACGGGACAAACTTTTGGGATACCACTCAGGGTGTGCCAAAGCTTCAAACTGACGCCAAAATATTCTACTAAATCTAAAAGACACCATCACAGGAATGACATCGTCAGGATTAACTTCCAGACCCCAGCCATGACAACCTACTAATCCGCGTTTACCCATGTATGAGGAATACCACGTTAACACTTTATTGCCCCCACGACTACAATATAATAAGCACTCGGGCTTAGATAGTATGTCTACCACTTTTTTAGATAGACATGCGGATAGATCATCCTTCAAAAAAGTCAGATTGCTGTATTTGTCCTCTAGTCCCTTTGACTCTGGGTGCCTAAAAGCATCTATCGTTATTACTTGGCCGCCCCACGCGGATGACGTGTGTGCCAAAAATGAGGCAAATCCACCAAAATGGGTACCAATTTCTACTAAAGTCTTGGGCTTAAATAGACTAAGAATTCTTGCCATTAAAGGAAAGTCATCCGGTCTATGTAAACAATCATATCCCCCATATGTTCCTATAGTCACTTTATAGCTCCCTGTGGTAGCAATATCAAAACAGGGTGATTCTCCAGGGCTTCTCTAAAGGCTGCACCTATATGCGACGATTTAAAAATATCTGCGATGTCTTGGGCTAATTTAAACTCAGGCGCTTTGCCATAAATACTTTTTTTATCCCAGTACTCTAACGTATTAATATGCATATCGTCTATAATTATAACATCTCTGGAACAGTCCCTATTGGCTTTCAGCACACCTATTTCTTTACTGAGGGGCAGAGGATCGCTCTCAATGCCCCCGAAACCTTCTGACACATGGGCATCTAAAAATACAAGCGCGGGTTCTCGTGAAACCGCTGCAAGCATCTTCGGCAAAGCGGTAACTGAATCTTCACAGAACACACGCACGCTACCGTCTATCAACTTAGTCTCAAACTGCTGTCTAATCCTGTCTACTGCCCTATCTGCCAACCGGCTATTTAACTCACTAGAGACGGCAAAGTTGATACCGTGATCAAGCGCTGTTAACACGCCGTCGCCCAAATATGTGCCTGTCTCTATAAAACTTACTAATTTATACATTTCGATCCACTCTTTTAACGGGAATGCCCCTAATTTACTCATACAGCCCTAGTCCTTCCTGGTCTGTCCAATGCCCAATCACTAGGGGCGCCTCCTATATGATATATGTATTTTTCTTCCCCCACTGTGCCATAAATAAATGTTTTCTGCCTGCGTCTTCTTACCTCTTGAGACATTGGCTGTTCCAAGCTGTCGGGAGTGTCTAGACCGGCTATACTACCCCACTGCCCATTAAATATCTCATTTATGCATACCTCGAACAGCTTATTACCAGACGTTCCAGCTTTCCATGTGGACGCTGCGATTTTAAATTTTGACGTCCGGTCCATGGACGTTTGAAAATACCAATGGTCTGATACAGTCAACGTAGTACTGCCAAATGTTGTTTCTATCTTTTTCCAATCTCCTTTTGCGTCCATGGTATCCCGCTTATTAAATCTGACGTGATGTAAATCGTAAGTGTCCATCACATCTAGACAATTCGCTATTGGTATTGGCCGCATTGCCACATGATCGTCTTGTGCATACATTATGTACCCGGTGGACACTTGATCTAGCATCCAACAGACAGCGTTACCGTGTCCTATTGGCGGGTCATTATATTTGAAAACAAAGGGTACGCACGCTGGAATCGCCCTGCTCAGGGCGTCCTCCAACATAGTCCTCTTACCCCTAAATGCAGCATCATCGCTTATTATTATTTTTTTTGGCATCTGATCCACATATTTAAGAATTGTACTTAAAGTAGGCTCAAGGAGGTGGGGCCTAGACGCGGACGGTATTATCAACTCATACTCTATCATCTGCGATCCCACACTAATTCAAACGCTTCCGCTTTGGAATATCCAAATTTGGCCCCATAAAACGACGCCTGGGCGATCAAAAATTCCTCTGACCTAGGATGGGGATACTGTCTTATTTCCTTCTTATACTGACTCAATGCCAACATCTTCTTATCTAAAGTTTTACTTATATCAATAAACACGTTAGGACTAAATTTGCTGCTACCCGACCAGGCCATAGGAGCTACTGTATACGCTAGTATAGACAGCACATGACTACATTCAGGCCTAAAAGCAATATGCGCGGCCTCTGAAACTATTCTATGGTCTTGGTGTAAATCCCCCCAATGAGGAATGTACACAATGTCTATGTCGTCGGCACACGTCTGTATAAAATTTACAATATCTGGCATAGAAAAATGGTCTAATCTAACTTCTGGAAAATAGCCAAAAAACACTGAATCTATACCGAGAACGCTCGCTGCGCTTTTTGCCTCTTGCTGCCTTCTTTCTGTAGGTTGCACTTCTTTACCATATCTATCGGATGTAGCCCTAGTAACCACTGCTAACTTAACAACGTCTCCTGTGTCAACATGTTTGGCTATTGTACCGCCACAGCCTATCACTTCATCATCTGCATGCGCCGCTATGACTAATACTTTATACATTACGTACCTCATCAATCCCACTATAACAGCATGCTCTGCCTGACTTTAATTCACTAATATTGATAGTGGCTTTTCCTAGTAGGCTGTCAACAAGTAATCTTGGCATATCTATACCTAATAGCCTAGTTAAACCAAGACCTCCACCAAACCTCGGGTTAACTTCCAGTAATTTAAAAACACCGTCCTTGCCTCTTTTAAATTGTATACTGGCTGGGCCGTGCAAATTCAATAACTTGTATATTTTATAACAATACTTAACCAGGGTATCATCATGCATGGTAGACCCAACAACTGCTGTGCTACCAATAACTCTATCTCTACTCCTAAGTACACACAACTGCATTATGCCATTAAAACCTAAACAGTCGGCTGACACCTCTATTCCTGGAAGGTACTCACAGACTATCCCTTCTAGGCGCAAAGAAACAAACAAGCTTCTAAACACATTAAGATGATCTAATTCTATCTTATAACCGTGACGATTACCGCGCCCGCTCACGGGTCTAACATACAACTCATCGTCGCCGATACTATCTATACCGTCTAGATTAAACCATCTTGGCACAGGAACCTCGCCATCCAGTGCCGTGTATGTGCTATCCTTTCTTTTGCAAATTTTTAATGCGCTTAATGGTGAAGCTACTGTAACGCTCGACAATCTAGACCCTTTCAATACCAAAGTTTCATCTTCTACTGTTGGAAGTATCTTGTCTATGCCAAATTTATGTATTACTGCCTCATAACTATCAACCAGAATCATGTCATCATATTCAGGGCTAATCCAGTAATTAGTCCCTAATAGAAAAAACCCAGGTGCATTTTTATCACAATCACAGCCAAAAACAGTCACACCATCATATCCAAGCAGTGACCGGACTACCTCGATTCCTGCTGGACCACCTACTCCAGTAACTAATAAACGCATGCGTCTACTACATTCAAATTAAAATCCTTTATATCCTGATTCACACGACAGAATACACCGACGTCTGATGCCCTATGAGAGTCCGTGCCCACTGTTACACGCGCATTTAATTTAGACATCCTAGAGAGCATTTCATGACTCAACGGATAACGCTCATTTAACTCCACCATCTTGTCGCCTAGCTGAATTAATAACTCTATTGGCATATTATAAGGATGACCCAAAATATCACACCGAGAATTAACCAGTCCAATATATGCCTCTTTTATGGTCATTGACCCAAGACTATGGACCGAACCTATTAAGATATCACACATATCAAACACATTATCACTGATATCTAACTCACCGTCAGGGCTCAGCACCTTGGCCTCGGCTCCTGGTATTAAGCATACGCCCCCGCGCTTATTTGCGCTTTCTATTTCATCTAAAAGATCCTCATACTTGTATTTAATGTCTTTTCTAACGTGATCACTTATAACCACGTATTCAAGGCCCCTACTTATAGCGGCTATTCTTATCTCGTCTACGGTTGATTTTCCGTCAGAAAACCGAGTATGCACATGAGAATCATACCATAATCTAACCATGCTTTATTTCGGATGCTAATAGTATATTATCACAAAACAAACAAGCGTCTTCCTCGGTTTCAACTAAGGGCAGTAGCACTGTTTTTGACAACATTTTCTCTGCCTCTATACAAATAGCGGCTCGTCCACCAACCTGACACTTCACTCGGCTATCCAAATAACTTGGAGGATCAATCGGAGAATTTAATTTCACACCATCTTTCGACAGCCGAAATATAGTCAGCCATTTTGAGGATACTGACTCCAAAATAGCCGGTATCCTCAAACAGTTGCAAGAAACCCTGTCTGAGTCTATAATTTTTAGTCTCTTAGTGCCAGATAACCTTCTTTTATACCAGCCTCTGACATCGTTTACTCTATGCACGAATAGTTCAACATCTTTAACTGAGTTTTCATGGATACACGTACCTCCAACTATATCAGGAAAATCTTTATTACATAAAATCATACACCCTGTACTCCCTAAATGATCGACAGACAGATCTATCCATACGGCATCAAAATAACTAAATAAGGCACCATCTATACAAGTGCCTAAGGAGTATGAAGCGTCCCCAACAAGATACTTTATGCCTTCTCTACCAAGAACTGAGCTAAGACCTAAAACCGTGTCTACAATCACAGAATAGTCACGTTTTATATTTGATAAATTCAATGTTAAGCTACGACGGTTAAAATCTACAAACTCGACGGGCTTATTACACGCAAATATTGTCTCGACCTGAGCATCGGGTGCTATGGCTATGTTCTCTCCTAATGTGCCAAATAAGGTGCTCTTTGCAAGACTCACTGAATCAAAAAATATGCTCCTGGTTAGTCCAGTCATCCCCAACAGATTGTTTAACTCTGGCATTTTTCATGCGCCCACGTCACGTACGTATCGAGCCCTGTGTAAAAATCGACCTTAGACTCAAAACTAAATATAGCCTTCGCCTTACTACTGTCTAGATTAAAACTATGAACATCGCCTAGTCGTCGCTCAGACAACTTATATGACCCTCTCAATTTATTTGCTAAGTACTCGGCTATAGCTAAAATACTCGGTCGATACTGTGTTCCAAGATTGAAGACATCTACACCTGATTCCTGTGCATAATTAAGTATCAAATCATAGCCACAAACTAGATCATCAATATACATATACTCTCTAGACTGTGATCCATCACCGCTAATTAAGGCCGGTTTACCTTGCAGCATACTCTGCACAAAATTAGGTATTACGCCCCCGTATTTTCCTTCTCGCTGCCTTGGTCCGAATATATTACAGGGTCTTACTATTGTCGTCTTTATCCCATAGGTCTTAGCATATGCATACGCTAAACGATCTGAACTAGCTTTTGATGCAGCATACGGAGTTTTCGGATTTAATGTTGATACCTCACTTTGTAAACATCCAGGCGCGCATTCGCCATAAACTTCGCATGAACTGCCTAGAATGACTCTGCTGCCGGACTTTAATGCCGACATCATTACATTATGTGTACCATATACATTGGCATAAAATGCATCCCACGGACGCTCTATTGACTTGTCTGGGTTAGCCCATGCGGCTAAATGAACAACAACGTCGCAATCCTCTAGGAGCTTCTCTACAATCTCGCTATCAGTCATATTAGCCCACACTATTCTGTATTTATACTTTTTTATCAAATGCATATGCATCTTTGTTGCTCTGTCAGATGGTGTATTGATTATAGTAATATTATGACTATCCGACCATTTCTCGATTAAATGAGATCCTTGAAACCCTAGGCCACCTGTGACTACAATATTCATATTTTTGATAATTTCCTCACGCTATCCTCGACCGCAACCTTCACATCTCGCATCTTAATTCCCAACTTATCCAGAACCCTCGTCTGTAGCACGCAAACAGATCTTTTCTTCACGGCCAAACCTCTCACTACCAGAGCATCTTCGTCAATAAAACTGCAAGTATGACCAGGATCAATATACTGTTTATACATTTCAAGAATTTCTCGATGGGATATCGCTCCTGGATTTGTGACATGCACCAACCCACCCGGCAAATCTTCGATCAACCTACTGATAACTTCAAGCAAATCATCCACAACAGTCACGCTATTCGTTACATCGATTACTTGTTTATATTTCGGCAACTTACAGATCGTATTGCGCTCAGAGACTACATGATCAATAGGCATCCGAATTCGCAGACTAGTTACATTATCAAACTTAGCCAATCCTTCTTCTGCGGCTGCTTTCGTTTGTGAGTAGAACGACACTGGATTAGGCTTGTCTAACTCTGTCCAGCCTCGCTTGTCAGGCGCTTCGCCATAGAATACACAACCTGAACTCAAATGCAGCACAGGTATTTCTCTGGCTTTACATGCGGTTGCTATAGCTATAGGAACCGCTACATTGGCGTCATAGGTTTCTTCTTTGTGTGTTTCGCACCAGTCTACGTTGGGTGAGCCTGCGCGACCAATAGCATTGATTACTAGATCGTACTTCCTGTCATATAACGGTACATAGCTAGAACCGTATATTCTAGCCAGGCTTAACACTACATCATGCTGCCTACCCAGATAGCTGGCTATCCTGTTACCTAGATAGCCATTTCCAAGTACTAGTATTCTCAACTAACCACCAAATCCGGCGGTTACACCTGCACTTACATTGGAAGATGCCTTTGTTCGACGTGCTACTTTATCCTGCGCAGGTACTTCTACTCCTGCCGCAGTTTCAAGTCGGACTAATCTGGAATCAAACATCAACTGCTCTTCATTGATCCACTTCTGTGTATTAGCGAGCGACCTGGAAACCCCCTCGACAAACAATTGATTATCGTCGGTCAAACCAAGGGCCGTAATATTCAGCCTAAAGGTAATTCTGTTGTATAATTGATATGCCTTGTACAAGGCATTAAATGACGCAATCAAAAGGACGGCTGAAACTACAAATAAGAACGTCTGCATTAGTTAACCCCCACGAAGTTGTCTGCCTCGAAAAATCTCTCTAGTTTTACCAGCCTGGACTTCTGTGCATCATGCCTAGCAACTGACTTATCTAGCACGGCCCTGTTTAAATCAAATTTGCCTCTAATATTTGCTTCATCCATCTTTGAAAACCCTATTGTGCCAGAGTCATCAATCCTGGCATCAAGACCGTTCCATAGGTGCCTAGTAAACAAAAACAAAAACAATGAAACTACAAACACTGTAAGCGCTGCATATAATACATAAATTGGTTGCATACTAATCCTCTCTCGGATAAGCCGTCGGACCTTCTACGTCTGTAGAAGGGTCGAAATCATTCACCTGACTACCAGGTGTAACATACCTAACTGGTCCATTGGATACTGATCGTGGCCTGGCCACGATAATTTTCTTAATTGTATTCTCGATAGCTACAATGCGCGGCGGAATTTGCTTGACCAAGTCATTCTGCACTTGGATCAGTGCTGCTTGTTTTTTACCAAGTTGATCGGCTTCATTCTTGATCTGCTGAAGAACTTGATTCATACACTGTTTACAGTGATAAGGCTGATTAGCACAAACTTGGCACGCCATTAATTACCACCTAACTGATTGTATGCACGTTCCCACATTCCTACACCAATATCTGCTGTACAACAGCTATCTATCGACTGCTTTGCTGCACTCGATAACTGCTTATGCCTCGTCATCACTAATCTTATTCCACAAGCCCAGGAGGTTGCAGGCGCGTCGGGTGGAATCATTTCTCCACGTCTAGTTTCTGCATATTCACCAACGGCTGAATACACCCCTGGAATACTTGCGTTACTATACTCTACCATTTTTAATCGGCTCTTGGACTCGTTAAACGCATTTTTTTCGAGCGGCACAACTCCGACTGTCTTAAACCGGTGCCCTAAATCAGCTAACGTTGCTAGATAATCATGGGTCTTTTGCTCAGAAATCCAAGTGGCATTTGGAACAATGTTTCTGAAGTCTTCTGGTCCAAATACAACCCACTGGACTTCTGTAGGTAAAAACATCTTTGCAATATATGGCAGTATACTAAAATCACCCATATGACTGATCGAACCTGAGGCTAAAAATACAAACTTCTGGGGATCAAGCGTATCAGGCACGGCCGATACTCCACCAGGTAACTCTTTGTCCACGAAATTTGGCAATATTTCTATCTTCTTACCTGGAAATCGTCGCTTTACTGCGCTCTTAAGATTACGGGTTGTGACTGTCACTAAATCTGCCAAACCGACAGCCTCATCCATATATTGTAATAACGACGGCGTGACATCTTCGCTGTAAGGATTTCTTGGGTCGATAGCCCATGTAAAGTCGTCTAAGTCGCAAACTATCTTCTTACCGTCCTGCTTGAGTCGTTTGATTAGCTTAATACAGCCGGGAGTTTGTACACGGGAAAAAACTTGAATATCGGCCTTAGATGGTTCGTTCTCATAAACCGGCAGGCCTTTTTTCAGTAATTCTCTCCGTGGAATTTCCAGACGATAATACCAGCAACCAGACCCACGATCCATCAACGGAAAATTAAACGAAACAGGACGCATCTAGTTAGCTTCTTCCTTATCTTCGACTATTGTTGCTTGAACAATTTCTCTTGGAAGTTTCTTATAAAAATCTGCAAAAATCTGTGGATAACGCTGACTCGTGTAATTGAATATCTCACGCTGGCAGCAGCCGTAAACCCAATCTAACGCTATGCTCTCGTTCTCCGTCAGGCTGTCTTCTAAAACTATCGATATACTCAGATAGACACATAAGTTATTGACAAGCTTCTTTACGTCCTCAGGAACAGTTTCTGTCTCGTGAAGATACTTCAGGTATGCATAACCAACCATCTCGGCTAATTTGGAATCGGCGTCTGGAACCAAAACTCAACTCGTGGATTCTTCTTATCATGTCTTACAGGATCGGGCCAAACATGCAAAAAAACATCATCAACAACTACGCCTGCTCGCTCTAAAATATCTGCTAATGCACTAGCTAGGTTCGTAGTATCAACACGATGCTTCGTGGCGCGATAGAAAATAACTCGTACTATTGTATCAGTTGTAATTTGCGGTTTGCTATTCCAAAGTAATCTAGCCTGCAAAATGAATGCGTCCCAGTTTATTTTGTGCTTAGCATCGTGAAACACACCACCAAACTTACCTCGCCGCAAATCATTCTTTTTGGGTAACAAATTACCTTGCAGTGTGTAGATTTCTGGCACTAGGATTTTTCGCTCAGCTTATCACACCGTACGATTCAGCGGGCATTCTGTTCCGTCTTAACTTGAGACGGGTAATTAAACGTGATCACGTGAGGTTTATTTGGATCTTTGATTGCTTCTTGCAATTTAAAAATAATCTGCTGAAGTTGTTCTTCTGGAAGACAGATGCCAACATCATAATATTGACATGTTGTTGCATCGCTAATTGTATCAGCCATATTTCCTCACAAAGTTAGTCTACCCTAGTCTAGCACTTATGGAAATTCCTGTCCTTCAGAATACTAATTCCGAAGACCAATATCTAACAATTTTATGCTTTCGGCGACTACCTGAGCAAATGCCTTTAACTTATCTTGATCACCATCGTTAGTGAAAATGACATTGACAGCTTTAGACTTGAGTGTAACGTTCACAGCCAACTCAGACTTATGATTACCTGTAATCTCAGTAATGCCTTGGCCGACACTGTCAGAACGTACAATGCCTACTACGACTCCACCACGGGTTCTGATCCACTCGGCTTGATTCTGCGGTCTAATATCTGGAACAATCACCACACAGACATTTAGGCTATCTATTAATTCACCTAATAACGTAGTCCACAAACTCGGATTATACTTATTTCCGGCTTCCATGATATCTTGGAGTAGCTGTCTGCCAGGTTCGTCTTTTACACCATTCCAGCGATATAACAGTCTGGCTTGATTCTTAGCTACTTCAGATATTTCTTGAATTGCCACTGGAAATTTGAAACAAGATTGAATATGAAGCGCAAGAGTATTCTTACCTGAGCCTGCTTTACCTACGATGCCTATGATAAACGGTTTTATGGACAAACTACATTCCCTCTAACTATGGCATCAGCCCTCTTAACTGCTTCTATGTCGTCCGTTTGTAAGGAAAAAATACCGTCCCACTGTGCTCTGGTCCCATATTGGCCTTGACCGCCCAATGGGACGGTGTACATCTTGGGCGGGTTCCCCGGCCTAAGCCTGTCACGTTCTTGGCTAATCTCACGATCACTGCCACGAATCCACTCATGCATCAAAACGGCACCTCATCTTCGTACCTAACACTTGTACTACGATTTGCACAGTTCTCAGTCGGAGTTACGATCCTAAGATTATCTCTACGATTATCTAGTCGGTCGCGGTTAATATGATCAACCTGCCTGTCTTCTGGACAAGCCATTAATTCTCGATGCATATAGATTGATATTGTGTGGGTTCTGCGAGCGGCATAGCCGTTTCTGTAGTGCCATTTGTATTTACTCAATACTGTATAATCAGCCTCGTCTATCAAAACAAAATAATCGCGATTCAAGGCAATATACCTAGCATATTCTGGTGCTTCAGGTGGATCATTTCTTAGGGCAAATTTAGCGCAGCCACATGAAATTGTCTTTCCTGTTTTTAGTTCCAATGCTCGCACAACGGTACTAGAACCGCACGAACAAGTACACACGTAATATTTATGCCTTCGTTTCGAATCTACTAACGAATCAACTTTTAAGTAACCAAACCGATCACCGGTATTAACCGAATTGACACCTTGACAGGGACATCCCTGGCCATTACGAAGATCGGATGTGCGCTTAGTGAATGGCTGGTTGCAAGCTATGCATGTGCCTGACCAGTAAGCGTGGCGATCTTTCGAGATCACTTTTTGGGTAACTTTCAGGGGGCCGAAACCTCGGCCGATCAAATCGACTGCACGAGGTTTCACGGCTAGGCATTGCCCGTATTGTAGGCACTAAACGTAGTACCTTGATCTATTCTGATCAGTTGACCTCTACTAAGAATTCCTTCTTTTCTTGCGCCGCCACCATTTCTATATGTGATGGTTAAAACAGCATCGGATGGTTTGCCTACGGCCATGCACACAACATCATTATAGGACAGCAACTGGATAGTAGTTGTAATAACTTTGCCATTAACCACAACATCATAGGTTTTTGGCTCAGTCGGTCTAGCACCAAAACCACCTGCTGCAATACGGTTATTGACCTTCTCATATTTGTCCAGAAGAACTTTCTCTGGATCAACACCCAAAGTAGACAGCAACAAAAATCCGTAGGTGATTGCATCGGCTACTTCTTCGGCCAATTCGTTTGTATCTAACTCATGATCGCCACGAAGAATTTTCTTTAGCTGATTACTAATCTCACCAGATTCCCCAGCTAAGGCTACAACATAGTACTTCCAATCGAACCGACGATCAGAATCATTCTTAACAGCACGATCTTTCGACATCCTGGCAAACTCATTAATTTCCATCTTTTGCCTTTCTATTTAAATACACAGCGAAAGCAGAACCTAAACCGTAGCCTAAAATAAATACTGGTGCATGCCACAAATCTTTTACAGTCTCAATAATCCCCGTTAGTTGTACAGTAGCACATAACATAGACCAAAGTGCAATTTTTAAACACTTTCTCTGCTCAGCCGCATAGACCCAATAGACGCATGCAGCCTCGTACACAAATCCGCAGACTAAAACAACTAGATATGAGACATCCACTAGATGTCTTTTACCTCGTCTGAATTATCTGGTTTAGGCAGATAGTTGATTTCGACTTTAGGCACAGGAAATCCAACCGATCCACCATCAATCGTAACCCACACCAAACCATCCTGCACGGTTATGAACTTACATGGGACTTGAACTCGGTGAGGATCATACTTCGATCTGGGTCCACCCTCATCTTCCCACTCGACAAAATCTTCTACAACCACTAAAACAACCTCGTCGCCTAGTGCAGGCAGAAGCCTGTTTACTGTAACCATCTCTAAGCCCCACTAAAATCGAACCGTCGAATAGGTTCTGGTTTCTTTTCCTTGGGAACGTACCATCTTGAAGTCAATTTGATCTCGGCCTCCACTGGAACTTCGCCTAGTGATACTGATTTTTCCATAATTGATTTCGTAGCACTTGCCACAATAGAAGAATAGCACTTTTTTACAGATAAATCCACTTCGTCATGTACCTGAGCTAGGAATCTAAAGGGTATACCTGTCATCTTGCGCCAATTCCACATATCAACCAGCGATTTATTAACTGCGTCTCCCACTGTTCCCTGCACAGGTGTGTTAAGCGCCTTTCGCATACGCTCACCACCACGCAATGGATACCACCCTAAGAAGTGCTTGCGCCCAGCAATAGTCTGAACCCATAGATTAGAGTACACCAGTGAATCAATCTTGGCATGGTGTTCAGCCATCTCGGGATACTTTTGAAAATAGCCCTGTTTTAATCTCTGTGCTTCTTCAAGCACATAGCCTTCCATAAGAGCGAAACGCCTTGCGGACATCGAATAAATAAATCCGAACGACACGTTTTTTGCTGGTTCTCTCTCGGGTATATCTAATGCGACTCTTAATTCTTCGTGCAAATCTCGTCCAAACTTAAAGGCATCAATCATACTTCGTACATTTGCTAAGAATGCATTTACGCGAAGTTCCATCTGAGAAAAGTCTGATTTCAGCCAATCACTATCTTCATCGTCTGGAATAAAACAGGCACGAATTTTTTTCCCAGCAGCAGACCGTTTGGGTATATTTTGAAGATTCATACCTTCACGTACAGACTTTTTTCCCTTTTTAGTCTTTTTGACTAAAGTGTTACCACCTGAACTTGACCAGCGACCCGTATCTGTGCCAATTGGATTAAACTCGGCGTGAATACGACCGTCTGGACTTTTAGCCGCTAGGGCAATCATCGGCTCGATGTACGTAGTCAGTAATTTTGATTTCTGACGGTATTCCTGAATCTTTCTAGCAACCTCGGCGCCTATGCTACTTCGCTTATTATCTCTGGCCATAAACTTCAAAATGTATGCGCCTGTCGAAGCATATCCAGACTTACCCTTATCGCGCATGTCTGCAAAAGGCGGGGCCATACCGAGTTTATCATACAACAGCGCAGATACCTGTTGTGGCGAGCCTGGATTAAATTTCTTTAGCCCATATTTGTCAGCAAGATCGATTAGCCAATTTAGCGCGCTATCACGATCTCTCTCAAACTCTATCTTTAGCTTTGCGAGTTCCACACGATCTACTTTGATACCTGTAAGGCGCATCTCGGTAGCCACTGCGGCTAATACCGGATAAATTTCAAGATAGAATGACCACATGTTTTGTTGCTTGAGCCGTTCTCTGGCCATCAAATACAATGACAGTGTAAACTCAGCATCCTGAGTGGTGTACTTATGGACCTGTTCTAAGTCATTCCAATCAACATCTTTAAATTCAATGACCTTGATCTTATATTCTTTCTTCGCTCGTGCCTTCAAACCTTTAGGAGACCATTTATAGGGCTCCAACAGATGCCACATAATACGGGCATCGTGATTATTATCATAAATGGGTAGCCCAAGGCTGGGTAAAAACGCCATATCGAACCACGACTTCCACCAAACTACCTGGGCACCACACTCGATCAGTGCCTGTAGACCTGCCGACCAGACCTTGATAGCGACATCGTCCTTGGGGATTGGCATCCACCAAGACGATCCAAGAACGGCTACGGCAACACCAGTTACTTTATCATTAATAGCATCGAGGCCTGTCGTCTCGAAGTCAAGCGCGACAAGACCATGAGTTTTAGCTTGAGCAGTAATTAACTCAAATGGGTTACTCATCGAAGTTGAACTTCCGAATTAGGACTGGCCGTTTAAACGTCTGTTCATCCTTAACCCGTTTTAGTGCATCAAGTAGTTTCGCTTCTGGTATACGCCGCGTACCTGGCTCCATCATCTCGTCAACAAGCCTACCACCTAGATACACTTCTATGTCTGAACTGGCACAGGTTACGATATCGACACAGGATTTCAAGACGATGGGAACCGAAAATTGAAAACGATCCTTAAACGTGCTACCCAGCACAGACGCAACTACAAAATCACTTGAAATTACGCTATTATTTCTGTAGAGTATTCTAATCTTTGCTTCAACATCCTTTGTAACAACAAATATGTACTCACACCAAAATTCCTTGTCCTCGGGGAAACCGATTCGATATACCTGAGTAGATTTTGGGGTCACATGCTGATGCTTACTAGCATACAACATGAATTCGCCGAGTTGATTAGGCATCAAAATTGAACTTTCGTCGATGTATTTTTGGGTCTACTTTGCAGAGCTTTGATTTTTCTGACACAGATTCTTCCTTGAGCATACCAAAAGGACTAAATATATTGAATTTGGGCTGATCAAAATAGCCTACGTCGCCACTTGTGAGGAAATCTATTTCTGGGGATCTTTGATTGGCTGCATTATTGATAGCTTGTGCCTGTTGCTGCTGCAACATCGCTCTTCGCTGTTCTTCCTGTCTAGCAATATCTGTGGCTTGCGCCTGCATTAGCCGTCTGTACTGCTGGTCTAAATCATCAAATATAGCTTTCTTTTTGGCCTCGGTCTTATTATCAGGCCCTGCTACGGCATCATACAACAGATCCTGTTCAACCTCTAAAGCATATTTATTTCCGCGCTGGCTACGCTTAGGCAGTGATGCAAAGATATTATCTACTATCTGTTGTTTTGGCACAATCAGTCCTGCTTAATCTTCCGAAATATAAGAAAATAAGAGTGGTTTTTTCTGGCATGAACCTGTTTTAACATTCTACTGACCCCTGGCTTATTTGAACGTACTAAAACGAACAAATCTTTCGCATAAAAACCCATAATGGCGTAGGCATTAATTATTTCGACATGAGTTAGAAATTGCTTACCGCCACACACCTCATCTTGGCACTTAACAATTAGCAGGCCGTTATTTCTGAGAACCCTATGTGCTTCCTTACCGCCGCTCAAATATAAATCCAGTGTTACCTCGTGCCAGGCTAATGTCGAACCTCGTTTTGGTGCAACTGTACCACCGCCATAAGCGGCTCTGAATTCTGAGTGCGTGCCTTGTCCAGCAGAACTCTTAGCATCACGCGCCATACCACCTAAATAAGGCGGGTCTAAGATGACACAATCAATACTATTAGATTCGTAGGGTAATCGCTTAAAATCAGCGCCTGTTTGAATATCTGTGGCCTTTAGTTGATAAACACCATTTTGCACTAACTTCCAAAATGTTCCTCTGCCATAAGTAACATCTGCTACAATCGAGCCTGCTGGCACGTGCAGCATTAAAATACGTGCAAATAATTCTGCATTAGCACCGACCCTAGCACTGTGTATCAAGTTGGTAGTAGCGACTCCACTAGGTGATTTACGCGCCATGCGGGCTCGCTAGCGCTTCTAGAATATTATTCTTAACATTATCAATGTCACGAAGTAGGCTATCTACATCAGGCCCTCTGACTACTTGCATTAATTTCTTCTCAAACAACCTAGACAGTAGTTCTGCTAGACTCGAATAGAACCACGATCTGCCTCCGAGATTGATCATCCAGGTGTCGCCGCTGGTTGTAATGCCATAGCCGTCGGAAAATTCCAAGAAAACTATGTCCTGTGGACGACCCTTTGTTTTTGGACCTGTGACTGCTGGACTGAATACATTTAACCCAGAGGCTTTTTCTGCTATTTGTTTTTTACTTGTACTAACACAGGCTGTAATTTCCAGTAAACCATCTCGATCAATCGGCTTTTTGACTTTCATATTGAGCACTAATGCTAGCAATTGCGAGATGTCGTCAGTGTATACAGTGCTCGTATTGTGCTGTGCCGACCAAGTTGAGCCCGTCGTATAAACACTCAGGTCTTTTGACAGGCTGAGTATCAACCTATCCTGCGGACGGCCGCGAGACTTTTTAGTAGCTTGCATATAGGCCCTTTCTACAAACATCCCCACTGTTCAGCCATCGCTTTTGCTATACCTACGAATGTTCTGCTTCTTATTCTAGCACGGTCTTTTGCTGGCAAATTAATGGTTTCTACATGCCATACAGGATCTCGTCTACCGTCTGCATAGATATAATATTGAGGTTCTACAATATTAGTCGGTTTTAACAGCGGCAAACCCTTTAGCCACATGCCTGTTTTTTTTGAGTGTGGCTCACCAAACTGGTAAGGTTGTATATATTGATCCGGTTTCCGCCAGACCGTGCTCATTATTCCTACTGGATTTTCGACTGCTATCTTATTACACTCAGCGCTTGCAATAGCTAAAAAGAAATTAATAGCATCTTGCCTTTGCTTCGGTCTATCTGGAAATCTGCTAGCAAATTCTGGCTTCATCCACTTGTTACCTGTTATGCACAAATAAGTACACGGAGGGTGTGCTATAATTAAATCCCACTTGTTATTTAGCAAACTCAAAACATCACACTGCATATGCCATTCTGGATGACCACCGCTACAAGGCACTAGATCACAAGAAAAAGCTTCGTGACCTAGTGCTCGAAATTCAGATGTTACTACCTGAGATTCTTCACAAGCAACAAGTACTCTCATATCAACCTAAACACCTTCAAGGCAACCAGAATACCTACGGCTGCGGCTAGAAAACTGGTTATAGTACGAATCAATTCGAGCTTATGGTTGTGCTTATCGACCCAAAGCTCCAACCAATCTCGCTTGCCAAAATCATCACCAGAGATCGACATATTGGGCCTCTTGTGGCACTTCTTGAACAAGTTCTACTTCGGCCACAGCTTGCTTAACTTCAATTTCAGCCCTGGAAAAATAATCCACAATGAACCTATGGCAATCTTCGTTTGTTTTGCATTTATTGGCAAAATCGATCATAGCCTGGAAGCGGGATAGGTCCAAAGCTTTTTTCTTGGCTAACTCAGCTTCATTAATCTCAAACTCGCGCTTGATCACCTTTGTACAGCCTGTACGACGCTCGGTCAAGCATTCAATTACCTTGCATCCCGCAAGTGTCTTCAGGTGCTTATCTATAGTAGGCGGACTAAACCCTACATGCTCAGCTAAGGCTTCCGCGTGGATACCTATGTACCCGTTTTCATTAATGACTCCCCAGTCACGGAGCCAGTCAAATACTTTGTATATATTCTGTAATGCCTTGTCTCCACCTGGAATACCAGCCGTGTGAGCATCTTTCAAGATTTTTATCTGTTTGGGCTGTGGTGGCTCTTTCCAGCACTGAATTAGATCATACCTACGTAGTATAGCACGACAGGTGCTCACTGTCAAGGCTTTAAATTTATTTCCAAATGTTGCTTGTGAAACTTCTTCAGCAGTATCTCGAATAATAACATCCTTGTGTTTGTTGTAATGTTCGAACACGGCTTTAAGTTGCTTTACACTCGGATTACTGGTGTCAATGAGCCACATAGGGGTTTTCAGATAGTCAGGTGAAAGGCACAACATACACAGAGAAGGCTGTCCGTCTCTTCCTGAACGGCCCGCTTCCTGCGTAAATCCTTCAAACGTCGATGGTAACGATGAATGGATCACATACCGAACATCTGGATAGTTAACTCCCAAACCAAATGCATTGGTAGCTACCATGGTAGTGATCAAGCCAGTTTCAAACTTATTCTGATTTTCTTCTCGCAACTTCTGTGGCATCTGACCGTGATAAATACCAGCATAGACACCAGATATATGCTTTATATTATCATAGATTTCAATGACTTTATTGACTGTATCAGCATAGATTATGCCTCGCCCCTTTGGAGCCCTCTGCATGTAATCGATAATATTTTTATGTGAATTGCCACGTTGGATCACATAATTTAGATTTGGTCGATCCGGGGACAATACAAAAGTGGCTTTAAACTTTATGGCAAGCGATCTCTCGATGTCCTTGATCGTAAGAGCATTAGCAGTTGCTGTCGTTGCAACAACAACCTTAGGCTTAATCTTCCTAATTGCCTCGCCAATTCGCGAATAAGCTGGACGGAAATCATCTTGCCATTCAGACATTACGTGGATTTCGTCCAGGAACAAAATGGCGATAGGCAAACTTTGAATAAGGCCAATAAAGTCTGGCTTGGCTAATCGCTCAGGAGCGCAGTAAATAAACTTGTACTTGCCTTGGCGTACTCGATCTTGAATGATTTGCTGCTGCTTAGTGCCTAGAGAAGAATTTAGACAACAGGCGCCAATTCCAAGTTTATTCAGCCCATCTACCTGGTCCTTCATCAACGCAATCAGGGGAGAAAGTACCAAGGTAACGCCATAACACATAGTACCTGGTAGTTGAGCTATTAAAGACTTGCCGTAACCAGTAGGCATTACTGCAAGGGTGTCTTTACCGTCGAGTACAGCCTGAATAGCGCTTTGCTGCTCCTGCTTAAGCTCTTTGATCTTGAATCTTATGAGCGCTTGATCTAGGGTCAAAACGCTGTAACAATCTATTTCTGGCTCATTAAATTCGATCATCTGTATCCTCGGACAGGATTATGTCGCTCAGAAAACTAGCTATACGATTTGATCCAGCAATCATTTCAATATTTTGTCCAAAATCAATTACGTCCAAGGCTTCCTGTGTAAACTTCAAAACTCTATGCTTACCTTGGCCCAGAGAAATTCTGTCTTTAACACATATACCTAGCTGTTCCACTAACTGAACAAACTCTTTCTCCAGTCTGAATTGATTAGTCCATCGCTTGGAAGCTGCTAAGTCTGTGAGGACTTGAAACTGAAAAGCAACTTCGTAGGCGCCGTTAAACCTACGGTAGAAAAAAGCATACTGTTCAGCCTTATACCAAGTATCATCTTCCCATGGGGCTTCCTTTGCTAACTGAAATAAGCTCGTCCTAAAATTGCGACCGTCGGATGTGTGAGGTATTGACTGATTGAAGGCCGATCTGAACATCACTAGAATGTCTTCTTTAGCACGTGTAGGCAATTCTTTGGGATCAATCTCTGTCAATGTAGGTAGTTGATCATATATTGCTGTAAAAACAGACGGAGCGGCCTTTTGATACAAACTTATAGCCTGTGAATGATCACACTTAGACTCTCTGCCATCCTTGGTGAATGTTCTACTTTCACGAGACTTATCACGGATAGCATCGTAGATTAAATCATCTCCTTGACGTGTTGATTCAGTAAGTTCGACTACCCGTCGCTGAGCCAATGAGTAAAAGCCGCGTTCACCCACGTCGCGATACAACGGTAAAAATTTTTCTTCTGCCCACTCTCTAATAATACCGGAAATAGGCGCGGGGGGCGGTTCAATACCTACAAACTGACAAAACTCACGATAACGAGGGTTACTTTCCTGGCCTTCTCGATTTTCGTTAGAATATTTTACTGCCATCCATACCTTGAATAAATGAACTGAGCGCTTGTTCTCAGTTTCGTGAAAATCCTGAGCAAACATGCCATCACGATAAATAACCAGCGACGGATCACCCTCTTTGCCATCTTTATGAAACGGGCAGGGGACTTTGTAATATGCTGTATACTCAACTGTAGTGTCTGGATTAAACAATGAAAGCATCTTATCGACTACTTCACCCGTTTTAGCATTATCACGTAAGGCGCCCTCTGGTATTTTATAATCTTGCAACCAACTCCAAAGCCTATTGCTAGGGCCGTTTCCAAAAATGCCAATCAAAAAGGCTTTCTTAGGCTCGCGAGCAGAACCGTCATCATTCCACTTCTGATTGATTGTATTAGGCAACCGAAACATTCTGGCTGAATCCCAGGCTGTCGGATCGACAACCTCATAGCCTACTTGATTTTTAACTAGTATAGCCTCTATTTCTCTGCACTTGGACTTATAGGCATAGCGTAAGGTATTAAACAGACTCGGGTCAGAAAAAATAGAAACCCTAAAAAGCATCTGAATACCGTTGCCAGTCCACACGTAAATTCGCTGGCCATCCGTAGGCATGACTTCTTCAATAAATGACATAAAATTATCCAGGCCCCAAATACCTATGTCAACTTTATCAATATCGAATGCAATCCACTCCTGGAAGGCAAAATCTTCCCCACTGGTTTTACCTTTGCGCCCACGGGATTCAAAAAAGGAACTGCGGACAGATGCTATAGAATAAAACCTATTTTCTTTACCCACCCATGTTCCATCCTGCATAGTGAACAAATCAACTAATGATTTTTCAGGCATCGATCCTTTACAAGTTACGCTCAGCTTACGTTTGCCAACTGCGGGCGCTCGACCATAGGGGGCCATCTCAAACAGTGCATGCCTCAGGCCTGTTCCTAAATTAGTATCCTGTCGTTCCATTTAGCCTTCTTTTCTGTATTTGTGATTTGCCTATATAAGAGTAATCCCCTATATAAACAATTAATATTCTGTATTAATAGTATTAATGCGATTCATTTATCGTATACATTAATTCCCTATAAGGGATTGATATATAGGGAAGTTTTACTAATATAGGTAAATAGGTATATATGTAGGAGTTGTGTCAGAAATCGAGGTTTTGACGTGGCCATATAAAAAGAATTAATAAGACTATTTGTTCGCTGTTCTATTAATTGGTTATTAATTGGTTTATTAATCAATTTTGGTCTATTTTCACCTGAGGTGGTCCGTGATCCATTAATTCCACATACCGGACCACCTGATAGTTTGTTAGCTATGTGCATATTAATTCATTCCTTTGGACCACCACTTATTAATTCAAAATCACTGGCCACGTACATGCTATACAAAACACGTACGTGGCCAGGTTCGTTACTTACAGTCTTACCACAACTTCTTAGCAGATGCCGTGACAGGCACAGCAGAAGCCGCTACAGCACTTTGTACAGGCGCGGCCTGAGGGGTCGTAGGTAAGCTTCCGCCATTTGCTGATAGGACTTCTAGGTATTTTTCATAGGGGTAAATGTTCTTATCCTGGTTGCAAGAAATAGGGTTACCTGTAGACTTGGATGTATAACTGCCAGGAGCGACGTCTGCAATACCCCTACGTCCCTTCCAATCAGCCGAGTCAACATTCTGCCCAGATACGTTGATACCTACCAAGAATCGCTTTACCAAGCCAGCAATGTTGGCTTCATCCGAGATGCGCTTCCTTAGAGTGGCAGGCGCTCCAACGAGCGGGGCTGCCTTTTTGGTAGCTGTGTCTACTTTGTGGGTGAATGTTAGTTCGGCATGAATTAGTGGTTCACCATCTTTGGTAAAGTTGGAATCGTCTACAGATGTAACTTCGAAAATATAGACACCCTGTTCTAACACTCTCCATTGCTGCTGATCTGGAACTGCGTCGAAATTTGTTTTCAATTTTGCCATTTCGGTTACCTTTCCTTCTCTGATAGATTTGTCTGTACAAACTAGTCTGTCATTTCTGATGCAATAAATTTCTCCATCCCAAGGGACACGATGAATGCATAAAGGGTTATTAGCTGTGCGCTCACGAATACCTGCCGGGCATTCGCCACACGGACCTGCTACAGGGCCAAGTCGTTTTCTAGTTAGTGGGTTTGACATTTAGATAATTTGAGGAATGACATCTTCGGCAAGAGCATAGTATTCTACAATATGCGTCATGTTACAAGCAAGGGTTTCAGCCACGTGCATTTCTAATAATATTTTTTCAGCCACAAGATTTTTTATGGCTAATGCTATATTTTCACACGGATCTTTTCGTGTGATTTTCCTAAGGTTATCTCCAGATAATACCTGTCCTTTCAGTTCATTTAATATTCGAGTTCTGATAGGTGGTAATCCAAGTCTATATGTATATTCCTTACGAAATTCAGCTAATTGCATAATTTCCTCTACTAGGCAGTTGTTGGAGCCAGCATGCTGTTTTCAACCAGCCCTTGGTAGGTAATCCATTCAGATTCTGTCATTTGGTCCAAAGGCTTCCCTAATGCTGTACCCGTGGCTTGCGCAGATAGTTTCTTCAGAGTATCCATGATCACGCCTTTTGCAAATTTATCTTGCGTCCACAGCACACGGTCGCTGACCGCTCTAGCTACTGGCACAGGAACGACCGCCTGTTCTGCTGGCACCTCTTGTACCAGATTATTTATAACTGTGGTCAGGTGACCAAGTGTTTCAGTCAACTGCTCGACTGTCAGCTTGGTAACATCGTCAGTAGAATAGTGGCTTGTTAGAGATTCTCTGAGTGCCGCCTTGTCCTCGATTTTGGCTGCTAATTCCCAAAAGCTAGTTTCTAATGCCTCTCGTGAACTATCAGTCGGCGCAGTCTCAGGCTGTGTATAAGCGCCAATACCCTGTTCAATATCTTCAGTAGTCACGAAGTCAAGAGTACCAACATTTGCGTTTTTAAGTAAGTTGGCAACTAAGGCAGTTTGGTCATCTGATGATAATGTTTGAAGTTTGGCCAGTGCTTCTTTACGCTTTTTTGTATTGCGGATTTTTTTAGCATCATTATCCGCGTCCTTAGTTGATAAATTTTCACTCGTTCCAACAGTAGACACTACTGTTGAATCCTTCTCAGTGATGTCTGTGACAACAATATCTTCGTTGCCAATATTGTCGTCACCGTTGATAATTATTAAATCGGGATAAGCATTTTCTAGCGCCCGACGAATGGAGTGAGTTTCAGCCGTTTCTAATACCTTGTCTCGAATTTTGTCACTGTTGGACTCATTCAAACCAGCGCCTTTGGCCATAGGACCGTAAATAGCCCCCGTGACCGTTTTAGACTCTGATTTGGCATATCCAGTTCGAATGTGCCCTTCCTGAGTTTCAACAGTAGTTTTGACCACCCAACGGTTTAAGCTCATATCACAGAATTGTTCCACGAGTTCTGTGACGATTCGCTTTGCCCCGCGCTTCTGTGCTTTGGATATATATCCCTTCTTGGTAACATAGAATCGATTATACATGATTCCACATTCGCCTTCTTCAGGCTTCAAGTCCATGCTTTGAGCAATCTTGTAAGCTTCACTGCCGGGTTTAATGGGTACTAGGTCGTAAGCCATTTATTGTCCCTTCACTAGTTGGATCTCGTGTGGGTAGAAAAATTCATAGTTAGTTGTGGGTGTTTTTCGTTTGCTAGATCGAATTTTAGCACCAGGAATGCTGACATTAAAAACACCGTCTACATAGATTGTTCGATTCTTCCAGTAATTTTGTAGGTGTGGCTTTACTTTTTTGGTGAGTCTTACCTTGCTACCCGGTTCAAGACGTAGTAGTTCTCGTGTTCTCATGAATTAGTCCTTTATTAGTGAGATTTCACGCGGGAAGCAAAAGCAATAGCTTGTGCTATTGCACACTTGCTTGCTTGTTCTTAAACAAGCTCCACCAGGGCCTGTTACATGCACATATAAGTCTCTGTTAGCCCAAAATTTCAAATAAGGCACGGTCATTAGTTTTTTGCCAGTGAGTCTGACTTTTGTACCCGGCTTTAGTCGATGCGTATCGCGTGTTCTCATAGCTTAGTCCTTTACCAGGGAGATTTCTTTTGCACGTAAATATACATACTTAGTAGTGTTTCTTACACGTTTACTAGATCGAAAACATTCCCAGTTTGAACCACCTAGGCCGTGTGGATATACAGTTTTTCCGTTCCACGACAAATCCCTAATAATTCCTAGCCAGGGTAGCAGTTTGACTTTTAGTTTTGTTCCGTGCTTTAGTCGATGCATATCGCGTGCTCTCACGGACTATTTCTCCACTAGTGATATTTCTTTTGCACTGAAAGGTTCAATCCTTATAGACGCAGTTAATTTTTTATTCAATCTTAAATCAAACCAGCCAGGTACATTGCCAATCCACGATTGTTGCTGTTTGTGGAAGTAGACAGGTCTCTTAGTCCAAATCCTTAAGTAAGGTGCATCCTCCAGGCATCTTTTGGTTAATGTGACTTTAACTTTTGTGCCAGGCTCCAGTTTTTTCAGATCGCGTGTTCTCATAGATTAGTCCTTTACCAGGGAGAGTTCCTTTGGATAGAAATGTTCATAAATGGTACTACCCGTAACTTTCTTGCTGGATCTAGTCTTGAATGTAGTCCAGCCAGAGTATGCTAGAGCATTAGCAGCCAAATAAACGATTTTGTTATGCCAGTCACCAAGTCCAGCATCAGGCTCGGCTTTTGATAACTTCACTCGAAGTTTTGTTCCTAGCTTCAACTTATACAGATCGCGCAGCCTCATTTTTCACCTCACCAGAGTTCAGACATTTTACTATTGTTCCCTGAGATAATTTCTACTTGTACTGCTAATCCCTCCGCTTCTGTAGGTGCATGACAATGATTCCACAAATCACACTTTTTTCCAAAATCAAAGCAGTGACTGAAATCGCGTGGCCAAATGCTAGTTTGGTGATTCCAGTAGATATTCTGAAAGTATTCTTTAATCATAGATTCAACGAGAGGCATATCGGCAGGATTGTGAGGTAACACTGGAGTACGGTCGAACTTAGGCGTTTTATTCAGAATGAAGAAATCATACATCGTACCTCGCGGCGGGCGGCCGTGTATCTGTTCAAATGCCCAGCTATATAGCCTGGTTTGAAAGGAGGTTTGGTAGTCTTCAATATCTTTCTTGCTCAGCGATTTACCCGCCGTTTTGTAATCCACAATTACATCATCCTGTGTTACCAAGTCGATTTTGAGCGCAATAACATCCAAGCCATCAACTTTGACTCGTTCATACTTTTCAACATAGGGTTCACCCCACTGTAGTAGTGGGACGTGTGGCTCACAGGAGATGAAGTAGCTTTGCAGCGCCCAAGTAGCATAATCAACCCATACTTTTAGATCATTGCGCGGTGCCCTATCTGCCCATGTGCATGTCTTGAAATTATCCTCATTTTTGTCGATGTAGTCAGCGAATGCCTTGATAGGATCTTCGCCTTTGGCACCAGCCTCCATAGCTTTGTGAATAGAGTCTCCGCAAAGCATGTAAGCGTGCTTCTTTTCAGCAATTTTGTCCACGTGGCGCAGTTTGTAACGCTTGGGACAACCGTAGACGTCAATTTTCGATACTGAGAGATCCATTAACTGTTTCTTTCGCTATTGAATAGTGTATTTATATCAGTAATGAGACCACCCACAGTCATTATTATAAAAAATACCCAGGCCACGAGCCAATTATCTGGTCCACTTTGTGGTATGAGTATGCATCCAAGAATGACACCCAGCATGCTTCTTGGGAGCAAAAGCCACCAAAAGAATCCAAGTATAAAAATCATAATCGAGCCTAGTATATTTGCAATTTTATCCATGTGTCTCCATTTGGGTCAAAATGCTCGTCTCTCCGAGTCGTCAAGTCTAGTTCCACAGGTGGCTTTCCCTCACCAAAGTTCAATTTTCAGCCTAAGAAATTTCCCCTCGATCCCGCTGTTTTCTAGCCTATTGGCGTCGTCTAATCCATAGGCTACTAAGCAAGACGGAGCACCACTGTTTGTTTCCCCGCGCATACCGTTGTTATGATAGAAGTACAGCCTGTTATATATAAATAATATGGCAGTAGCTTTGTCCCATATCCACTGTTGAAACATTTTTGTTTCTGTTCGTGCAAAGATTAGGCACGTCCCGTGATTATGATCAGATAGTTTTTGTAGCCAGGTGCCTGTGTTCGTTCCGTAGGGCGGATTCATCCACACTCGGCCTAACCACGGTAAATTTAAGCCATCTTGGTCTGGTAATGAGTAATGATTTAGCATGCCTACCGGGTTAAGACCCCTACCCACCGTATCTAGTGTCATCCCACTTCACCTAAAGTCGGGTGAGTCCAAGTGCCCTTATACAGACCATCGTAACTCGGCCCTTCGACCTGCATCCCTATGCCTAGCACTGAGTTAAACGCCGACATCGGATAAAAACGTCGATTGAACCGGAACACAAACTCATTGAGGTAGGCTGGAAGGTGCTTTGGACTCACTCCGTGAAATGTCCCAAGTAGCCAGGCTTTCAGGTTCGAGAATACGATGTGAATCATGGGCAAATACTTGTCCAGCTTCACCGGATCGCCATCCATAGTGATTTGACGGTGCTTGTAGCCCATTTCTGTCAGGTGGTCATAACCCTGGCTCCCGTCGGTCGTTATTTTGGTGCCAGGTAATATGTTCTCAAGAACGAACTGATCCAAGACTTCCTGCCAAGCCGCCGGAACGACCTGGAGCCGCACACGCCCCGCATAGGTGTCACCGTTGCTATCGGCACGTATTTCAACAGCGCCCACTACGGTGACGCCTTCGTGCCGTCCCTTACCCTTGCGCACACGTCCACCGATAAAGGTTTCGTCTATCTGAACTGACCATTCGCCGCCGATCATTTCACGGTCAGGACGAACCATAGCGGCCCGCAACTTCTGAAGCATCATGTATGCGGTTTCATGGCACTTAATTCCAAGCTGTCTGGCGAATTGCACCGCTGACATACCCGGAGTCTCCGATGTAACTAAGTACGCGCCCCAGAACCACTTGAGAAGGGAAACCTTCGTGCGATGCATGATCGTTCCAGCGGTCAAAGATACGTCTTTATGACATGAAGGGCACCTAAGCAAAGTAGGACGTTTATCCATGTACCAAGGGTCTCCTGTGAAGCCACAGAATGGACACGTAAAGCCTTCGGGCCAACGGAGTTGAAACAGATAGTCAAGACATGCAGAATCATCAGGAAACATGCCTTGAAACTCAAGAATTGAAGAAGGATAAATCGGAGATTTAGTCATTTTTACTCGGAGGAATAAACAAGGAGCCTATAACTGCGGTCATTAATACGCCAATAACCTCTTTTGATAGAACATTCGCAGTAGCAAATACATAAAGCACGGCCAAGGACGCACCGGCTAATGCGAATCGACCCAACATGAACGACAGTGTGATTCTGTACCACTTGGTGGTCTTATCCTTATCGTGGTCTAGTTGTCTTGTTGTTTTGTCTCTGTCATGTTCTAGCCGAGCATTTTCTACCGACTTTGTGTGATCTAGTCTCTCTTTTTCGAGCGCCAAGCGTTCTCCTGCACGTTCATTCCACGCATGTGTCATATCACCGGCAATTTTCTCGGCCGTGACCAAAAAGTCTTTATTAGTAAACACAGTTAAAGCCACTTCGGGCCAGTCTACTTTGTCGGATTGCTGCGGTTCCGATACCGCCTGCGGAGCAGGCAAATGAGTATTTTGACCCTTGTTTTCCATGGCGCACTCGTCCTCCTAAAAATGGTAGGAAGGACATACTACCCATAGTAGTAAGGGGCGTCAACCCGGTAGGCATGTGATTTAGTGCTGTAGACCACGGTCTCGGCTCCGCACAAGCACATGGGTCTAGATCAAATGTCCCCAGTTTTTTGATCAAGTCTGGTGGCGTTAACCACTCGTTTTTTAGTCCATTGGATGCTCTGGAGTGTCCACCCATGCCCGCAATAGCATTTGAAGGTTTGATCCAGTCTTTAGGCACTAGTATTTACACCGAGTTGCACTAAATATTCACGTATGCGTTTCAAATCATCTACAATATCAATTTTCACAGTCGGCACTCTTAAAGCGTGACCTGGATGGTAGGTACTTGTATAGTTAACTTGGTGTTTAGTCAGTAAGTCTCCTCGACACTTTGCAAAAGTGCAGTCTGTAAAAATAGAATTGAACGCTAGTTCGCCGAGAATAATTACTAGCCTTGGTTTAATGGACTCGATCTGCTGATAGAAATAAGGTAAGCATGCACCAATTTCTTTTTTCTTCGGTTTACGGTCCTTAGGAGCCCGGCATTTGACTGCCTGAGTAATAAATACATCTTCAGAGCACAGTCCCAGGAAGTCTAAGTAACTGTCAAACAGGGCACCTTGGTCGCCTGACATAGGGACACCTGAGTTGTCGTCAGCAGGCTTCGGTGCATCAGAAACAAAAAACACTTTAGCATTTTGTGGTCCACAGCCTGGCACATAATTTTTCTTCGAATTACATAGTGAGCATTTGGCACATAGTCTGATTTTTTGATCGATGTCAGCTAGGAGCATTGATATTATTCTTTGCTGATTTTCGTATATGCGTATCCTTATCAGTGCTCAGTGCAGCCAGTACCTTCGCAGGCGTGTTAGGATTCCCTGCAACCTGGTACCGCACGCTAACATCCTGATCAGTGCTCAGTACAGCCAGTACCTTCGCAGGCGTGTTAGGATTCCCTGCAACCTGGTACCGCACGCTAACATTCTGATCAGCGCTCAGCGCAGCCAGCGTCTCACTAGGCGTGTTAGGATTCCGTGCAACCCAGTACCGCACAAGGTCATTCTGATCAGCGCTCAGCGCAGCCAGCGTCTCACTAGGCGTGTTAGGATTCCGTGCAACCCAGTACCGCACAAGGTCATTCTGATCAGCGCTCAGCGCAGCCAGCGTCTCACTAGGCGTGTTAGGATTCTTTGCAACACCCCGTCGCACACCAGCATTCTGATCAGCGCTCAGCGCAGCCAGCGTCTCACTAGGCGTGTTAGGATTCCGTGCAACCCAGTACCGCACAAGGTCATTCTGATCAGCGCTCAGCGCAGCCAGCGTC